TAAGTTGTTTTAGAATATATATTATTAAATAACTTAAATAGGTAAAATTAATTATGAATTAATCTCTCAATTTCTCTCGTTGATTTCGTTTTTCTATTCTTATATGAAATCCTTGAAATATAGAAATGATTATACACTTTTCAACATACTGATATGAGAATTAAAAAAAGAATAAACGAGAGATTTTGAGAGAAAATATAAAATAAATACATTTAAAGATGTATTTACAATTATAATATGCGCGAAAGTGATTACTTATTTAATGGCGAAGTAGGACAATATTTAGGTGTTATCCATATTTCGGCATTTATAGGACTTTATTTTTTATCACAAGTTAAGTATTTGACAGTTATTTATTATTTTTTTATTTTTTTATTTTCTTCCTTTGCGGTGAATGTAGGTTACCATAGACTTTATTCACATAAATCCTATAAATCATCATTATTATTAGATTTATTTTATATGTTTTTTGGTACAGCATCTACACAAATATCCGCTATTTGGTGGGCAAGACATCATAGAACACATCATCGTAATGAAGAACAAGAAGGCGATCCATATAATATTAAAAAAGGATTTTTCCACGCCCATATTGGATGGTTAATTAAAAGCAACTCTAAAAAAGAAAAGGAGGAAATCATGAAAACAGACGTATCTGATTTGGAAAAGAATATTATTTTAAAATTCCAACAAGATAATATTGGTATATTATGGTTTATTGTAAATTTTGGTATTTCTATTGTACCTCTATTATGGGGTGAAACAATAAGTAATTCAATAGTAAGCAATCTAATTCGAATCATATTTAATTTGCACTCTACTTTTTCTATTAATTCTTTTGCACATAGTCGCAATTTATTTGGAACAAGTACACTTTATAATCCAAATCTAAATACAGTTGATAGTTTATTGGTATCCATTTTAACTATGGGTGATGGAAGTCATAATTATCATCATAATTTTCCAAAAGATTATAGATCATCAAATAAATTTGATTTTTCCCCTAGTACATGGTTTGTATATTTAATGAAATATTTGGGTCTCACAAAAAATCATTATGTTAAAGGTGATAAAGATATTCCTTATGACGAGAGATTTAATCTTGATTATTATCAAATAGAAAAATAATTTATTTTTATAATATTGTAAATAAATTATTTAATGGGTATTACAACTCATACCACCCTTTCTCTTTCTTCCCTTTGAAGATTTTTTACCTTTTTTTGCCTTACCACTAGATCTCTTAGCAGTAGAAGCCTTCTTGGCAGTTGAAGATTTTTTACCTTTTTTTGCCTTGCCACTAGATCTCTTGGCAGTAGAAGCCTTCTTGGCAGTAGAAGCCTTCTTAGATCTTGAACTTTTTTTAGCGACTTTCTTAGTAGAAGATGAACTTCCAAACAACTTACTAAATCCGAACATTATAAAATAAACGAAGAAAATATTATTTGAAACTATATTTTTTTAATAAATGCAAAAAATTAAATGGGTTTGGTGATTGTTCATAATTTACATCATTATAATATTTATCTCTAATCCTTCTTTTCTTTTTATCATCAACTATTTTTATAGGAACATATTCACTTTTATTATCTATAAAATCCTCTCCTAAAATAATATCTTCTATACTTCCTACACTAGATAAACTAGTTGAACGTACTTTAATATTATCCTTGCTATTTTTCCTTTTTTTAAATAAAATTCCTTACTATTTTTCCTGTTATTATTCATATATTGATTATATTTATATATTTATATTTTATTTACATCAAATTGTGTTGCAATTTTATTTAATAATTCTAACATATGTAGTTGATTTTTTTCTAAATCATTAATACGCTGTTCCAAATTAAATTCATTAGATTGCTCAAGAATTGGTATTTTTTTTAATTTTGAAAAAATATTACTAGAGTCATTATTTGTTTCTTCTATTTTAAAACTAACCTGTTTTTTTTCTTTATTATCATTTATAATAACATTAGATGGTTCATCATTTAAATTATCAGGTGTAGTAGGTATTTCTTTTTTTATATTTCCATTATTAATCCATTTTTCGGCTTCATTTTGGTCATAATTAGGAATTTCTAATTCCCTTTCTCTCGATGCCATCATTTCAGCAATTAATCTGTCCATTTCTCCTCCAATAGGCTTATCATTTTTGTCGTCAGAAAAATCAGGAGAATCAGGAATAGTAGGATTTAATAAATTATTCATTTCCTTTTGTGAATTCTCAAAACGTAAATTAAGTTCATTTTGCTTAGTATTTTTAATATCTTCGGCTTTATATACAACCTTAATTTTAGGAGTATTATTTTTTTCTCTCGATATATTCTTATTTAATTCCTGAATAGCCATTTTATTTTTTTCAATCAAAGACTTGTTTTCAATCTTATCTATAGCAATTATAGTATTTTCAAAAACGGTTTTAATAGTATTAAATTTATTATCAGGAATACCATGAAAAATATTATTTTCGTCGAGTAATGACCATAACATACCTTTATTTTCAGGAGTATTAATACTCATTTATAATTTTATATAAATAAGTATTTAAACTTCATTATAATTAAAATATTTTTGTCTTAATTTGAATACTTCTTCATCTTTAATTCTATTTTTAAGAAAGTATTCAGGTTGTTTATCATGTAACATACCAATAATAAAATAAAGACAATACATACCACATTCAGATTCGGTTTTTTGATGTTCTAATGTATTCTTATAAACTTCAAAGTCAATATTTAAGTTACGTCCTTGATTTTTAATTCTATCAATAAGAGTATTGACCTCTTTTGGTGCAGGATCACCATTACTATCAAAATAAATAATAAAACGTTTTTTGATATTTATAAATAAGGAAATCCAGTGCTCTCCTTCTTCATTATGAGGATCAGTATTTAAAATAATACCAATTTTATTTTTTCCCATTTTAATTTCATTTGCCAAATTAAATTTGCATAATTCTTCCCAAACACATTCACCAAAAAATTTATGACTATCAAAGTCGATAGGCGATGGTCCCAAAAAAACAAAACATTTATAATATTTTTCATATTGTTTCATAACTGATTCAATTTCTAAACTACTTAACCATTCATCCGGATTATTTTTCCATACACTAGGCATTTTAGGTGCAAACGTATAATTTAATAGTTCTTTATCTAAATTTCCATTCATAAAATTTTTGCGTAGCCAACAAGATTCTCTATCACATGAATTACCCATTTTAATTTTTAATTCATCCCATATTTCTTTAGGTTCATGACCTTTTATTTTATCTCTAGGATGCCTAATATTCCATAATGATTTCATCTTTAATAATGTATTATCAGTATAACATGTAAAAGGTTGTTTAGAATCAGGGTTAGGTGCACAGTTTAATTTCTTATATTTATTACTTCTTCTAGATTTATTTTTACTGGATTTTCTAGATTTTGTTTTCTTCATAAATATTATTTATATTTTTCTTTTTTTTAATACCCTTGTTTTTTAATTTATCATTCTTTAAATCATATTCTTGTTTCTTTGGAATAATTTCCTTTTTTTGAACATTTGTAGAAATCTTCTTTACATAATTATCAAGTGTAACTTTTTTTGTAGGTTTTTCTTTAAACATTAAATAATCATTTTTATCGGTGTCATTTGGAACATGATCTGTTAGTTTACAATCATTAAATGATAAATCTGAATAATTATCTTGTATAATATCTTTTTTATCTATAAATTTTAAATAACTAATACAATTAGCAATATATATATCAAATGCATTTGTAATATTTGTATCTTTAATTTCTCTCTTATACAAACGTTTCGTTAAATCAATAATCCTTTTTTTATAAAATTTTTTATCTTCTAAATAGGATACTTCTTTAAAGTTGTGTTTTTTATTAAGAGTATCAAGTTGAGTTTTACTAACAAAATATTCTAACGTAATTTTATCAATATCATTCATATTATAATTAATAATTTATTTTAATTATAATAATTTAATGTATTTATGCTTTAATAAACTTGGTCTTACCATTTGGTTGTTTTACTAAATCACCTACTTTGATTAATGCAGCACTATCTTCAGATTCCTTAGCCAAATTAAAACTATCCAAATCATAAACCTCACCTGTAGATGGATTATATGCAAATATAGTAGGTTTGCCATTAATAGGAATTTTAACTTCTTTGGCTTCCCATTCAACAACACGCTTCTTTTGAGCTAAATCTACATTTAACTCTTCCGCTTCTATTGAAGGTTTAAAAGCAAAAACATACGGAGAAACTTTACCAAAACCAAAACATTTGATTTGTTCTTTTGAATTAGGATCTTTATATAATGAACAATCAATAGAAGCAGATTTTACACTTTCCAATAATCCATTATTAATATCCTCTTTTATTGTTGCTATTTCAAATAAAGCTTGATCACTAGTAAATGGAGTAGTTTTATCTCTCTTGCTTCGGTCTTTTAATCGCAATTGAATAGCCCGATCACCTGTAATTTGTGAAGGATCAAATTTCATTAAATATATAAATACAGATACAGTTCTATATTCGGGAGGCAAGTTTTGATGACTACATATTCTTCTAGCTCTTCCAATAACTTGTTCAATTCTTACAGGATGCCAATAGGGTTCAACAATATGAACATAACGAGTATTTTTAAGTGAAATACCCTCAGCCCCGGATGCAGAAATCATTAATAATTTAATAATATTTCCATAAAAATTATTGGATGATATAATCCTCAATTTAGATACAATTGTTTCAGGAACATAATCCCAATCACTATTATAAATATTTCTTATAATTTCCTTTTCATCTGCTTCTTCAGTACCTGTATATAAAGCAAATGTAGGCTTGCCCATATTTTCTTCACTAATATCCAAATCCCATTCACCGGTTTCATTTTTCTTAATTTTAAATTGTGTAAATCCATTTGCTTCAAAAACCAATTTTAAAATACCAATACCTTCCAAAGTTCTAAATTGACTATATATTAAATGTAAACCTTCAAAAGTCTTGTCTTGAACATTTTCCAATATATTTAAAAATTTAGGACTATAAATCTCTAATTGATCTGTATTTAAATATTTTTCTTTATTTTCATCCAAAAAATCATATGCAGTTTTTAATCTAACAGAATAATCTTTATCAGATACTTTTGCAGCATCTGATTCAATAACATCAAGATCATCAGCTCCATATAATCCATCAGGATTATTAATTCTTTCTTCAGCAGTAATATCATCTAATATATCTTCATCAGCTTTTTTGGTTATAGCACTCTCAATATCTTCACCATCTTTTGGCATAGGTCTAGGAAAATCAGGAGGAAATACATAATTACAAAAAGCTCTTGAAAAAATTCTATAAGTAGAAACAGAATCAGTAAATAAATCTCCCAATCTAGCCCTTTTTTTAGCTTGACTTTCTTCTAGTTTTCTTTCAGCAGCTCTTGCTTTTTCATATACACCAAATTGATAATCACTCATGGGAATTTCCATTATTTTCAAATCAACATCTTTATTATAAGAAGGCATCAATTGTTCTTGTGCACTTCTAAAATATGATGTTAATCCTAATATACGACGTTTAAACAAATTCTCATTTTTTAAACTACCAGTTTCAGGATTTAAAAATAGATTTTGAAAAGTAGTTAAATTATCAGGTAATGCCTTATAATTATCGATTTTAATACCTGATGTAAAAATAGAAATATCATTTTTATCTAATCGAGATGCAATAATACGTTCAAATTCTTCATCTGTTAATTCACCTCTTTTTCCTGCTTTGAAATTCGTAACACCTTTATATGTGCCATCTTTTTCAACATTAATAAATCCAAATGGGTTACGTGTAACAGTAAGCATTTTAGTCGAAGGTTTATATTCCAAATAATCTAATATATTCAAGTCTTTAAATATATCTTTCATTTCTTCCTTACCAATTTTGCGAGACGTTTTAATATTTAAAGGTATATTCCAAGTTTTAATATATCCTCTTAAAATATTAAACAAAATGGCAATTTCATTAGGATAATTAATAATAGGAGTACCTGATAAAAATATAATTCGCGCATTTTTTGCAGATAATAAATATTCATATAGTCTCATGGATAATGATTCAGGTCTTTGTAATTTATTTACAATTCTACTAACAAAATTATGTGCTTCATCAATAACAATAACTTTATCATCAAATGGATTAATAGAATAATCTAAAGTTAAAGTTCTTAAATGTCGATTTTGCAAACCATTATAATTAATAAATTGATATTTAACTGATATCATTTCGTTTAATTGTAAATCGAGTTTTTTCTTTTGTTCAGCAGTTAATTGATCAAAATTGGATTTTTCTTTAACATTAACTAACCATGCACCACCATGTTTAATAATAAAATCTTCAGGCAGATTTAAAACACTTGATAAAACAGGCACCAAATCTTTATTTGATAATATACTAACAAATTGCCAATATTGATTTTTTTTAAATAATTTATCACCACAATTTTTTAATTCCTCCAAAAAATTTCTTCTTAAAGAAGCAGGTGTCATAACAATAATTTTCTTTTGTGTTTTTAATCCTTCTGCAATAGCAATAGATGAACAAGTTTTACCACTTCCTAAACCGTGATATAACAATAAACCTCTATATGGAGTATATATGTTTAAATAATCTCTCACAATTTTTTGATGTGTTAATAGTTCAAACTCTCTAGATCCTTTATTTTCACAACTAATAGATGTAGATTGGTCCTTAATTTCTTCTTTATAAGGTTTAAATAATGCATTAATAAAATTGATAAAAGTCTCACGATTATCCATATAATATCCGTTGGCTCGGATTAAAACCTTTTTATCCTTTGTAGGTAATCGATCTTTCATTAAAGTATCTCCAATTTTAATAGAACTAGTATCAATTTCAGCAATAACCTTTTCTTCAGGAGCTTTTGTTCTTCTCTCTTTAGGTGCGGAGACCTGTGTTTTAGTAGTTTCAGATGCTTCAGGTATAAGCTTAAGCTTTGTTTTAAGTTTTTTAGATTTGGGTTTAGGAGGAATAGGTTCAGAAATAATACTAATATCTTTGGGTTTTTGTGAAACGACCTTAAGTTGTAAAGAAGTTAAAAAACTGTTTCTATCAAAATCACTATCTTTGGTTTGATCAATAATTTTAGTTTTAAGAGCAACTTTTTCTTCAACTGCAGGTTGAACTATTTTTATTTCAATTTGTTCTGATTTTTTAGGAATAGGTTTTACTTTTAATTTGTCTAAAATCTTATTTCTATCAGACATATATATTAAATCAAGACATAAAAAAACTGAATTATTCTAATAACTTTAATGATTCCTCACAAGCCATTTGTTCAGCCTTTTTCTTAATTTTATGAAGACCTTTACCAAGAAAAATAAAAGCAGTACCATTTTTTTCCTTCATATCATGAATCATTTCAAAAGAATTAATATCTTTAAAATCAATAGCTTGATCAATTTCAACCTCATGTATAGCTTGACCTAAACAAATATAAACCCCCATTTCATATCCTATTTCAGGATCAACGTTAATTTCAATATAATGAGGAGTAACCTTGAATTCTTTTTGAATCTTAACTTGTAAAATATTTTTAAAATTATCATCATCTTGAATTAACTTTTCCCAATTAACATGTTTCTCAAAAATATTTTCTACAAATATTTGAGCCATTTGAAATCCAGGTCCTGTTACAAATACTGATTGAAACCACGCATCTTCATCTTTAATATCAATTTTGTTAAAATCGAGAAATAATGCACCTAAAAATGCCTCAAATAAACAGCCCAATTTTTTTAAATTAGTTCTAGTTTTTTTTTCTTCAGCATGTTTTGAAATAATATACCATTTATGTAAACCCATTTCTAATGCCAATTTACCGATAGATTCATTTTTAACTAAAGCAATTTTTTTTTCAGTCATAAAACCTTCATTTTCTTTTGGAAATCGTCTATACAAATAATATTTAGTAATACATTCCAATACTCCATCCCCTAAAAATTCTAAACGTTCATTTGATTTAGTACTTAATTCTAAACAATTAAAAGGTCTTTCAGTAATAGTGATATTTTCTTGTATATTTTGTAAATTAGGACGTTTAGTATAAGATTTGTGTATAAATGCACGTCTATACAAATTATAATTATGTATTTTAGAAGGTAAACCATATTTCTGTAAAATAGAATTAATGTCTTCTTGTTTAATCTCTATATTATTTGGATTATAGGGATTAAACACTAATCCTTCATCGGATTTAATAATATCATCATCATTCGTAATTTTAGTAGTCATATATATAATTAAATATATATTTTTAAGTATATTTACTATATTTCTTATAGTTAAAAAAAAAAATATTTAGAGATTATATAATGCCAGTTGGATACATGCAAGGTAGTAAAAGAGCGAGAAGTACCCCTTCTATTGCTAATCAAACATCTATTTTTGGAATAATGGGAGGTTTAGCTCCTCGTGTTGGTCTTAATGATCAAGCTGTATACAGACATCAACAAATCAAGGGTGGTAGAGGTCTTCCACAATTATATAATAAACCAATTCCTTTCCAATTGAATTATTTAAGAACGAATAAATTATTATCAGTTAATCCTCTATCTTCCGGAGGTGTTGGAAAGAAAGTATTGATGTTTAGATAAATTAAATACATAATATATTATCTAATATAATAATATATTATGCCACAAAGAAATGGATATAAAAGTCATAGAGGCCGTTCAGGTGTTGCTAGAAAAGTTCAATTTGGTGGTCCAAGTGGAACAAATGGTATTCAACCAAGTGTATTAGTTGATATTGATCAAAAACAATTAAACGATTATTTAGTAGCAAATCAATCAAAAATAGATAATCAATTAATCAATTTACCTTTTCATGGAACCGACCTTGCAATACTTGCATTAAGTCAATCTGCCAAATTTACAATCTATTTAAGTGATTTTTATTATCGTGATGGTAGTACTAATATTATACCATATTCAACTGCTCTTCCTAATCCTAATTATAAAGAAAATATTGCTGATTTAGCAGCATATTTTAGAACTACACCAACAAATATAATTACTAGTTTAAATCGTGAAATAGGAACTGTTGCTGGAAATCCTTCTTTTACTGCTGCAGGAAAAATGAGAAATTGGAGCATAAGTAGTGTAAAAGTAAAGACTTCATATTTTGGAGGTGTTAAGAAAGGTGGTGGTGCACCAAGTGGTACAGGATTTATGATAGCATCATCGTCATCACAAGCATTCCAACCAGCAGCACCAGCATTAAGACCAAATTATCTATTTAGATTCCGTCAAAATTTTGCTCCAAATGCTTCACAACCAGGTGCAGGTGGACCATCAATTTAAATATATATTTATAAGTAATTAAAAGTAATTATTTATAAATAATCATGTTTATAAAAATAGATTCGAGAGAAAGCGATTTAATGATAAATTTAAATTTATTATTTAAAGAACATAGTCATGAAATAAAATTAGAGTCATTACCAGTTGGAGATATAATTTTATTAAATAAAGAAAACAAAGAAAAGGTAATATTTGAGAGAAAATCTCTCTATGATTTGGCAGCAAGTATCAAAGATGGTAGATATAAAGAACAATCATTTAGATTAAATGGAAATGAATTACATAATCATAATATAATATACGTAATAGAAGGAGATTTTGAAAAATATAATGCTCAAAAAGGACGATTAGATAAGAAAACGTTATATTCATCATTAATAACATTAAATTATTTCAAAGGGTTTTCAGTAATAAGAACAAAAAATATAAATGAAACTTGTGAAATAATAATAAATTTTGCAGATAAATTAGAAAAAGAATCAACACGAGAATCATATTATGAAAATGAAAAACTAAAAATGGGAATTTCAATAATAAATGAAACAAATTATTGTGAAGTAATAAAAAAAGAAAAGAAAAATAATATTAATACAGAAAATATAGGTGAAATAATGTTGAGTAATATACCGAGTGTAAGTAGTAAAAGTGCAATAACAATCATGAAAAAGTTTACAAATATAAGAAATTTAATAAAAAGTTTAGAAGAAAATGAAAATTGTTTAGATGATATAAAAATAATGTGTGAATCGGGAATGACACGTAAAATAAGTAAACCATGTATTGAAAATATAAAAAAATTTCTATTAAGTTAATATATAATGTCAAAAGATATCACTAGATATATAGGGTTTATATTTTTAGCATTAATAGGATTATTAATATTTAATATGGCATATAAAAATTATGAAAAATATCATGAAGGATTTACTGGTGATGTAAGTTCTCAAATAATAGAAAAAAATACAGCAGATATAAAAAATGCAACAGAACAATTAAAAGATAAATTTTTATTAAATAAATATCGTAGTGATTGGGAAAATTTAATTATAGCTGTTGAAGATAAAATTAGTGCAACTGTATTAGCTTCATTACCTGAATTATCTGAAACATTAAATAGAAATAATGAAGAAGAAGGTTTAGAAAAAGTATTAAAGAAAGTGCAAGGGTTAAATGAATTAAATAAATTTAGAGGTACGTTAAATGATAGTATGAAATATTTAGATGGATTAAAGTAAATATTATAATATAATAACAATAATTATTATATTATGCCCAAAGTTATAATAACCAAAAATAAAATATCAGGTTTAGCTACTGGCAGGACGATGTATGTTTATGGTAAATAATAAATAAAATTAATAAATTATTTATTATTTAAACAATTTATATATGACACAACGTTATTTACAAGAAGATACAGATTTAACAGATTGGACAGTAAGATCAAATAGTTTATTTTCAAATACTAATTCTGATTTAACATTTAATGCTCAAGATGGTTCCGGAATAGCTGTTTTAGGAAACAGTTATTTTAAGCTTCCTGTAGGTCCATCAAACGAACGACCACCTTTAGCGGCAAATGGATATTTTAGATTCAATACAACAACTAATTATATTGAATATTATTCAGGTATACAAAGTGATTGGGTTACAATTGCTAGTCCACCTACAATTACATCCATTAGTCCATTAATTATTAGTGATAATAATGCTGTAGGATATGATCCTTCTATAAATATAGTTGGTGGTAATTTAGGTACAATAAGTAATCCACCTACAGTAACATTTATTGATGTATCAAATAGTAGTACTGACCCTTTAGGTAATACTTATTTAAGTCAATCAGTTACTGTTGTATCAAATAATCAACTATTAAATGCAACTATTCCTACAAATGTATTTGATTTTTCAAATTTAGAACCATTTAAAGTAAATGTTCAAAATTCTGATACTAATTTGTCTGTTACATCAAATGATTCTTTTTTTATAAATGAAGTACCAGTATTTACAAACACTTTAGTTCAAGGAATATATTATGCAGTTTTAACCGAACAAGTAAATACAGGATATACGTTAGCAGGTGAATTAGATTTAACAGCTACTGACCTTAATCATCCACTTAGTGATTTAACATTTAGTAGTACAAATATAACTGCTATAAATGGTGGTTCATTAACATTAAATTCGTCTACTGGCGCAATAACCGGGACATTACCTGCTGCAAATCGAACCCAACCAGGAACAGCATATAGTTTTGATGCAACGGTTACAGATACATCAGGTGGTTTTACTACAAGAACATTTCATTTTCTAACAAATAATTATGCTGACATATCTAATATTGATTTTGATGGTCAAATAGATATAGCATATAGTGGTGGTTCCTTTTCTCCTGCTGGGCAAACAATAATAACATTCAAAGATACATCATCTACAGCACCTGGAACTACAAGACTTGGAAATATAAGATTTAATTTTTCAGGAACAATTGATGCTTTATTAGTTGGAGGAGGTGGTTCCGGTGGTGTTTCTAATGGACAAGGGAGTGGTGGTGATGGTAGTGGAGGTGGTGGTGGTGGTGGTGGAATGGTTGAAGTTACAAATGGAAATATTACAGGTGCTACATCTATTAGCATTCAAGTTGGTGCAGGTGGTGCTGCTAAAAGTGCTTCTACTAATGGGAGTATAGATGCTGCAAATGCATTAGCACAAAGAGGTAATCCTGGTGATAATACATCGATGACTGGTTTTACAACTGCTTCCGGTGGAGGAGGAGGTGGAGGATGTTTAGATATAAATAGTACTGATGGGACTACTCCACCGCCATCACTGGCAGATGTTCTTGCAGCAGAGGCGAATTCATTTGGTGGTAATGGTGGTAGTGGTGGTGGTGGTGGTGGACAAGATAGTGCTGGAGGAGCAGCACATACTACAGGTACAAGTCCTTTTATAGGTGGTGGTACTTCAACCCAATCAAGTGCTGCCGCTTCTATAGGAATAGGATACGGAAATGATGGTGGATATGGAACAACAAATACAGCAGGGGATATGGGAGGTGGTGGTGGTGGTGCTGGAGCACCAGGTACAGGAGCAACAGATGCTACAAGTGCTGGTAGCGGTGGAGCTGGTAGAGCAAATAATATAACCGGTTCATCTGTAACATATGCTGGTGGTGGAGGAGGTGGAAGTAATAATGCAGGCTATCCTCCTGGAAGTGGTGGTTCGGGAGGAGGTGGACAAGGTGGTGATGACGTAAGTAATCAACAATCAGCTGGTACAAATTTTTTAGGAGGCGGCGGTGGTGCTCCTGGAGGAGATGCTCTTAATCCAAGTGTAAGACCTTCTGCACCAGGTGGTTCAGGTGTATTAATTATTAAATTCAATAATACCCAATCTTCAATAACAGGGTTTGGTACTTAATTAAATTATAAAATAAAAAAATTATTTATAATTTAATTTTATAATGTCATTAAGAAATTTACAACCTAATAACGATTCTTCAAATTGGTATGTAAGGGCAAATACATTAAGATCAAATACAAATAGTAATTTAACGATGAATGCTTTAGATGGATCGGGAATAGTAGTTTTAGGAAATTCGTTTATACAATTTCCTGTTGGATTATCAAATGAAAGGCCTATTGCGCCAGGAAATGGTTATTTTAGATATAATACAACCTCTAATTTACCTGAATTTTTTACAGTAGCAAGTGGATCATGGACTTCAATAACATCACCTCCATCTATTTCGTCTATAGATAGTTTTGTTGCAGAAAATCCATCTTTAGTGGGTGTTGATCCTTCTATAAATATTTTTGGTACTAATTTTGGAACATCATCAAATAGTGTAGTATTCATAGATGTTTCTAATAATCAAAATGATCCATCAGGTAATCAATATTTATCTACGTTGGTTGAAAGTATTAATATAGGAACACGTGTTAGAGCGGTCGTTCCTCAAAATGTGTTTGATAATTCAAATTTAGAACCTTTTAAAGTATTACTAACAAATAATGATACAAATCAATCGGTTACATCTAGTCAAACATTTTTAATAAATCCTCACCCCATTTTTACAACACCCTATATATCAGGCACTATTTATGCAAATCTGTTTATAAACACTTCTTTAACATTAGCGGGTGAGTTAGATATAAGTGCTGTAGATCCTGACGGCTCATCAGTAACAATAACTAGTCCAAATATAACTAGTCTTTCAGGTATAACAGGAATAAGTGCATCAGGTATTGTTACAGGTACACTTAGTGAACCTAGTTCGAAAATTACAGATTCATATACTGCTAAAGCAGAAGATACTATAGGAGGAATAACACAGCAAACATTTTCATTTACTTATAGTGGATTTGCTGATATAAGCGCACAACCAGGGTTTACAGCTTCGAATGTATTATTAACTAGATACGAAGATAGTGGTGGAACCCAAATATTTAGTCCACAAGTAGGAGGATATACAATAAAGACATTTAGGCATAATAGTACAACTGCTCCAGGTTCAACAATTACTGGCCAAATAAAGTTTAACTTTAGTGGAGATGTAGAATATTTAGTAGTTGGTGGTGGTGGTGGTGGCGCCTGTACTACAGGTGGTAGTGGTTGTGGTGGTGGAGGAGGAGGAGGGGGTATGTTAGGTGGTGATGGAAGTGTGTTAGCTGTGACGGGTGGAGCAACATTATATAATATCCAAGTAGGTGCTGGTGGTGGTGGTGGTGATAGCAGTACATCAAGAAATAATGGGGATAACTCGAATATTGGAAATGGGGGTCAAGGAGCATCGTCAATATTTTGGACTGCAGAGGCATATGGTGGTGGTGGTGGTGGTTCGTCGGATGATGCTACTTTTGTTGCTCGTGGTGGGTCAGGGACTTTGGTAGGTTCTGCAGGTGGGAATGGTGGTGGTGACAATACTACAACTCAACCTACAAGACCTGCTGGAAACTCAGCTCAAGGAGGCTATGGTGGAATTGGTTCATCAGCTAATAGTGGTGATATGGGAGGTGGTGGTGGTGGCGCAGGAAGGAGAAATGGTGGAACAGCGTATGATACAGGAACAGTAGATCATATAGATACAACTGGTGCTGGTGGTGGTACAGATCCACCTGCACCTGGTCCAAGAGCAGGTTATGGAGGCCTAGGTGATTCAACTGATATTGCTGCATCGGGTACAAGTACAACATATGCAGGCGGTGGTGGTGGTGGATCTAATAATACAGCTGCTGGAGCAGGTGGTAGTGGTGGTGGTGGAGCAGGTGGATTAAATGCAAGTGGATCTGATGGAACAAATTATCTTGGTGGAGGAGGAGGTGGTAGTCAAGGTGGGAATACAGCAGGAAATGGTGGATCAGGTATAGTAATATTAAGATTTAGATCAGATCAAGCATCATTTACAGGATTTTAGAAATAATATGGTATTTAGGTTTTTTAAAATAAATTATAATAAAAAATTATTATTACAATTTATATGACCGATAGATATTTACAACCAAATAATGATTCAACAGACTGGATAGTTAGAGCAAATACTTTAAGAAGTAATACTAATAGTGAATTAACTTACACAGCAAGAGATGGTAGTGGTAATGCATTATTAGGAAATTCATTTTTTCAGTTTCCAGTAGGAACAACTGCAGAGAGACCTCCATCAGGACAAAATGGTATGATAAGATTTAATATAACAACAAACTATTTAGAGTATTATGTAGAGCAATCATCATCATGGGTTTCAATAGCCTCACCACCTGTAATAAATTCATTATCTGCAAATTTTATTTCAGATAGTAGTGCTGTCGGGTACGATCCATCGATAAATATACTAGGAAATAATTTAGGTAGTGTATTTCCACCATCAATAACTTATGTAGATAATACTGGATCAACAAGTGATCCATCAGGAAATGCTTACACAGCTTCAACAGTTAACATAATATCAGCAAATACAGAAGTTAGAGCGACCATACCTACAAATGTGTTTGATAATTCAAATTTAGAACCATTTAGAGTACAAGTATTAAATAATGAAACAAATTTGAGTGCTATTTCAAATATATCAACCGCATCATTTTTCATAAATGCGCATCCATTTTTTACAACACCGATAATAAGTGCAAATTTATATGCAATTAGATATATTGAAGATGGACAAACAGAAAATGTAACATCAACAGGTAGTTTAGACATTTCAGGTATAGATCCGGATGGTTCAACAAGTAATATAACAATAACAAGTTTAAATATAGCATCAATACCTGGAATAACTGGAGTAAGTACAGGTGGAAAAGTATCAGGAACTTTATCATCTGTAAATACAGAAGTAACATATAGTTATCAGGCAAAAATAGAAGATGTTAATTTAGGATTTGAGCAAAGAACATTTAATTTTGCAGTAAGACCTTTTGCAGACGTATCAGCAAATTTAGGTACAGGTGTTTATCAAGAAAATATATATTATTTAGATTCAGGTGGTTCACAAGTATCAAATCCTGAGGTAGGTGGAGAGACAATAGTAATATATACATTAGTTAGTCAAACATCAACAAGTAGTGGAACAATAAGATTTAATTTTAGTGGAAATGTACAATATTTATTAATAGGTGGTGGAGGAGGAGGTGCGTTTGTTAGTAGTACACCATCGAGTAATGGTGCTGGTGGTGGAGGTGGTGGTGGTGGTTGGTTAGATGGTACAACAAGTATTACAGGTGCCTCTAATTTAACATTACAAGTCGGAGACGCGGGTGTAGCTGGTGTAGCAGGGAATACAGTAAATAATGGAAATAATTCAAATGATGGAAATGGTGGTCAAGGTGGAAATACCATTTTTGGATCTTTAACAGCATATGGCGGTGGTGGTGGTGGTTCGTCGGATGATTCTACTTTTGTTGCTCGTGGTGGGACAGGGACTCTAGTAGGTTCTGCAGGTGGAAATGGTGGTGGTGACAATACTACAACTCAACCGACAAGACCTGCTGGAAATGTTCAAGGTGGTCAAGGTGGATTGGGTACGTCAGCTAATGTTGGTGATTGTGGTGGTGGTGGAGGTGGAGCAGGAAATAGAAATGGAGCAAGTGTATATAGTGATGCTGATGTTGATCATCGAGATAATAGTTTTCCAGCCCCAAATAGAGCTGGCTTAGGAGGTACAGGTGGTACCACTACAATTATACCAACCTCCTTATCATTAGCTGTTCAAGTTGGTGATATTAGTGGTGGAAATATTTATTTTGCAGGTGGTGGTGGTGGAGGTAGTAATGTAGCAAGTGTAGCAGATGGTGGATTAGGGGGTGGTGCTGATGGTGGATTAGGTGCTGGTGCTGGTGCTACAACAAATAATACAGGTGGTGGGGGTGGGGGTGATCAATATGCTGGAGGTGCTGGTTCTGCAACAAGAGGTGCAGCAGGTGTAATAATATTAAGATTTGATTCAGATCCAAGTGTAATAACAGGGTTTTAAGTGGGGGTTATGCGACGAAGTCGCGCTCTTTAAGTTGTTTTAATATATTATTTACTAAAACAACTTAAATATCCGTTAAATATTATTATTAAATGGAAAGACCATCATGGGAAGAATATTTTAAAGAAATCGTTTCTGTTACTGCCAAACGTTCTTGCTGTGAACGTCTTCAAGTCGGTTGTATTATTGTTAAAGATAATAGAATTATTGCACAAGGTTATAATGGATTTTTACCTGGATTCCCACATGAATCTATTTTAAGAGATAATCATGAACAAGCTACTGTTCATGCTGAACAAAATGCTATTACTGATTGCGCTAAACGGGGAGTCAGTTGTGATGGAGGTACAGCTTATATTACACATTTTCCATGTATTAATTGCATGAAAATTTTATGCGCTAGTGGAATACAAAATATTTATTACATTCATGATTATAATAATGATAATTTAGTATATTATTTTAAAGGACTTTCCAAAATTAATGAATTTAAAAAAATTTAAATTACTTATTTGCGTCATAATATCCTGAATCTACTACCTTTTGACTATATTCTACACCACCCCAATTTACATCCATCGGATTACTACTTACTGCTTTTGATTCTTCCATATGAAACATTTTATCTAATGGAGTATATTCACCTTCATACATATTCATAGGATCATATCCAGGATATGAATTTTCATTATATGGAGGATCATCCCTAGATGCATCATACAACTTTGTTACTGGCATTTCTTTTTCTCCTAAAGGTACTTGTGCGTTTTTATAAGGTAATGTTGGTGGTAATCCACCTTGTAAATCAGTTGGACTAGGTCTTACTTTATAAATTGGTTTTCCTTGTGTATCATATGAATGCTGTAAAAATAATACTGGACAATTTATATTTTGGCTTTTTTGCCAATTTAAAAATTCTACATAATCTTCTAAATTATTGAATTTAATAGGATTTACTCCAGGTATATTGGCTTGTTTAGAATTATGTAAATATATTTCACTCCCTTTTTGAATTAAAATATTGGGACACGATGGATTATTATTATCAAACCCTTCGTATATATCTGAACTCTTATAACTACATGTAAAATATAATCCTAATATAAAAACTACAATTATAAAGATAATTTTTGACATATTATATAAATTATATATATTTTTTATAAATTCTATTTAGTTATTATCTAAATATAATTTATATGAAAATTATTTATGTTAATAATAAAAATTCTTCTCAATTTGAAGCTGATGAAATAAATAATGATATTTTTGCAAAATATTATAGTCCAACATGTCCTGCATGTATTAGTATGGAACAAGATTGGGATGATATGTGTAACGATCTTGAACAAAATTACGATGGAGACCTTACTATTGCTGCATTTGATCCTGATGCTATTAATAATTTTTATAATATTCATAAACGTATTGATGGTTATCCTACTATGATGATTTTAAAAAATGGGAAAAAACATCATGAATATCAAGGCAACCGAACAAAAAATGATATGATTCAATATCTCCTAGATAAAAAACTTATTTCTAAAAAAATGAAGGGAGGTAGTAAATCTCTCATCAATACTAACAATAAAAAATGTTCTGATGGCAAATTTAATCTATGTTGCCCTCATATGCCTCTTGATAGTAAAGGACGATATGCTGCTACTACATTATCACGACCACATATATTACACTTAAATGGACAAAAATTTCGTTTTTTTACTTGCTGTCAAATGTGTGCAAAACAAATGATTTCATTAGCTAAATCTAACCCTAAAAAATTTAAATCTATGTATGTAGAAAAAATTCAAAATGGCAAGATTTATTTTAAGCACAAAAATACTAAGAAAATGGTTCAAATCGGTGTACAAATTAATCATTCCACTAGAAAAAATAAAAAAGGGGGTTCTTTAAACTTTAAAAATGACCTATCTATTAATAATTTGCAAAATTTGAAGAAGGAAGCAATTATGACGATAGAAAATAGTCTTAGAGAAAATTCATTAAGACCTTATTCCAGTAAATCAAGTACTACATTCAACTATCAAGACAAAGAAGGATTTAGTCAACAAAAGAATATGTTTCCATTTTGTCTTGAGAGAGGATTAAAACAAAATTGTGATGGTAAGTTCGAGTATTTAGATCAAGGTCTACCAGCTTATAAAAATCTATGTAGAAAGAGTCCTGGATTTTATAATTTTTGTATTCCATCAAACAGAAAATTTAATCCTTCAACTACTTCTGATAATAAAGAAGCTTCAAAACAAGCCTATTTATTTTTAATATTAGTTAATCTTTTATATAATACAAGTGTAATAAATTTTATTCAAAACATGATTGATGATGATTCCCTATTCCCTGAGGATGTTACCGAAGCGAAAAGGGCACAAATTGAAAACTCCATATCAAAGAAAGAGAGTGATAGAGGACTGATTAGACAATCAATTCGTAATACTAACCCTGATATAAGTGAAGAGAGTCTTAATAAAGATGTCAACGAAGAAATAGCGAGAATAATCAAAAAAAAATTCAAAGCCTGGGAGAATGAACAAATTGGTTCAGTTGTAGAATTTATTATATATCAAATAATAGATGAAATTTTTAAAAGCACAAAACAAATAAATAATACATCTGATATAATTGACACTATTATTGAAACAATTCCAAATATAGCTGAAACAAATGATAAAATGACTCCTGAGCAGGTGACAGAAAAGTGTGGAATATATCCTATGATGAATCCATGTCCAAGAAGTGTTAAAATGGAAAATAATGCCCAGTACAATATATTAAGAAATACGTTAACAAGTGTTTTAACTGAATTACAATCACCACCTCCACCTCCACCACCTGCAAAAGGGCGAAGTTGGTTCTCTTCATCTAAGCGGGGCGTCAAAAACGTCGAATTCAAAAATGAAACAGATGTACAATCAGTAGACCCTATATATCCTGATGACAGAGAGTTTCTACAAAGTCCCTCCGAAGATACAGATACATGGAAAGCAGTAGTACCATCTGTATATGGTAATACAACGTCTCCGTTGAAGAAAAGTGATTCGAGTACAAAGAAAAGTTGGAATCCGTTTAAAGGAGGAAAAAAGAAAACACGAAAAAATAAATCATGTATAGGAAGGAGAGATGGAAAAAAAGGGTGCAGAACATGCTGTAAAACAAAAAAAAAATATAAAAAATGCATAAAAAAATGTATGAGAGGATATTAAATAGAATAAGGTGAATTAGAAAAAGTAATATTTTGAAGATTATGATTGGTAGTAGAAGAAGAAATAAGAGGGGTTAAATGATTAAGAATATGTAATTTCATTTTATCAAAATTATCAAAAGTATGATATGTATTTTTAGAATGTTTATCATATAACATGTCATTAGATTCGTGTTGAATTAATTTATAAATATTAAGTTTTTCAATAATATCACATTTATTAAATATAATATAATTACATCCATTAACATAAATAGCTTTTTTCAATTGTGATAAATTTAACCAATTGCATTTTCGTTTTCTTCCAGTAGTAGATCCAAATTCATTACCAAATTTGCCTAATTGTTCAAGTTCGTCATCATTTGGTTGAAAATCTTCATTATTACCAACATAAGTATCATAAATTTTACAAACTCCATATATATTTCTAATAGATGTGACAGGAATACCGGATGTTCCAAGATTAGATGACAAACAACTACTAGATGTGCAATATGGATAATTACCCCAATCGATATCTAACATAAATCCTTGAGCCCCTTCAGCTAAAATAGAAACATGTTGACTGTGACTACTACTAAAATAATTGGGAATATCAATAATATTTATTCTCATTCTAGAAATTTTATCTAAAAAATCAGAAATAACAAGACCTTTTCTATTAATTTTATCTGAATAACATGGTCCAATACCACATCCTGTAGTGCCAATTTTATTATTATTATTATCAGTAATAATATGTTGATTAGTTATAACATGGGCATTATGTGCAATATATATTAATTCTCTTACGAATTTAACACCTAGATCTTCTAAATACTTAATTTCAGTTTCTAATTTATCTAAATCGACAACACATCCGGAACCGATAATACATGGTTTTTCTAATAAAATGCCACATGGAATTTGATGTAAAACAAATTTTGTATTAGTATTTTCAATATGAATAGTATGACCAGCATTTGGTCCACCATTAAAACGCAAACAATATTGATATGGTATAGTTTTAATTAAGTTATAACAAACTTTGCCTTTACCTTCATCACCATGTTGTAATCCAACAATAACATCACAAATAACCATTAATAAAGATTAATAAATAATTCTTAAATACTTTTATATATTTTTAAAAAAAATTGATAAAAATAATTAGATATATAATTTTATATAAATCATGGAAAAACTAGATCAATCATTTAAATTATTGGATTTTAATATATATGATCATGCTATAAAGGATGATACGTCATCTGATAGCGAGGAAGATCAATATAGTAAATATGATAATAAAAAATTTACAATACAATCATTTGGTATAAATGAAAAAGGTGAAACATTTTGTGTATTTATACAAGGGTTTGAGCCATTCTTTTATATAAAAGTAGGAGATGATTGGACAATAGATAAAAAATTAGAATTCTTGTCGCATATAAAAAATAAGATAGGAAAATATTATGAGAATTCGATAACAGAATGTAAAATAATAAAAAGGAAAAAATTATATGGTTTTGATGCAGGGAAGGACTATAAGTTTGTTTTATTAAAATTCAAAAATACAATTGCTATGAATAAAGTTAAAAATTTATACTACAAGTCGTCAAAAACAGGAAGAAAATTATTAGAAAAGGGATATTTGTTTAGTGAATGCTATACAGAATTATATGAAGCAAATATTCCTCCATTATTAAGATTCTTTCATGTAAAAGATATTAGTCCATCGGGTTGGATTTGTTTACCTTTGAAAAAGGTGAAAAATAGTGTAATGAAAAGTACTACTTGTGATTACGAATATAATATTCATTACAAAGATATTATTCCGTTGAATGATAAGGAAACATTAGTTCCTTATAAAATATGTAGTTTTGATATAGAAGCTAGTAGTAGTCATGGTGATTTTCCAGTACCGAAAAAGAGTTATAAAAAGTTGGCTACAAATATGGTGGAGTATATAGAAAATAATGAATATATGGATGAATCAATATTAACAAAAATAATAAAAACTGCATTTGGTTACGATGATTATCAGGATATTGACAGAGTATATCCAAAAAAGCAACCATCAATAACCGAGTTAAATGCATTAATAAAAAAAATAAAAGATTGTAAAATAGCGGAATTAAGGAGTGCATTATCAAATCAAAATACAATTGAGAAGATGTTTGAAAATATTATAGAAGAAGAAGAGGATGACGAATATACAGTAAATAAAAGGTCAAATGTGGATGATAAATTATCTTTATTAGAATTAATAAATAATAAGAATGTAAAAAGAGATGAAAAAATAGATCATATAAATGCGGCATTTGAAACAGCCAATTTTCCGACATTAGAGGGTGATAAAGTGACATTTATAGGTTCAACCTTTTGGCGTTATGGTGAGGAAAAGCCATATTTAAATAATTGTATTGTATTGGATACATGTGATCCTTTAAAAGAAATAGAAAATAGTGAAATAGAAACATATACAAAGGAGAGACAAGTGTTAATGGCATGGAAAAATCTGATTCAAAAGGAGAATCCGGATATTATAATAGGATATAACATATTTGGTTTTGATTATCAATTTATATTTCAACGTGCAATAGAAAATAATTGTGTAGATGATTTTTTGAAATTATCTAGAAACAAGGAGGAATTTTGTGGTACAAAGAATTTGGAAAATGGTGAAATAAATATTGAAGAAAGTAAAATAGTAATTGCTAGTGGGGAGCATGATTTAAGATATATTAAGATGAATGGAAGATTGCAAGTAGACTTATATAATTATTTCCGTCGTGATTATAATTTGACATCATATAAATTGGATTATGTATCAGGGTATTTTATAGGTGACGATGTAAAAAAAGTGGAGCATAATGATGGAAATACAAAAATATATAGTAAAAACTTGACGGGATTATTGAATGATAGTTTTATAAATTTTGAGGAAACGAGTCATTCAACAGATTATTATAAAGATGGCCAAAAATTCAAGGTATTTAATGTGGACGAAGAATCGGGTACGTTTGAAATAGAAGGTATTGAAAGTCCTGATATGACAAAACATGTAAAATGGGGATTAGCAAAGGATGATGTATCGCCACAAGATATTTTTAGAATGACAAATGAGGGTCCAAAGGAGAGGGGTGTTATTGCAAAATATTGTATTCAGGATTGTAATTTGGTTCATTATTTGATGAACAAAATAGATGTGATGACTGGATATGTAGAAATGGCAAAAATTTGTAGTGTACCGGTAAATTTCTTGGTAATGAGGGGTCAAGGAATAAAATTGACGAGTTATATTGCAAAAAAATGTAGAGAAAAGAAGACATTAATGCCAGTATTAGAAAAGCCGGATTACGATGATGGATATGAAGGTGCCATAGTATTGGATCCAAAATGTAATTTATATTTGGATAATCCAGTAGCATGTGTAGATTATAGTTCACTATATCCTTCATCGATGATAAGTGAAAATGTATCACATGATAGTAAAGTATGGACAAAAGAGTATGATTTGGATGGAAATTTGTTAAAAGAAACAGGAATAAAAGATATAAATGGTAATTATACTTATGATGAATTGGATGAATATGAATATGTTGATATAGAATATGATACATACAAATGGGTAAAAAATCCAAGGGGTAAGTCAGAGAAGGTACATAGTGGTACAAAAGTATGTAGATTTGCTCAATTTCCTGAGGGAAGAGCTATTATGCCTTCGATATTAGAGGAATTATTAGCATCAAGAAAAGCGACTAGAAAATTGATACCTCAACAAACAGATGAATTTATGAAAAATATTTTAGATAAGCGTCAATTAAGTTACAAATTAACAGCAAATTCGTTGTATGGGCAGTGTGGTGCTAAAACGAGTACATTTTACGAAAAGGATGTTGCTGCATCTACAACAGCAACAGGTAGGAAATTATTGACATATGCAAAGCGTGTTATAGAGGAAACCTATGGGGATGTGATTTTAGAAACAAAATTTGGTAAAGTTCATTCAAATGCGGAGTATGTATATGGAGATAGTGTTTCAAAAAATACACCTGTATATATACATGTAGATGGTGAATTGCAAATTATCAAGATGGAACAACTGGCTTATTATGGTAATAATAAATGGGTAACATGTAGAGAAAAAGGCAAACAAGAAAAAGAATTTTGTGAATTAATTGGAGTGGAAACGTGGACTGATAGTGGATGGACAAAGTTAGATAGAATTATAAGACATAAATTGGCCTCTCATAAAAAAATGATGCGTATATTAACACATACAGGAATGGTCGATGTAACAGATGATCATTCATTATTATTGGAAAATGGAACAGAAATATCACCAAATAATGTAGAAATAGGAACAAAATTATTACATAAGACGTTAGATTATAATGGTAGACAAGAGTATGTAAGTGTAGAAATGGCAAAAATTTATGGTTTCTTCTTTGGGGATGGAAGTTGTGGAATATATGATTGTCCAAGTGGGAAAAAGGCTTCATGGGCATTAAATAATTCGAATTTAGATTTATTAAATAAATATTTGGATTTATGTAAAAAATGTTATCCGGAGTATGATTGGCAAATATGTGATACTTTGAATAGTTCAGGAGTATATAAAATATATTTTAAAACATATGAATATGGTGAAAATAAGAAGTTAATCGAAACATATAGAAATCAAATGTATAGTGATGAATGTAAAATAATTCCCAGTTTCATATTAAATGGTACTACAGAAATAAGGGAAGCATTTTGGGAAGGATTATATGATGCTGATGGTGATAAAGATAAAAATGGGTATACATGTATTGATCAAAAGAATCAAATAAGTGCAGCTCAAATTTGTTGGTTAGCAAATAGTATAGGTTATAAAACATCGATAAATATAAGACAAGATAAGACTAATATATATAGAATAACAGCAACAAAAGGTGTACAAAGAAAATGTCCAAATGCTATTAAGAAAATATTGGAAATAGAATATGACGATTATGTATATGATTTAACAACAACTAATCATCATTTTGCAGCGGGTATTGGAAATATGATAGTTCATAATACGGATTCAGTATTCTTTACATTTAATTTGAAAACACCTGAAGGCGAAGAAATACGTGGTCAAAAGGCACTAGAAATAACAATTGAATTAGCTCAAGAAGCTGGTGAAATGGCAACAAAATTCTTAAAGAAACCGCATGATTTAGAGTATGAGAAAACATTTATGCCATTTTGTCTACTATCAAAGAAGAGGTATGTAGGTATGTTATATGAAACAGATCCGAATAAATGTAAACGTAAAAGTATGGGTATAGTATTAAAGAGGCGTGATAATGCTCCTATAGTAAAAGATGTATATGGTGGAATAATAGATATATTGATGAAAGAGAAAAATATTCAAAAGGCGGTAGAATTTCTGCAAGAATGTTTGAAAAATATTATAGAAGAAAAATATCCGATGGATAAATTAATAATAACAAAATCACTTCGATCTAATTATAAAAATCCCCAACAAATTGCCCATAAAGTGTTGGCTGACAGAATGGGTAAAAGAGATCCAGGAAATAAACCAAATAGTGGAGATAGGATACCGTTTGTGTATATAGAGACCAAAAATAAAAATGCATTACAAGGTGATAAAATAGAGCATCCTGAGTATATAATAAAGAATAAGATAAGACCAAATTATTCGTTTTACATAACAAATCAGATAATGAAGCCAGTACAACAAGTATTTGCATTAGTATTGGAAAATATAGATAGTTTTAAACGAAAGAGAAAGAATTTTGAAATGAAGATAGAGACATTAAAAAATTCAATAGATGATAGTGAAAAATTACAAACAAAGGTGCAAGACTTGAGAAATAAAGAAGTAAAGGCATTATTATTTGATAAGTATTTACGTGAAACTGACAATAAAAAAAATAATATGCAAAGTATTACTACATTCTTTGTGTAAAGTATTTAAAAATAAAAAAAAATGAATAAAATGAATAAATTTTTTTATCCTTATTTGTTTCCAATTGCTGCTAGTGCTGTTGGTGGTTCAAGGCTATATTTTATGTTATCTCATATTTTGAAGAGAGAAAAATATATAAATAATAATACTATCACACAAATAAATGAAGTATTGAATCCAGGGTTTTTTATAGGATTAGCATTAGGATTAAGTTATTATATAACAGGAATGCCATTTGTTGATTTTATAATTTCTTCTTCAAAACGATTCAAATTCCCAATCACCAAGTAAATTGCCTGAAAATAAATTAGGGGTAATTTCATCAGAAATAATATTATATTTTTGGATAAGTTCTATTTTATCATATACAGATAAATAATTAGATTCTAGTGTTTTTAATAATTTATATTTTTCATAATTAATAGAAATATCAATTAATCGTTGTTCTGAATCGTCCGGATGTGTAGAATAGGCTTCATTACATCCTTGATTATCTTTGATAAACTTACTATTTGGGAATCTATCTACTACAGGGCTTAATTCTGATGATTTTGTTTCCCTTGATATATCAAGGCGTTGTGAAATCATAAGTAATGCTAAAATACTTTGAATAAACATATATTATATAATAATATATATTTATTTATTTAATATATATTTATTTATTTAATATATATTTATTTATTTAATTACTTATACCATAATAATTTAGATGCAGCCCAAGAGCCAAATATAATAAACATGGTATTTATTTGTCCACCACCTTCATTAATAATCCATCTAAAAGCATAGCAGTGAGGTGTTAATGCTAGAAATGGAGATACAAGAAAACCGTACCATGTTGGTGGTGCACAAAAGTGATAATATAATTGAGAACAAATGTAATGAAAAAAAATCCATGAAGAGTAAAATAAAATAGGTCCTTTAAATGAAATGATAAAATTAACATAGTTATCAAGAAGAGGTTTTAATAAGTTCATAATTAAATATATTTTATACTGTTTAATATGATTTAATATATTATTGTTGTCTATCAGGGTGTCGCATATTTTCTCGAATCATATCGCCAATACTTCTAGGTGATTGTGTAGTTATTCTAAAAGAATTAGTAGGTGTTACAATAGAATATTCTAGTTGTAATCCTCTATTGTCAAGACTATTTAATGAAATATCTCTATTAATGAGATGTTCAGTTAGTGTATTAGACATAGAATTGGTAATATTATTTAAAAAGGAGTCAAAATCAGAATTGGAAATATTAGAGTCAATAGAAGAGGTTCTTACAAGATTTCCTGAATAATCGGATGTAACATTTGATACACTAGTAGCAAAATTAGTAGTATTATTTAATGACATATCTACATCATTATTATGAGGACTTTCTCTAATATCTAATCTGCACATAGGGCAATAAACAGAACGTTGAAACCATGTATTTAAAGCATCAGATGTAAAAATGTGTTGACAATCTCTGATCATGGTAACTTGTTGATCATCACGAAATCTTTCTTGTGTAATAGGACAAGTAGTATTTATAGGAGATACAATATCACAATAATTGCATATTCGAGTAGCATTATTAATTTGTGATTGTGAAGGTCTAACAACAACAGGTGATAAGTCATTATTAAGTGGAATAAAAAAATCAAATAAATGTTGACTGATGGGTGCATTTATGGGTGCATTAAATGAAGATTGTGGATTAAATATATTTTCAAAATTATCAAAAGTATTTCTATTATTTCTATTGCGAATATTTCTAGTTGGATTAATAGGACGTTGTATAGTGTTTCGAATATTGTTAATTCGATCATATAAAGCGTAGTTTTGATTAGTTTGATTAGTTTGATTAGTTTGATTATTTCGGTTATTTCGATTATTTCGATTGTTTCGATTGTTTGGGTTATTTAATCGATGAGTAAGTAATGAATGAATACTATTTTCAATCATTCTAATAGTGAACATAGTATTATAATCATGAGCAGCAGTAACAGATATTAATTGTTGATATAAATCAATATATTCTTGTAAATCGTCATTAGAGTTCATTATATATAATTTATATTTATATTTAAATAATATTAAAAATAAATTTATATATAAATTAAATGTCAGAGCAAAAAGGGTTAACAGGATTAGCGAATTTAGGTAATACATGTTTTATAAATAGTTGCATACAAGTATTGAGTCATACGAATGAATTGAATAGTTTTTTAGATGGTGATTATAAGGGAAAATTAAGTGCATATCGTGATAAAAAATATTTAGTGGATTCAAGATTAGTGATAGAATATGATAAACTAAGAAGATTGATGTGGTCACAAAATTGTAAAATATCTCCGGTAGCATTTTTAAGAAGTATTCAACAAACAGCAAGACAAAAAGGGAAGGATATATTTACAGGATATGCTCAAAATGATTTGCCGGAGTTTTTATTATTTATAATAGATACATTTCATAATGGTTTACATAGAGAGGTAGAAATGAATATTAAAGGGAGTATAAAAAATAAGCAGGATGAAATGGCAACAAAGTGTTTAAAGATGTATATGAATATGTATAGTAAAGAATATTCTGAAATATTGGAATTATTTTATGCGATACATGTAAGTAAGATAAAAAAAATATCATCAGATGAAGTATTAAGTGTAACTCCTGAGCCATTTTTTATAATGGATATACCTTTGCCTGAAAATAAAAATGAATTAACGTTGATAGAATGTATAGATTTGTATTGTAATGGAGAAGTATTGGAAGGTGAGAATGGATGGTATAATGAAAAAACGAAAGAGAAGGAGGATGTAGTAAAAAAAATATCATTTTGGAATTTACCAAAAATATTAGTAATAGATTTAAAAAGATTTACATTTAATGGAAAAAAGAGACAAAATCCGATAGATCTAGAATTGGATAATTTAGATTTAAGTAAATATGTGGACGGATATGATAAAGAATCGTATGTATATGAGTTATATGGTGTATGTAATCATAGTGGTGGTACATTAGGAGGTCATTATACATCATTAGTTCGTGCGAAAGATAGAAAATGGTATTTATTTAATGATACAGAAGTAAAAGAAGTAGGATTTGATGGTAAAAATAATTCTTCAGGGTATTGCCTTTTCTATAGAAAAAAATATTAAATAAATAATATATATAATAATGGAAGTTAGCTACGATTCAATATTTGGTGTACCAACATTTCAAACAACAGGAGATGATAGTGATAATGTTGATTATGCAGGATTAAATATGAGTCCATTTGTAATAGTGATATTTATACTAGTAATAGTATTTTATTTTTTATTGTTTTCAAATTTAGGAAAAAATGGTGATCAAGGAGTGGCTAGTAGTGGTGAAAATGGTGGTGGAAGTGGATCACAAAAATTATTAAGTGTAATTTTAATGGGTGTAGTAATAGCAGTATTAATATTAAATGGTTTACAATACTTTTTTAATGTAAATTTGACAGCAAGAATAACAAATTTATTTACAGATACGCCTGCGATAGATATAACAGTAAAGGAGGAAACACAGCCATCGGAGATAGCGCCAGTACCTGAGATAACATTAAAGCCACAAGTGTTCCATGTGCCTGGAAATTATTATAATTATGAGAATGCAAAGGCATTATGTGAGGCATATGGATCACGTCTAGCGACGTATAATGAGTTAGAGACAGCATATAAGAATGGTGCAGAGTGGTGTAGTTATGGATGGTCAGATAGACAACTAGCGTTATTTCCGACGCAAAAGAAGACATGGAATTATTTACAAAAGGTAGAGGGTCATGAAAATGATTGTGGTCGTCCTGGAATAAATGGAGGATTTATAGATAATCCAAATGTGAGATTTGGAGCAAATTGTTATGGTTATAAGCCAAAGCAAACGCAAGAAGAGAAGGATATGATGGAATCGGCATCGATATATCCAAAATCTATGAAGGATTATGCTCATGAGAAGAGGGTAGATTTTTGGAGAAATAGAATACCGAATATATTAGTGGCACCATTTAATAATAGTGTATGGAGTTTACTATAGGGTGGGGGTTCCATGGGGGTTCCATGGGGGTTCCGCCCCCCTGCGACGGGGGTTATGTGGTGGGGGTTCCGCCCCCCTGCGACGGGGGTTATGTGGCTGCGCCACGTTCGTTTTTATGCGGCTTCGCCGCGGTGCTGAGTTTCTTTAAGTTATTTTAAAATATATATTATTCAATAACTTAAATCGATTAAATAGAATTTCTATTTATTTAGAATAAATCTCTCAATTTCTCTCGTTGATTTCGTTTTTCTATTCTTATATGAGATTCATGAAATATAGAAATGATTATACATTTTTCAACATACTGATATGAGAATTAAAAAAAGATTAAACGAGAGATTTTGAGAGATTAATTAAAAAAAAATAAAATAATATTTTATATGGATCCTGATAAGATTAATTCTATCACAAAAGGTATATTTCTTTTAATTTTAGCAGTTGCTGGAAATTTCGTTGCTGAGACCTTAGGATGTAAAACACAAAAGTTATTAAGTGAAAATATGTACTCTAAGCATTTGATTATTCTTTTAATATTATATTTTTCTATAGGATTTGTTAATAGTGAAAAACCTTTAGATCCTAAAGAAACGTTTCAACTTGCTCTTTCTATATATGTATTATTTATTTTGTTTACTAAAATGAGTTTAACATTTACCATTATTGTTTTCTGTTTATTAGCTTATATTTATATAAATTCAACATATATTGACTATTACAAAAATTCTGATCCTAAGAAAAACAAAAATGAAATTGAAAAATTACAAAATATTAACAAACTAGGTTATATATGGATAAGTATTTTAATTATTATTGGATTTGGTTTATATTTTAAAAAACAATATACTGAACATTATGAAGACTGGAATACTATGAAATTTATATTTGGTGTTAATAAATGCGATTCTATGAATTAATTTTTCTTTAAATTGTTTTAATAAATTATATATTAAAATAATTTAAATAAGCGTATTATACCTTTTTGGTCATTTTCTTTTTTTTATCTCTCTTCTTTTTTGTTTTTATGGAATGCAACTTCTTTTTAGATGGTTCTACTAAATTCAATAATTTTGAGTAAATCGTATCATCTATTTCCTCCTCTTTATTCTGATAATTATATTTTTTTGGTTTATCATAATTTTGTTGTAATAAAAATAAACCTGCAGGAACAGCTAAATCTTTTAAAATTGTATTTAATCCACCACTTCCACCTTTTTGCACATTTTCATTCATACCAGCATTTATTGTTTCATTTAATAGATTTCCTCCTATTTTAAATCCTCCACTCATTAATTCTCCATTTTTATGATAAAATACTAAATCTCTATCAGGGTCAAAATCCATATACATAATATTTATATAAATTAATTATTATAAAATCGCTTAATATCAGGAACAAACTTTACACTTCTCTTATTTTTTATATATTCCATTATATTTTCCACTTTTGATTCATCTTTAAATAAATCTGTTAAACAGTCTTGTACAAATTTTAATGTTAATGGTGATGTTTGTTTTACATGTGCAAATTTTAATCTACCATCACTTATTTTTACTGTAGTCGCGTTTAGTTCATTATTATCTACAAATTCCATTATATTATCCATAATACCCGATTTCTTCTCTCTTAATTCTCTCGTTTTATCTGTTAATGATTTCAACTCTGTATCTATTTTAACCCAATCCTTTATGTCGCTTTGAAATTTTTCCATATATATTTAATTTTTATTAGTAATATAAAAATTAAACGTTATTATTTAACGTCTTCCTCTTCCTCTTCTTCTTGATCCACGTCTCTTTTTGGTAAAAGATCTTGATCCACGTCTTTGTTGACGTTTAGTTAAGGCATATAATCCAAATGGAACAAGAGCCTCTCTTACGACACCTCCAACACCTGACATTCCACCCTTCTTTCTGCGTCTTGCAGACTTCTTCTTGTGAGGCTTGTAACATGAAGAACCACCCTTCTTACTCTTGGACATTCTTCTCTTCTTTCTTCTTCCACCACCAGTCATATTACCACTAGGCCAACCTTTAGCAGCTACTTGACTTTGAACATAAGCATGTCCACTTGGAGATCCACTAGATGTTCCTTCCATGCCTTCTCTAGTTGCCATTCTTGCAGAATTTGCAGTTAATTTATCCACCATCATATTTGGGTCACTGGAACTATCCATTATATATATTTAAATTAGAAAAAATATTAATTATCATATTTAAAATTATAACGCAAACTTAAATAAAAATTTCCTAAAATTAACAAAAAACTAATTATTACAAATAAGAGTGATAAATAAATATATGGATATATTTCTACTATAAATAATGTTACTAATGGTTTAAATAATTCCTTTAATTCATCCTTGACATCTTCTCTTTTTAATATATTTATGCAATTCTCAATTAATTTATCCTTCATTTAAAATATTAATAGAAAATTGATAAGTTATATTTAACGATATTTTATCTTTAGACAAATTAATGGCTAATATACATAAACCTGACTCTACATTTTCTTTTAATGATTTATCTATTTCACAACCTACTGCATTACAAGGTGGAGCCTATTTTACAAAAATTAAATATAGGGATGAACCCCTTTATATACAAACATGCAAATGTGTTACGCGACAAGGTTTAGTAGAAACTAATAAAAAAGCATATATTGATTTAATGTTTTCTAAAGATGATGAATCTATTATTGAATGGTTCGAAAATTTAGAATCTACATTACAAAAACTTATTTATGATAAGAGGGAAATATGGTTTCATAATGAATTAGATTTATCTGATATTGAAAATACTTTTACAACTCCTGTACGTCCATATAAAGGTGGTAAATATCATTTAGTTAGAATCAATATTGCTAAAAATAAAACTGTAAATATTCCCCAATATTTATGCAATATTTATGATGAAAATGAAAATGAATTATCATTACAAGATGTAAATGATAAAACTCAAATTATCTCTGTTTTAGAAATACAAGGTATTAAATTTACATCAAGAAACTTTCAAGTTGAAATTTTAGGAAAACAAATCATGCTCTTAAATGATAAACCTTTATTTAATTCATGTATCATAAAAAAAAATAATTATAAAGACCAACTAGTAAATGATAAGAAAACCGAAACTCTTTCAAATATACAAACTTTAGATAATGATGAAAACTATTTAGATCCTTTAGAAGAAATTATGAATAAAAATAATTCTGACAATTTAGAAGATAATAAAATTTCAACGGAAGCAAATAATAATACTGATAAAATTACTTTAGAAGATACTGACAATACTAAAAATATCATTATTAAAGAAACAAATGATACATCTAATGATAATAAAGAAGAACTTAAGGAAAATATAGAATCCAATAATACAAATATTTCTGAAATAGAAGAGGTTAATTTAGAAATACCTCAAGAATCCAATACTATTACTCTTAAAAATCCAAACGAAGTTTATTATGAAATTTACAAGGTTGCAAAAGAAAAGGCCAAAAAAGCCAAAAAAGAAGCTATAGCCGCTTATTTAGAAGCAAAGAAAATCAAAAACACATATATGTTAGATAATTTAGATAGTTCTGATTCCTCTTCAGAAGAAGAAGAATATTCTGATTCAGAATCCGAAGATGTACAAAATTCTGTTAATGAGATTGTAGAACAATTAACTTAATTTAGGTATTTAGAATATTTTTATTGTTTCATTTTCATAAAAATATTTTATCATTTATTTTATATAATGAACTTCAAAGATCTTAAGAAAGTCAAGGTTGAACATGTCATCATTTTCTTATTTGCAGCTATGGCATTATTCTATTTATGGAATTCTTATAACTCTAGCTTATACAAAGACCAAAATACTGAACAAATGAGCCTAAGAAGAAGGCAAAAATTATATCAAGATGCTGCTGGTGCCGGTGCTGCTGGTGTACAACCAGCCATGCCTATGGGTCAAAATGAAACTTATGCATCTGCTACTGGTATGTCTACCCCTAGTCAAGGTATGCCACCATCTTGCTCAAGAGAACCTGTTGCTGATCCAAAGGAATTACTCCCTAAGGACATGAATAGTGAGTTTGCTCAATTAAATCCTTCCGGAAGTGGTGATCTTGCTAATGTTAATTTATTAAGATCCGGATATCATATGGGTATTGATACTGTTGGTAATACTTTAAGAAACGCTAACTTACAACTCAGATCCGAACCTGCTAACCCTCAATTAAATGTTGGTCCATGGAACAATACTACTATTGCCCCTGATACCATGAGAGTCCCTCTTGAAATCGGTCAAGGACAACAATAAATTCTAAATAAATTATTACTTTTTAATAATAATTTATTATATATGAAATTCAATTTAAAGTTAAATTTTTATGGCTACATTCTAATCATATTTGTTATTTTAGTATTTTTTAAAATTTATTCCGAATCAGATGTTTTTAATTTAAAATGTATTATTTCTAATGTTGATGGGAAAAAATATTGTGTTAGAGACCGATCTAAACTACTTAAAGCTGCTGATCTTCTTGCAAAAGTTACTGATAAACTCAAACGTTTAGTTTTTTATTTAAAAAACAATTTTGAAGACAGAAAAAATGTACAAAGATTAGTTGAAAAATTTGATCCACAAACTATTAAAGAAACTTTACCTACTAGTGAATTTACAGCATATAGTGAAAATAAAGGCGAAAAAATGGCCTTCTGTTTAAATAAAAATAAAAATAATAATGAAGCTTTAATTGATGAAAATACCCTCACATTTGTTGCTATTCACGAACTTGGACACATTATGACTGAAAGTATCGGACATAATGAAGAATTTTGGAATAATTTTAAGTTTTTATTGGATAATGCTGTCAAAATTAATTTATATACTCCTATTGATTATAAAAAAAATCCACAACCTTATTGTGGTATGGATATTAATGACAACCCTTATTATGATTTATAATTTAATTTCAAACTTATTTTATCTCTCGTTGTTTGTATTTCTTTTCCTTCTATTTCTACTGTAAAATACACGTTTGGTGGATCATCAAAATGCACATCTTTTATTATCCCCTTTGATAATTTATAATATACTGTATCACCTTGTTTTATCTTTTTTAATATCATATATGATATGGGTATTATTTTATTATTTTCATTTATCTCTCTTGGTATATTATTACTTATAAAATAATTGCCTGGTACCTTTGGAAAAAATGTGTCGCAATTATAATCGTTACTTATTACCGTAACATATAAATACTGTATTATATTCATTTCTAAAAACTGTTTATATATTTGACTACCACCTATTACCCATATTTTCTCGTAATTTTGGGTTTTGCAAAATTTTAACAATTCTTCAATATTTTTGAATGATTTTAATATATTATTTTCTCTCTTTTCATCTAATGTTATTGATGATGATAACACTAAATTATCTCTCTCTTTTAAAAAATTTACATCTAAATATGTATTCTTTCCCATTATTATTGCATTTTTTTTATTTCCTATAGTTAATTTTTTAAAATTTCTCATATCTTCTGATATTTTCCACGGTAAGGAATTATTTTTACCAATACCCTTATTCTTATCCATAGCTACTATTCCATTTATATACATTTATATTAATATAAAATAATATTTTCATTTTATATACATGTCAAATATATATAAAATATTTTTTGTTAATGAGAAAAAAATTGATAAAATTCAAATATATTCAGGAACACAGTTTAATATTTCTCAACAAGAATCTTTTAAATCCAATCCATCTGATCCATTATTTGAAAACTTATTTAGTCAAGAAGATTTGACACAAATTTCTGATAATAATACACCTGTTGAATTTAAAGAACAAATGATTTATTTAGATGATACTATTGAAACTATCAAAAAGAAAATTGTTAAATCAAATATGAATGATATTTCATACAAACAAATTTATTTATTTACCCAAACCATTATCTCTCTTAATAACATTAAAATTTTTAATTCATTATCTAATAATGGTAAATACCCCATTACACAAACCAAACTCTTTCAATTTTTATCTAATATTCCTACATTTGATTTAAAATCTGTAGCTACTAAAGAAACATATAATTATGATGACATTATTTCACTTAATTTAGATGATAAACCTATTATTATTAATGTCTGTTTGGGACAGAAAATTATTATTTCTGAAGATTTATATTCTTTTACTATCAATCCGTATCAAATTGTAGATATTGATCCTATTGTTTCTAAAAATGTTAACAATATTGTTACTACTACTAATAAAGATCTACTTTTATCATCAGGTAATATTCTTAATAATACTATTTATTTATGTAACGCTAGTGATGTTTTATCTTTTACAAATGAAAAAGGTATTTCTCAAGAAGTTATTATTTCTTTATATTTTCCGTTTTTAAAAGAATTGAACATTTTATCTCTCCAATCTCTAAAATCACAACAACTACAACTTATTTCTGATAATCCTTCACTTATTACTGAAAAATTTAATAAAAATTGCGAAAATATCGATCTTTTTTACGACATTTATAATTCTAGAAAATCCGATTTGAAATATATTGAACAAGGTATTAGTTATATAGACTTTATTTTATATCCTAATTATAAATTTAATATTCCTCTTGACACTATTTTTAAAATTATACATGCTACGCAAAAAATCCCCTTTGTTAAATATAACCCTTCTAAACGACAAGAAAAAATATATCGTTTGTATTGTGATAAGGTATCCAAAAATGGCAAGAAAATACCATATTTATCTAAAAATTTTATATTAAAGCTTGCAAAACTTATTACTAATTTTAAACGGGTTTCATATTATATTGAAGTACCTATTTTTGAAGACCCGCCTGCATCCATTTTTCTTGAATTTGATTCTATTGGTAACATTTATGTCAAAGCTGAATTCAAAAAAGCTTATTCTATTGAACAAATAGAAGATTTTATTAAAAATAATATAAATGATCCTATTAGAGAAATTAATGATTATTTAAAAATTAGTGGATACAGTTTACCTTATTTTAATTCTTTATTTGATTCCAATATCGATTTTAATGACATTAAATTTATTTCTTATTTATCTATCGATAAGTATATTAATCTTGATAGTATAATTGGTTGTATTTCTAGTGTATTTAATATTATTATTGGTGATCTTAAAAAAGGTATTGTTATGCGTTATAAACGTGTCGCTAATTTTAATGAAATGGACAGTCAAGAAGCTTTAATTGTTGAAATGTTAAATAACTCTTCTTTTGAAAATGACATTATTAAATCATTAATGGATAATTTTCAAATTTCTGAATCAGATGCAAAATCTAAAATTGCACAACTTATTAGTACTTTACAAGTTCTTCAAAATCTTAATCCTAATAGAAAATTAAAAATCAAAAATAATCCCGGATTTCTTACTAAAATTAATCAAGACCAATTTAAACAAAATATTATGATTGAAATGGATAACATTAACAATATTTTTTATTTATTAATTATTCCTATTTATATTGATTCTATTATTAGAATTACACAAGATCCTGATTCTACTTCTGTACCTACTTCATCTATTGATCAATTATGTAAAATTGCAAAAACTGATATTGAAGAACAAATCGATGAAATTGTTGCACCAGCTGAACAACCATTTCTTACTAGTATACCTACTGCTATTACTGCAAAAGATCTTTCTTACGGCCCAGCAGCTGAAGCCCAACCACAATTTTCTGTTAATGCTTTAGATCTTTTACTTGAAGATGAAGATGAAGATGAAGATGAAGATGATGATGATGCAGACGAAGATGAACTTGTACTTAAAGGTGGTCAAGACTCTGATGATGAAGGTATTGATGTTGAATTAGATGATTCTGATGATGAAGGTGTTGATATTGAATTAGATGAGGATGATGATGAGGATAAAGATATTGAAATAGATCAAGGTGATGATGATGAAGATGAAGGTATAGATGTAGAAATAGATCAAGGTGATGAGGATGATGATGAAGGTATTGAAATAGATCAAGGTGATGATGAGGATGAAGATGAAGGTGTAGATGTAGAAATAGATGATGACGAAGATAAATCAAAAGAATCGAGTAAAGGCATAGAAGTAGAAATCGATGATGATGATGAAGATAAATCAAAGGAAGTATCAAAAGAATCGAGTAAAGGTATAGAAGTAGAAATCGATGATGATGATGAAGAACCTGTAATAGAAGAAACCAAAGAAGAAACCAAGGAAGAACCTGTAATAGAAGAAACAAAAGAAGAAACCAAGGAAGAACCTGTAATAGAAGAAACAAAAGAAGAAACCAAGGAAGAACCTGTAATAGAAGAAACCAAAGAAGAAACCAAAGAAGAACCTGTAATAGAAGAAACCAAAAAAACAGTTATTGATCTACCTCAAGAAAAACCAATAACAAAACCTAAAAAGAAGTTAAAATTACAAACAGAGAAAATAGAAAGAGATATAATTGGTATGAAGATTGCTGATCCCAATCCATTTTTTAAAAAATTAGAAGAGCGAGAACCTGAATTATTTCTTTCACAAGGAGATGGTAAATATAATGCTTATTCAAGAATGTGTGCATGGAATAAACGTCGTCAACCAGTTATATTAACAGAAGAAGAAAAGGATAAAATAGATAATGAACATCCAGGATCTTATGAACATGCAATTCAATATGGATCTAATCCAAATAATAAATATTGGTATATATGCCCAAGATATTGGAGTTTAAAAGAAAATGTAAGTTTGACCCAAGAAGATGTAGATTCAGGAAAATATGGTGAATTAATACCACAAGATGCGAAAATGATAACACCAGGTAAATATATATGGGAGTTTAATGATTATAAATCTCATTTAAATAAAGATGGGACATATAAAACATTTTATCCTGGATTCTTAAAAGAAGATGCCCATCCTGATGGAAAATGTGTACCATGTTGTTTTTCTATGTGGGATACAAAAAATCAGATAGCAAGAAGAAATGAATGTATGGGGGAAGAAAAGGCTATAAAAGAAAAACCAAAGGTTGATGTAAAAGAAGCAGAAAAAGTAGCAGAACCATCTACTGTGCCATCAAAACCAAGTAAAGAAAAACCAGGATTTGATGATTATATAAAGGCGGGTGACAAATTTCCATTAGAGAAAACTCGATTTGGCTACTTACCTTTAATAATTCAAAGATTTATAAATACAGACAATAAAAAATGTCAAATAAGTAGTACAAATACAAATTTGAAAAAAGATTATCCTTGTTTAATAAGACAAGGTGTTGAAAATAGTTCAAAAAAATCATTTATAGCATGTATGGCAGATGCATATGCATCAAAAAATAAAGGAATAATATTATCTATAAATAGATTTATAGAAGAAAAAATAATACCAGCATTATCATTAGATGTATTTGTAACACTACAAAATGGAAATTTAATAAAAATTTTTGAACCACAAGAAGAAGAAGATATAGATATAGAAGAATATAGTAAAAACGAAATATATAAAAAATTAAAAGAAAAGAATATGGACAAATTAAAAAAAATAATAGGGGCATTAGAAAATTTCAAAGAGTATTTAAAAGATGCAAATAGTACAATAGATTACACTTATTTATGGGATTTTTTCAGTTTCAGAAATGAAAAGTTATTTAAAAATGGATTAAATTTAATAATAATAGAATTACCATCAGATGATTTAACAAATAATTTAAATATAATATGTCCATCAAATTATTATTCAATTTCGAATTTCGATGAAAATAAAGAAACATTAGTATTATTTAAAAAGTATGAATTTTTTGAACCAATTTATATTGTTAAAAATTTGGGTGGTGATATAGAAGTAAGAAGATTATTTAAAAAAGAGATAATAAATAATAATTCATCATTACTAGGATTAGTAAGAAATGTAAAGAAAATATATAACTCTATGTGTAGACCATTAAATAGTCTACCAAAACAATATACAGAATTTAAAACAAATATGGTAGCAGAAAAGGTAATAGAGTTGTTGAAAGCATCAAATCTAAAAATTCTAAGATTAGTATTAAATTTTGATAATAAAGTAATAGGGATAGAAATAAACAACAAAGGTCGTGAAGTAGTAATACCAACCTATCCATCAAATATAATAGAAGATTATGAAATAACCTATATGGATGACGATAGTTTATATAAATCATACCAAGAAACAATAGACTTATTAGAAGAAATAAAAAAAATAAACAAAGAAATATTATGTGAGCCAAAATATAAAATAATGGATGGTGGAATGATGGTAGGAATATTAACAGAAACAAATCAAATGATACCATTAGTTGTTCCTGAAGAGAAAGTAGAAGATGGAATAGAATCATTAAATATGGGTGATGAAAAAGAAGCAAATATAATATCTCAAAAAGGTGATAAAATAGACGAAAAAAGATTGGAATATATAAATAAAATAAAATTAGAAAGTGAAATGTATAATAATTTCAGAAATAAACTAAGATATTTATTAAACAAGTATGAAAATAAAGAAAAGAGAGAAGAAATAGAAAATGTGTCAAATTCCAAATATATAGTATATTCAATTCAAATAAAATTATTGAATGAAATGTTAAAAAATATAATGAAAGATGAAGTAGAATTTGTAGAATTAACTCCTGAATTAGAAAAACGAATGAAAAAGAGTGTAAATACAGATGAAGTATTAATGGTACCAAATACAAATCAAATAAATGGATTAAGTAATGAAAAAATTTATTATGGAAAATTGTCAGATGAACTAATAAGATATAATAGAATAAAGGAATTTATTTTTGATCCAAAAATGTTTTTATCATTTACGGATGTAAAATATAATTTGAGAGAAAATGAAATAATATTATTGCAGTCATTATTGACGCAAGATTATTTTGACGATTTAATACCTGAAACACAAAGTAAATATATAACAAATAAAACATATGATACAGTAGATCCAAATATTAGTCAACGTTATAGTAATCTATATGAAGACAAGATAGAAAAAATAGAAACAGCAGAGAAAATAGATATAAAGAAAATCTTTGAAATAGTGGGTGAGTGTGAATATGAAATAAAAAAGGTATATGGAAAATGGGAATTAACATTAAAGGATTATAAAGAAGTTGTATATTCAAATAGGAATACAGAATGTACATTTGATGTAGCAATAACAATATTAAATAATGTGAATGTAGGAGAGAAATACAACGTAAATAAAATAAAAGAAATATTAATAGAAGAATATAATAAATTATATGGAACTTATGGTGATAAATTATTAAATTTAATAAACTTTTATGGATTTACAAAAGAATCAAAACAAATAAAGAAAAACAAATTGACAATAGAAAACTTTATTACCAGCGAATATTATTATTTGACAAATCTAGATTTATTAATTCTATCAGAAAAATTTAATATTGGAATGGTTTTATTAGCAGCGTATACATTTAGAGAATTAGATAATGATGCAGCAGTATTACCTATAAATATAAAGGGTGATAATGTAATAATGATAAAGTGTCCCGGATTTAAACCAAATAAGCAAATTATACCAAAATTTAGATTAATAATAACTAAAGATAAAGATGGTTTTATAAAAATAGATAATTTAAACAAATCGTTATATGAAAAAATAAAAGAAACAAGTATAAATTTAAATACATTTATAACAAATTTTAAAGCTATAGAAGAAACACCTAGAGCAAAAAAAATAGGGAAATTAAAAATTATAGAAAATGTATAGTGGGGGTTCCGTGGGGGTTCCGCCCCCCTGCGACGGAAGTTATGCGGTGGGGGTTCCGCCCCCCTGCGACGGAAGTTATGCGGTGGGGGTTCCGCCCCCCTGCGACGGAGGTTATGTGGCTGCGCCACGTTCGTTTTTATGCGGCTTCGCCGCGGTGCTGAGTTTCTTTAAGTTATTTTAAAATATATATTATTAAATAACTTAAAAAAGAATCGGTTTTATTATTCAGTTTCTGTATCACTATCATTTAATAAGTCACGATCACTATTTATGGTATCATGATCACTACTCATCATTTGATCTATATCTGTATCATTATCTGTATATAATAAATTATTTATAACATTTGCATATAATTCATTTTCATTATCATTCGAGTGATCATATGTACCATTTTCATATGACAATCTTCTAAATCGGTCAAGGTTTACTCTTGATCTAAAAAAATTATTAGAAATAGATACAATCGTTTCTTCATCATTTATTGTATCATTCGTTTCTGAATTTGTTTCTGTTGTGTTTTCTGATGCAAATACTTCTTTAATTAAAGGTATTACTTCTCTATTTAATATACTTAATTCATTTTCATTATATTTATAATTGATTGCATATGTATTCAAATTCCCTATATTTACATCTTTCATATTTTCATCTATAACAAAACTTCTTTCTTCTAATAATATACAATCTATAGGTGGTATGGTAAAACTACTACCAGTAAATAATCCTATACTATTAAATCCATGTACATATTTTAAACTACTTAATTTATATATGCTTCTTATATGACGTGAAAATATTCTTCTTCCAAATAATGGATTCTTTTTTTTGAATTCTTTTAGTTTTATTTTTAATTCTTTTGTTTTGTTATGTTTTATTTTATTTTCTAAACTAAGAGTTGCATTAAAGTAAAAGGGTAAATATAGTTCAAATGTTTTTAATAATTTACTACAAGGAAATTTTTTATCTATAGTTATTTTCATACTCTTAGGCACTAGAGTATTATAAAAATATATCATTTTTTTAATATGATATGTTTTTTTGACATGATCTAAATTAGACCATTTACTTATTAAATATTCTCTTATTAAATATTCATTATTATCTACAAATGAATTTAATTCAAAGTTACTTTTATAAAATCTCTCTAGTAATAAGGGCATACTTATGGATGAATTTTTTATTTTCCAATAAATATTAAATATGTTTGCATATGATAATAATGAATTATCATAAGGATTTTTTATAGGTTTCGCATCTGAAAAAAAATTATAATTAAAGGTTAATGAATTATTTATTATTTTTATCAAATCACTCAAATTAAATGTGTATAATCTATTATTAATTATTAAATTCATTAAAAAAAGTGGGTTAATTTCTTCAAATGGAACAAAACTTAAATCATATTTGATATCATATTTTTTAATATATCGTAATCTTATTCTATTTTTTAAGTTTAATAAGGCAAAATATTTTTTTTGTGCATTATAAATTATTTCCATAAATATTTGTTTTACTTCATTACTTACAAATATATTATTATATACTTCGCCAATTAATTCTATTTTTGTTTTTTTTAAAAATGGATTATTTTCATAAAAAAAAATATGATTATTTGAATCTATATTATACCTATTTATATAATATGTTAAATAATTATTATTTTGAATATGTGTAGAATGATAATTTAATAATTTATAAAAAGTACTCATTAAATGCTTAATAATTATTAAATTATCTATTTAAATATTTATTTATATTTTTAATTTTAAAAATCCAATTCATAATCATCATCATCTTCACCGAGATCTACTTTCTTAATATTATTTAGATTACTGTCGATTTCTAATTCTGATGGACCACACTTTTCATCTGATGCAGTCAAGTTACCAAATGCCTCATCGATTTCCTTTTCATCATCATTTATTTGTAATTCTTCTACATCTTGTTGGAGCAATTGCTTCATATCTGCAAGTACTTGAAATGCTGCGGTTCCAAAGTATCCTTCTTGACCACACATGACATTTGCAGATACACCACGCATAGGATCAAGTTCAGCATGTCTTGCAGCTTTCAAAAACATTTCAGGTGTTTCTTCAAATGATGCCTTCGCTATTGGTCCAATATCATCATTATTAATACCATGTCTAAATATTGATATCATCTTAGATGAATAACACATTCTATCACATAAAATACTGAGATGATGATAATTGATATATGTACTATCAAATTCAATCACTTCAGTCAACTCATTAAAGATTGCGTTTCTTGCAGCTTCAATACCAAACACTCTATATATTTCTTGAATATCATTACTAACTGTCTTATTTACATTAATATTATCTAATGCCAATATTTCCATTAAATTAGTACCTACAGTATCTAATACCCATGCCTCTTTTTTAATAAATTTACCATCCGTTTTTTCGACATTATCAGTAATTTTTCTCAATATGACTTTATTTATATTTTTAACACCTCTTAATACAATATTATTTAAAATGTTATCTTGAAAATTTTTCAACAAATATATTTCATCTGACTGATCTAGAGGATTTATTTTGCCCTGTTTCTTTTTATTGTTTAATACATTTTGTAGTCTTAATCTAAATACTAATTTATCAGAATTATAATCTGAATACACACATGATACTTCATCTTCATAACTACTTGTAATAGCAAAATTAATATCATCCATAGTAATTTTTTTATCTAACATAGATTCTTTATCCATTACCATTCTAACAATCCACTTAGATTTTTGTTTAGGATCAGATATTTCAGATCCTGTACATTCATTCACAATATTCTCAAAGTCATAATATTGTATGAGTGTATCTGTATCTTCATCTATTAATGAATTCAAATCATCAGGATCAAAACAAATTTCTATAGCTGACACAATTTCAGCCAATTTTGTATGTTCGATTTCCGGAATTAATTCTTGTGCACGATCAATACTAGATTCTTCGTCTTTATTCAAATAAATAGTAACTGACGGATTCTTTGGATTATCAGATAAAGACAATATTTCTTCAATTCTAGGTACACCACGTGTTACATTTGATTTAGATGCAACACCTGCAAAATGGAATGTATTCAAAGTCATTTGTGTTGTTGGTTCACCAATTGACTGTGCTGCAATCATTCCCACCATTTCACCAGGTGCAATCAAAGATTCTTTATATAATTGTACTATATTATCCAATAATGTTACCAAAGATTTTCTATTAAATCTCTTAACTATTAAAAGATCCTTTGGTGACAAATAATAGTAGTATAATACTTTGAATAAATCACTTGGTTTACTATATGTTAATAAATTCATTTTCTTGAAATTATTTTCAATCAATTTAAATGCTTCCAAAGGTGTTATATCAATCAAAGAATTCTTATTAATATGCTGTAATCCTTGAATATTATTAATAATGTGCATGAAGAATACAGGTAAATGAACCATTTTTCCATCTCGATATTTAAAGACATTTTCTACAATTTCATCTCTTTTTTCTATCATGAAGTCAATATATTCTTTACACTTTTCATTCAATTCTTTTTGTTGGTTTTTTATTCTCTTTGCAGCACCTTGAGTATAAGCACTAATAAATATTCCATCATTTTCATCTTTTGGCATATTAAAATGTGCATATATTTCTTCTAAACTCTGTCCAACTAATGGTAATATTTGGTTTTCAACTTTAACAGTATCAACACCATCATCTCCATATTGAAATTGGATAATTTTTTGTTTATTATTTCTAACAGTTTTATCATACTCTACTTTAAGGTCTTCTAAACCTTTAATTAATCTTCTTTGAATATAACCTGTTTGTGACGTTTTTACTGCTGTATCAATCAAACCTACACGACCACCCATAGCATGAAAGAATAATTCTTCAGGACTTAATCCAGCAATAAATGAACTTTCTACAAATCCACGAGCACCAGGAGAATCATCATATTTGGTAAAATGTGGTAATGTTCTATTTTCAAAGCCATATGGGATTCTTTTTCCATCAACAGTTTGTTGACCTAAGCATGAAATCATTTGAGATATATTAATATCACTACCCTTTGAACCAGCATTTACCATAATAACAAATCTATTATTTGCGTCCAAACTCTTTCTTCCTAATTTTCCTGCTTCAGAAGTTGCCTTATTTAAAATATTTGTTACTTGTGTTTCAAATTCCTCTTCATTTGTTTTTCCTGTTTTATTTTCAAAAATACCAAGATGAGTTTGATCAATCAAATTTTTTACTTCCTTTTTCTTATTTGTAATTACTTCTGCAATTTTTTCATTTGTAGCTTGGTCTGCAATTAAATCACTTATTCCTACACTAAAACCACTAGTTTTCATGTATTCTGTAATAACATTTTGCAAATTATCTACATAATCAGAACTTGCCATATTTCCATAATAATTGCAAATTCGTTGCAATAAACCTTTACCACCCTTTCCTAATGCACCTCTTTCCAATTGTCCACGCATATATTCACCATTCACTATTTCTAGTACATTATTCGACGTCTTGAAATTTTCCTCACCTTCTACAAAATTTTCTGTTGCAAATTTTATTGAAATAGGTGGTGTGATTTGACTCAAAATTTCAAAGTTGGATATCTTTTCTGATTTCAATTTAGCTGTATCAATTTTATTAAATGACATTAATAAATTCATAGCTGTTCTTTGATCAAAATTGATATTTTTTCGTGTAAAACGATAACACCCCAACATCGAATCCTGAAATATACCAACAATTGATGCATTATTTGCTGGACTAATTATTTGATATGGTACTGCAGCTAAATTCTTTAATTCTGCTTCTGACTCTTCATCTTGAGGCATATGTAAATTCATTTCATCACCATCAAAATCTGCATTATATGGCTTTGTATCACCTACATTCATGCGAAATGTATCTCCTTTATACATAATTACTGCAATATGACACATCATACTCATTCTATGAAGTGTAGGTTGACGATTAAATAATACACCATCACCATTCATCATATGACGATGTACTATATCTCCATCAAACAAATCAATATTTGTTCTATCTGCATAACGTAATGTTATTTGTTCACCATTCTTTCTCTCTAGAATTTTAGCACCAGGATATACATCAGGTCCATTTCTTATCAATTTCAATAAATAATTTTTATTCATTTTATTAACTGTTACTGGCTTTGTTATATTTTTTGCAACTTTAAGAGGAATACCTAATTCTCTAATAGATAAATTAGGATCAGGTGTAATTACAGATCTTGCTGAAAAATCTACTCTTTTTCCCATTAAATTTCCTCTTACACGACCACCTTTTCCATTTAATCTCTCTTTAATCGATTTTAATGGTCTTCCTGATCTTTGAGCTACAGAAGCTACTCCTGGAATTTTATTATCTACTTCTGTTGCTACATAATATTGTAATACTGTTGCCCAATCATCAATTATATTTGCATTTGCACCTTCTTGAATCTTCTCTTGTAATGTCTTATTAGCCTTGATTATATTTACTAATATATGACTAATATCATCTTCACTACGTTGTTGTCCATCCATTTTAATAGATGGCCTTACTGCAGGAGGTGGTACTGCTAATACTTGACATATCATCCAATCCGGACGCGAATAAATCGGACTGAATCCCATAAAACTAACATCTTCATCTGATATTCTTCGAAATATTTTTAATACTATTTCCGGAGTTAATTTCATATTTAGTTTCTCCTTATCTGCATCATCTAATCCTTCTACAGCATCCCATTCAGCAAATAATGTTGCTAAACCCTCCTTTTTTATACGTTTAGGCTGTATACATCCACAACCATCTTGACTCTCATCACCACATCTTTTTACTTTACTTGCTAAATCGAATACAAACTTCCAACGATCATCTGCATTCATATTTAACACTTGCTTATACGACTCCTTTCCAATTTTTAATTTACTACATTTTATACACACACATCTTAATATTTTTATTATTGTACTCAAATATTGAATATAAAATACTGGTCTTGCCATTTCAATATGTCCATGATATCCAGGAGTCTCCATATAATCTAACCCATCTGTTGGACATATTAATCCGGGCTCTAATACACCTAATCTTGGATCAAATAATCCACCAATTACTGGTTTATTATTAATATATGTATCACGTGAAGTAATTTCTGCTACAGATCCTTTTCTTATTTCATCAGGTGATAATATACTAAATTGAATACCTATTATTTTTGTACTTTTTTGTTTAGGGATTGTTTCCTTTCCAGTTTTATTGGCCATACTTCCTTATATTATTATATTATATTTAACTTATTTATTTTCAATTTTATTTTTAAATATTAAAAAAAAAATTGAAGATAAATTATTTAAATAATTTCTATATATATATTTTAATATGGTTCGCTCAAACGATCAAAACAATACTAACACTTATAACACAAGATCTAAAAAATCTCGTGAAGAGGATAAAAAGAAGAATTTAAAGAAGGGTTGTGATTCAGATAGTAGTGATGATGATGAATTGAGTACCGGAAGTGGAAGTGATAGTGAAGAGGAAATTAACATGAAGGTCTATAAAAAAATATTAAATAAATCCGACGTTCTTAAAAAGCTTGCTTCTAGTAAAAATTCTAAATCTAAGAAAAAGGATGACAGTAAAAATAAGGATGACAATAAAAAATCTTCTAAAAAAAAGTCTAAAAATAAGAAGAAGGCTCCTATTGTAGAATCTGAAGATGAATCCGAGGAAGATTCTGATTTTGAAACTATTGAGGATTCTGATGAGGAATATGATGATGATGGTGATGATGATGAAATCATTAATGTTATGGATTCCAAAAAGAGTAAAAAAGGATTTAATATTATATTCACTATTGGAGATCCTTTAAGAGATGAAGATGAAGATGAGGATGATGACGAAGACTATGATGAAGATGAGGATGAAGATGAAGAAGAAGATGATTCCGATTCCGATGAATCAGATGACGAAAAGGATATTGAAGGAAATAAAGTTTCATTTGAAAGTAAAATGAAACAAATTGAAACAGTTAGAGAGACTCTTAATAAAATTTTAGAATCTGATGCGAAAAATAAGATTGCTATTGATGGTCTAAAAGAGCTGGATAGAAAGGAGAAGAAATTGAAAAAATATGAAGATAAAATGAATGATAAAATTAAAACAAAGAATGTAAAAAAATTTAGAAATCTTGTAAATCAAAGGAGTTTGATGAATGATTTTAAATTCTTTAAAGAAAAATTATCAGTCGATGAACAACAAAAAATTATTCATGAAGTGGAAGAAATTAATAAAGTGAATCTTGTTCAAAAGCCTTATAGATTATCATTATTGGAATGTGATATTCCTGCTAATTTAAAAGCTATTGCATTAAATAAAATATCATCTTTGCGATTTATGGATCCTGGTTCCGGCGAATATTATAAAATTAAAAATTGGGTTGATACATTTATGCAAATCCCTTTTAATAATTTCAAATCATTACCATTAACTATACATGATGGTGTCGATAAATGTAGTGAATATATGGATCAATCTAAACAAATATTAGATGAAGCTGTATATGGGCTTGATGATGCAAAAATGCAAATTATGCAAATGATTGGTCAGTGGATCTCTAATCCAAAGGCTGTAGGTACAGCTATTGCTATTAAGGGACCTATGGGTACAGGAAAAACCACACTTGTAAAAGAAGGTATTAGTAAAATTCTAAATAGAGATTTTGCATTCTTAGCTCTTGGAGGTGCTACAGATAGTTCATTTTTAGAAGGTCATGGTTATACTTATGAAGGTAGTACATGGGGTAAAGTTGTAGACATTTTGATAAAATCAAAATCTATGAATCCAGTTATTTACTTTGATGAATTGGATAAAATTAGTGAAACTCCAAAAGGTGAAGAAATTGCTGGTATATTAACCCACTTGACAGATACTAGTCAAAATAGTCAGTTTCATGATAAGTACTTTTCAGAAATTGATTTTGATTTAAGTAAATGTTTATTCATCTTTAGTTATAATGATGAATCCAAAGTCAATCCTATTCTACTGGATAGAATGTATAAAATTCAAACCCAAGGATATGAAAAGAAGGATAAGCGTGTAATTAGTAATCAATATTTAATTCCAAAAATTCAGGAACAAGTCAACTTCAATAAAGAAGATATTATTATTCCTGACGAAACGATTGATTATATTGTTGAAACGTATACTGAAAAAGAAAAAGGTGTAAGAAATCTAAAAAGGTGTTTAGAAGTTATTTATACTAAATTGAATTTATACAGATTAATGAAGCCCGAGTCTAAATTGTTTGAAAAGGAGACTACATTAAAGGTTGAATTCCCATTTACTGTTACATCTGAAATAGTTAAAAAATTGATTAAGAAAGATGAACCTAATACTAGTCTCTATGGATTATATGTTTAAAATTCATTTAAAGATTGTTTATGTATTAATAAAATATGAATAATATTATTAGTAATAATAATGTTTTTTTATTGCCAAAAATAATATCTAATTTGAAACAAATTAAATATTATACAGATGAAAATTTAGATTTATTACAAAGTATTCAACTTGATGATGAAAATATTTTTGATTTATTTAAAACAAATATTAATGAATTAATTAAAGTCAATTATCAAATATTAATTGATAAAAATGAAACATATTTAACTACTAAGTGTGACCATAAATGGTATATCGATTATATAGATAAAAATATAGAGGGTGATTTATTGCAAATAGAATATTGTGAAAAATGCTTTATAAATAGAAAATAAAGATTTAATATTCAGCAGGAGCAATTGTTCTATTTCCACCTCTTTCATTTATATAGTTAACTTGCTCTGTTGTAATGCATGCACAACCGGTACTTGAACTATATGTTGATGGACAACATTCAGGTTTGAATTCATTATCAGCAAACATATATAATTGTCCCTCAGGTAAAGGAACTGGGGTACCTTGGTATTGAGCCCACTTCTTTTGTGTCTCTGTATTTCCCATAGATTTTGCATAATCGTCTGCTTTATTAATCCAACTATTCATGACTCCATCTCCCATATTATCATCTAAAGAACTTCCCATATTTTTCATAGATTCCATAGTATTTGTTCTGCAAGAACAAAATAAATTTACGCCTAATATAATACCAACTACTATAGATATTATTATTATTTCTAAACGACAAGACTTGCCAAATATCTTTACTTCCATTATAAATAATTAATAGATAAAAAATTTATTTCAACGCCTGTAATAATCTCATATTTTCTAAATCTAAATACTTGTCTATACAACTATTATAATCATAATACTTTACTCCATTTATAAAAAATGTCTTCTTATCTGTTAATAAATTGTAAATTGTTTTTCTTTTTTCTTTTTCTCCATATAAATCGGTTGTTGATATCATTCCTAAATCATTATCGCATATTTGAAGATTTGGTCCTCCAATTATTGTATTATTATTTTCTAAACTATATTTCTTTATTTCTAAATCTTCACCATGTATTCTTACTACTCCTATTACACGTTCTCCAAATCTTAATACATCATTTACTTTTACTTCACTTATATTTATATTATGTCCATCCATTAATTCTATTTTTGTCTCTTCGTCAAATCCACCATCTAAATACTTGTGGATATCTTTCAAATCGAAATTATTATTAAATAATACACTACATTTCGATTTTAGTTCATCCATTTCTTTTTTATCTAAATCATCCCAATCACCAAATATTTCATTATTTATTTTTATTATTTTCTTTTCTGTATTTACACAATATACATATTCACGTTCCATATTTGTTTCTTTGCTATTTGGATGATCTTTTACTTTTATTTTATTATTATTATAAAATACACCATGATTGTCTGTTACATATATTCCATTTAATTCATATATTTTATCTGTTACTACAGCTAATTTCATTACACTTGTTACTCTATTTCCATCTTCTAATATTTCACCTGGAACAATATTATTGATTGTTTTATATGTTCCATTATTTAATTTCAGTTTTGTTTCCTCCACAAAACATCCAGGTAAACTTGGTGGAGAACCAACATGAATTTTTAATACCGAAGTAGAAATTACAATAATCTTCACTAATATATATAATATTATTATAAATATTATAGTTGATGGGAGTGAAGCAGGAAATCCTATTATTGGTATTGCTATTAATACTATTATTGTTGCAGCCAATCCACCTAATATTACTATGCAAAATTCTACTATTGACCCTACAGCTGATTTTAATGTATCATATGTTCCAAATAATGTATACATGCCTGCTGTTGTTAATCCTTGAGTTTTATTCATAGAATCCTTTATTTTTATTATTATGTATACTAATGGTTGTACTATATTTAATACACGACCTAATATTTGTGTTGATACATCAGTTGCTTGGTTTCTTAAATTATTCATATATGCCCGTATTGTTTGTATCATTTCACTAATTAAACTTAATGCATTTTGTAACACATGTAAAGCGTAATATACTGGAGCCAAAAATAAATTTCCTAAATCAGCTACTATATTTTGAATACACCCTGTAAAATTTGCTTGTGTTGCTTCAAATGGTGTTGAATCATCCGGTTTATTTATATATCCTGCAAACGGTATTACATATGGTTTACATTTTTCTTCATTCCAATTAGCCTTTATAGGTTTTACATTATTCATGACATGTAAATAAGAAAATCTTAAAAAAAATATAAAAAATATTATTATTGTTAAAAATAATGATCCTCCATATCTATCTAAGAATCCTTTTTTTTCATATAGATTGTTTATTTTTTTTGTAAAGTTTTCCATATATTTTATTTGTATAATAAATAAAATATATTTCCTATTTTATGCTATTTTTCCTATTGTTCTTAACATATCTCCAGGAGGACCTTTCCATGTACTATTTGCTGTCATTACACTCCCTTCTAATATATACATCATAGATGCCATTATTCCTACTATTTTTCCTACCATATCTTTCATTTTTATCATTAATTCTTGAAATGCTACTAAAATATTCAAAAATACACCAAATATACTTTGTATTACCGATGTTAATAAATTTCTTATTTGATTTATAAATTCTCTTATTCCTTGAACAGCACCTGTTAAATTTTCTGATATATTTCCTGATACTGACATTAAATAATTTACAGGCGTTAACAAATAATTCATATAATCTGATTGCATATTTTGTATACAATATGTGAAATTTTCACCAGCATCATGACCAAAATATCCTGCAAAAGGCATTACCATAGGATTACATCTATATTCCGGCCAATTATCTTGTATTTGTTTTATTCCTACACTTATTACATTAAATAACATTATTCCCATAAATATTAAAATTATAAATACAGATAAAAATATATCGTCGGTTTTCATATATTTTAAATTGTTATTTTATTTTTTTATTTTTTTATTTGTTCGCTTTTTATTTGATCTTCTTACCTTTTTTTTTGATTTTTTTATTTTTCTTCTTGATTTTCGCATTCTTCTTCGTGTTCTTTTTCCTCCACTCATACATCCCCATGTCTGATTAGGTCCTAATACATTTCCATTTTTTCCGCCTCCCAGTTGTGGATTACATTCAGGTGTATTACAAATTGAGGGTTGATTCGAACCTATACAACCATCACAAACTCTATCTGCATTACCTTGTGTTAAGGTTGTGTTAGTACTTTGACTTGACGCATTTGCATTCATACTTGGTGCTATTACTTGAGCACCACCTGTCGAAAATTTAGGAACTTGTAAACTTCCACTACCACCTCCTTGCTTTGATACTTTTCTTCTTCTTCTTGATTTACCTCTTTTACCACCTGTTTTATTCAGATTGTTTTGGAGTTTCGCATTTTCTTGACCATGCAAATAAGCATTTTCTCTTTGTGAACTTGCACCAGGCATCATAGGTACTTGTTCTAAAGGCTGTACACCTCCGTCTTTTGATAATTCATGTGGTTGACTCATATATAAATATAATTAGAAAAAGTTTAAAAATATATTTTTTCTTATTTCTTATAAATATAATGAACGAACATGAACGACTCACATTACAAAAAATGCTTCAATCTAATGATGCAGAAAATAATACTAACAAAATTAGAACTCTTAAACACAGTAAACTCATTTTAAATGATGTTGATAATATGTTAAAAATTAAAAAAGAATATTCACGACTTGCCATTTCTAACCCTTCATCATTTGATAATATATTAGTCAATAAATGTCAATTTTTATTTAATAATTATACTGATATTTTTAACAAAGTAAAAAAGGATGAAATCGATTTATCTATTTTAGTAAAACTATTAAATGTTCTTCATGCTATTGAAGAAGGCAATCTTGATCAACATGAAGGTTCAGTACATGTAGGCAAACTTCTTAAAGATATTTATATTGATAGTGCACTTAAAAAAGCCGATAATCTTGATAAAAAACAAAAAAATTCACAAAAAAATGTTTCCAAAAAAATTCCACCAAAAAATATTACATGGGAACAATTTAAGAATAATAAACTGTAATCATTAATAACATTAATATTATATTTAAAATTATTCCATAAGTTATGGCAAATAAATTATCTTTATATTCATCTTTCCCAAATACTTTATAATTTTTGTATAAATAAATACTTATAAAATTTGCTATTATACATACCAATAGTATTAAAAATACTATCCATTTTACTATATTCTTTATATGTTTGGGTTCATTTGCATTCTTTAATACTAAAATACTTAATCCTGCAAAAATCGATGTTGTTCTAATAAAAGCCAAGTAAGTTCTCTCGTTTGATAAATATGTCCTTTTAATTGCTAATAATGTAGTTTCTTCTATTTTATTTGTCATTATTTATATATAATAAAAAGAAAAATTGATCAATTTAATATTTAAATATTTATTTTATTAATCACTATGACCTACACACTTTTAATTGTTGAATCTCCTGCTAAATGTCAGAAAATTGAGTCTTATTTGGGACCAGGGTATAAATGTATTGCTAGTTATGGACATATTCAAGAACTCCCTGGTATTAAAAATATCGATATTTGTAATAATTTTACTCCTCAATTCGTTCCTGTTTCATCTAAACAAAACCAAATTTCTAAAATTAGAACTATGATTAATAAGTCTAATAAAGTGATTTTGGCTACTGATGATGATAGAGAAGGTGAAGGTATTGCTTGGCATATTTGTAGTTTATTCAATTTACCACTTTCTACACCACGAATTATATTTCATGAAATCACAAAGGATGCTATTACACGTGCGGTTAATAGTCCTATTCAAATTAATATGAACACCGTTTATGCACAACAATCTAGACAAATATTAGATGTTCTTGTTGGATATAAAATTAGTCCTATTCTTTGGAAGCATATTACTTGGAATTCTAAAACCGGTCTTTCGGCTGGACGTTGTCAAACTCCTGCGTTACGATTAGTTTATGAAAACCAAAAGGAAATTGATGAATCACCAGGAAAAAAAGTGTACAATACTACTGGCTATTTTACTCAATTAAATTTAGGATTTGCTCTTAACCATTCTTTTGAAATTTCACCTCTAAATAATAATATTATGGAGGAGTTTTTAGAACAATCTGTCAATTTTAAACATTTATATTCGTGTACAAAACCTAAAAATACTACCAAAAATCCTCCTACTCCTTTTACTACTTCTTCGCTTCAACAAAAAGCAAGTAGTGAATTAAATATTTCACCAAAAGACACCATGTCTATTTGTCAAAAATTATATGAAGCTGGTTTAATTACTTATATGAGAACTGATAGTACTACCTATAGTACAGAATTTATTGATAAAGCTGTTGGTTTTATTACTGAAAAATATGGAGAAAATTATGTTATGGAAAATCCTAATAAAATGAGCGAACGTCAGGAAACAAAATCCAAAAAAAAATCTAAAAAGAAGGATGAAGATAAAAATGCACAAGAGGCACATGAAGCTATTCGTCCTACAGATTGTAAGAGAGAAAAGATTGAAGATGAATGGTCTCCAAAAGAAAGGAAATTATACTATTTAATTTGGTCTACTACTATTGAAAGTCTTATGAAACCAGCTATTTATAATTCCATTTCCGCAAAAATTACAGCACCTATGGAAAAAGAATATAAATATAATAGTGAATTAGTAGAATTTCCTGGATGGAAAATTGTAGTCGGATATGACACAGAAAATCCTGAATACGTATTTCTCCAAACATTAAAGAAAAATGTGGAAATTAAATATAATAAAATTATTGCAAAAGTCAGTCTTAAAGATTTAAAGTCACATTATACTGAGGCTAAATTAGTTCAACTTCTTGAACAAAAAGGTATTGGACGTCCTTCTACGTTTTCTAGTTTGATTGATAAAATTCAAGAACGTGGTTATGTGAAAAAGGATAATGTAAAGGGTAAGAAAATCAAATGTGTTGATTATATTCTTGAACAGGATGAGCTTACTGAATCAGAAGATATGCGTGAATTCGGTAATGAAAAAAATAAATTGGTTATTCAACCCATCGGCATTTTGGTATTAGAGTTTCTTATTAAACATTTCAATAATTTATTTGAATACGAATATACAAAAAATATGGAAACCGATTTAGATCTTATTGCTAAAGGTAATAAAACATGGCATGATTTATGTAGAGATTGTAATTCAGAAATTGATATTTTAAGTAAAGATCTTGTTGAAGAAGAAAAGGTTGCTATACCGATTGATGAAAATCATACATATATGATTGCAAAATATGGTCCTGTTATTAAACAGCATATAGGCGAGTCAATTAAATTTCTTCCTGTTAAAAAGGATATTAATATAGATAAATTAAAAAATGGAGAATATAAGCTACATGATATTATATTAACACAAAATGAAGAAACGGTTATTGGTAAATATAAAAATATGGATGTCAAAGTAAAACAGGGTAAATATGGTAATTATATTACATGGGGTGACAATAAAAAATCACTTAATGGATTTTCCAAACCTCTTGATGAAATCACTATGGAAGATGTTACTAAAATTATTGAAAATCAAATTACTCTTAATACATCTATTGTAAGAAATATTAATAACGATATTTCCATTAGAAATGGTAAATATGGACATTATATTTTCTACAAAACGTCTTCTATGTCTAAGCCAAAATTTATCAAATTAAATGGGTTTAAAGGAAATTATAATACTTGTCCTGTGGAAGAAATCATTACATTTGTGTCAAAGTCTTAATGTAATAATTTATTAAAATCTATATTTATTATATATGTCTTTATTTATAAAATTTTTTATTGATAATTTATTTGTTTATAGACCATATGGTTCGGGAATTCGTAATTGATATTTTCTAGGAATTTCATCCTTTAATTGATTAAAGGAAATTGTAAAATTAAAGTTACAATCTCCAAAATCAACTAAATTACCATTATGATATCTAAACTTGAATTTTAATTTTCTTATTTTATCTATAGGTGGATTATAGTGAGAGAAATTTTGTAAAAGACCATTTCTTGAATCAAAAAACTGACTATTTGGGAGAGATGTTATTGGAATTTTTGCAAAAGCCGCATTTACTGTTCCATTATAATCGTTATTATACATAGCATTTGTATTATCAGAAAAGGGGACTAATTCATCCATACTATTATATTTATCTACTTCCATATAAATTGCACTTTCACCAAACATACATACGGTATTTGGTCCTTTGACATAATATGAATATGCTGTTTGTAATGATGGTAAATCTGTTGTATCAGGTGTTAACCATTCATATCCTGCATAATCAAAATCTACACCACTTGTTGTTTGTGTAGTACTGTATTCTTCTTTTTCAAAACCTATATAAGATGGTAAACCCCATTTTGTATATCTATAAAAAATAGTGGATTGTTGTTGACACCATGTACTACTAATATTTGGTGAAAATGTATATTCAATTTGTACGTTAAAATTTAAGACAAAATTATCATAATTATTTCCAATATATATTTCTTGACCGACTTCGTCATAATATACTTGAAAATTTTCATAAACAGCAGCTGATATACCAGCATCATTAACTAAAAAATCAGTAACAGCTTTATTCATTTTATTTTGTAATTCACTAGCTATTTGTGTTGGTGTAAAAAAACCTTCTTGAATAGTAATTTCATACATTACATTAATATTAGAAGCTAATGCATAGTATATTTGACTAGGTAATGTGCCACTTCTGTTATTAGGACGTAGAGAGAATTTCAATTTAGTATTTTGATAATTATTACTAAAGTTATAATAATTTGCTGGTAAAGCAATTTCTACTAAACGTAATGATTCTACATTTGTTAATGTTTCAGGTAGATCTATTTCAAAATAATTTGAATTTGGCCATTTAGAAACATCTCTATCTTCTGAATGAATAGTTAGTAGTTTTCTATCTAATACAAAGGTTTGTTGTCTTTGTATTAATTGATGTTCATTATTAACATTTAAATTTGGATAACGACTCATAATATAAGATAATTGGAGAAATAATTTATATTAATTTATCTTATATGAGTGCTTCAAGAAGATTTTCTAGTAATTCATCACAAGGAGATTTTTGGCAAAAACAAACTTCTAATAATACTACAATTGAATTAAATCCAAAATTTGCTTCAAATGTATCTATTCAAAATAATTTAATAGTTGGCAATAATATCGAGGTTTTATCGGACAAAAACTTTAAAGATAACATTAAATCACTTACTATTGATCCTAATTTAGTATTAAATTTAAATCCTGTTCAATATACATTAAATTCTGATTCTACGCAACGAAATCGGTTTGGATTTATTGCACAAGAAATTGAAACTATTTTCCCTAATTTAGTCTGTAATAAAGAAGATGAAGATTTAATGACCATTTATTATTTAGAAATAATACCATTATTATTACATAAAATTAAAGATTTACAACACCAAATTGATTCACTTAAAAAGTGATTCTTATTATTTTTATTTAAGACCTGCTAAACAAATAAAAATAATATTATAATTTATATGGCCGACGTAAAACAAAATATTCCAAAAAAAATAACATCAAATATTTCATCTATACCTTACAGTATCAAAGTATTTAGTTTCATGGCTGTATTAGGTATTGTTGTTAAATTTATTTTTGTTCATACTTCTAGTGATTATGCTAATGCTACTATTGCTGGATATAGTTTTTCTTTAGGTGCTATTATCGGTTTACTTATTACTAGTTTAGCTATTGCATTCCGACCACAATTTGGTCAAGGACCATGGGTATATGTTAGAAATATGATTGCTAATATGCTTCCTATTTTATTATTAGGTATATTATTAACTATTCTTATTGTACAAACTATTACTTATAGTTCTAATATTAATGATGGTAAAGTTGCTCCTGAATTTTATCAATTTTCAGGTGTTTCTTCCTTTTTAATATTAGTACAAATTGCTTTAGTTATCAAATTTTTAATGAATAAACTTTCAGCATTAATTGATGCTGGTACAGAAAAAGGCAAAATTGAAGAAACGCAATCCGGTGAAATGTTTTTTATTTATTTAATATTTTCTGTTCTTAATTTATTTATTATTGGTATTTTACAAGTCATATTACAATACTTTTCAACAGATGGATAAAAATTTAAAGGTTAATCCATATTCGGTTTCATTTTCCCATAATCCTGATATTTTTAATATAAATTGATCTGATTTCTTTTTTTCATTTTCATTAAAAAATATTTTTATATATCCACTTCGTAACGTATCATTTATTAAATATTTTTTCTCCTTTTTTAAATCATATTTATTTAATATATTTTTTTCTATATTAAATATTTTTTCTAATATTTGTTTATTAGTACTAAAATCAAAGCTATATTTTATTTTTTTAAAAAATGATTCGGTACTAGATATTGTAATTGGTAAAATAATATATATTCCATTTAATGTTATTTCTTCATTTGAATAAATGATTTTAATAAATTTACTATTATCTATTACTGTATTTTGAATTGGTTCATTAAAATATACATGTCTAATATTATATTGATCTACTGTTTTAATTATATTCATGATAATAATTATAAATTATTATCTTTATCTCATTTAATTAATAATGTTTTTTTAAATTAAAGAGTTGACTATATACAATTGTAATATGAAACTTTTAGAAACGCATTTTGATGAATATTTACAAAATGTCAAAAAAATCAATTTACATCCTAATATTAAACAAACTATTCAAGCATTCCCTTCTGATTTATCTTCTTTTAAAAATATTATTTTTTATGGACCTCCTGGTGTAGGTAAATATAGTCAGGTTTTATTTTTTTTATCTAAATTTAGCCCTTCATTACTCAAATATGAAAAAAAATTATTAGTACAATTCGACAAAGTTAGTTATTATTTTAAAATAAGTGATATACATTTTGAGATTGATATGGCTTTATTAGGTTGTAATTCTAAATCATTATGGAATGAAATTTTCATTAATATTGTTGATGTTTTATCTGCGAGACCAAATAAAACTGGTATTATTGTATGTAAAAATTTTCATAAAATTCATAGTGAACTTTTAGATGTTATTTACAGTTATTTTCAAAAAAATTTTAATAATATTTTTCTACATTTCATTTTAATTACTGAACATGTTTCTTTTTTACCTGATAATATTATTAATTCCTTTAAAATCATTTCATTACCGCGTCCTATTAAATCTAATTATAATAAAATATTACCAAAAAAAATAGATTCGAGTATTCAAGTTAATTCTATTACAAATATAAAAAACTTATTTCTTAAATTGCCTATTACAAATTCGAATGAAAAGAATTTTTGTTTAGAATTGATTCCTATTATGGAGAATGTTGAAAGCCTTAAATTTATGGGTTTTCGTGATTTAATCTATGATATTTTTATTTATAATCTTGACGTGAATATTATTATTTTAGAAATTATTAAATATTTTTCTGAATCCGAAAAAATCAATAAGGATAATCTCTCATCTATTATTATTTCTGCATTTAATTTTTTACAATATTATAATAATAATTATAGACCAATATACCATTTAGAGTTATTTTTATTTAATATAATAAATACCATTTATGGATTTGAATGAAGCGTGTAAAGTTTTGGAAATTAAATTTCCTATTTCACAAACTGATTTAAAAAAAAAATATAGAATTATGGCTCTTAAATTTCACCCTGATAAACATATTGAAAATAAGTTATTTTATGAAAATAAATTTAAGGAAATTAATGAATCATATCACTTTATTAATAATATTATTGTTCAAGATGATTATTCTGATAAAGTAGCATGTGATTATGATTATAATTCTATTGTACGTGATTTTATTAAATCTATTTTTTCTAATAATTCAACGGATACAAAGAATATTATTAACAAGATTATTTTTGATTGTCAGAATTTATCTGCAAATTTATTTGAAAATATGGATAAAGAAAAGGCTATTACTATTTATGAGTTCATAGCCAAAAATAAACATATTTTATATTTATCTGACGAGGTTTTAAATAAAATTAGAAATATTATTAATGATAAATTCAAGGATGATAATATGGTTATTTTAAATCCTAACGTGGATGATTTACTTTCTAGTTCTATTTATGTTTTAAAATATGAAGATCAAACTTATTATATTCCTCTTTGGCATTATGAGGTTTGGTTTAAACATAATAATAATGATTTATTAGTTAAATGTATTCCACAGTTACCTGATAATATGATTATTGATGAATTTAATAATTTGATTGTGACTTTAAATTTTACTATGAAAGATATTTTTGATATGGTTAATACAAATATTAATGAAAAAATTATTCATATTGGTAAGCATTTATTTAGAATTCCTATTAATGAATTAAAAATAAACAAAAAACAAAAATTTGTTATTAAGTCTGCTGGACCTAAAAAGATTGATTCATCTTCTATATATGAATCACTTCATGCTAATATTATTTTTGATATTAATTTATTTTAAATGATAACCTATTACTCCTCCTATAGCCATACCTATAAATATTATTGGCTTTAATAGATACATATTTTTATTAATTAATGTTTTATCTCTTAACATTAAATAGACAAAAAATCCACCCATAAATGATCCTATTACTCCTTTTATTGTATTATATAATATATTTAACATATATATTATATATTACTATTGATTTTAAATTATTTTATCATTAATAAATGTCTTGTAATCATCTCTATATATTTTTGTTAATTCGTCGTATTTTGTTATAAAATTTCCATCTTTATATTTTGGATAAATTGTATCTATTATGCTTTTATCTTCATTTAATGTTTTTTCCATCATATTTTCTGTCATTTTATCAAACATAATATCCAACGGATAAATATTAAATACCCAATTATTTCTGTATGCTTTTACATATAGCATAGTACTGTTATTTGTTAATGGTAATGCACTTGTTACTATTGTATTTGTAAAATCGCCAAATTTTACTCTTGCTATGGTATAATGAGGTAATATATATTCATTCTCTACTATTAATTTTTTTACTTTAAATACTTTTGCTGCCATCGAATCTTCTCCTGAAACATATTCATACATTACTTTATAATGTCCTTCATCTATTCTCTCGTATATTTCATTAATTGGTAGTGGACGTTTCCTATTTCCAAAGCTATGTACTTCTGATATATGTAATATATCTAATGAATTTTCTGTTACTGTTCTTGCATCTATATTGAATTTCTTTTTTAATTGAACGCTTCGAAAATTATTATCATATGCTTCAGGTTCAGTCCAAATTGTTTCATCACTATAATTTATACCATAATTTAATTCATAGATGGGTTCACTATTTAAGTATACCCAATCATTTACACATTTTATTTTAAAATGTGCCACATCTGTTTTTAAGTTAAAATGATCATTTTTTCTTGTTGATTCCTTTCCTGGTGTTTGAACTAACCTACCTTTTTTATTAAATTTAAAGGTATGATATGGACATACTATACAATTTGTATTTTTATCAATTCTTCCTTTTGATAATGATGCGCCTCTATGTGGACATATATCTGATATTCCGGCATATTGATTATCTTCATCTTTCCAAATACTTATTGGAGTGTCTTTTATTATAATTTTTTTTGGTTTATTTATTTCAAATTCATTTTTCTCTCCTATTACATACCATTTATGATTATATAAATTTGTTGTAGTATGTCTATATATATGATTTTTATAACTATATACAGATGATAGTAGTAAAAATAAAACCCACATTATTCTTATATATACATATTTTTGTTTAAATATTATTATATATATATTTCTCTCCATAAATGATATGACTTATTATTAGTCCTTTACTAATATCTATAATTAAATTGTTATTAAATACATCATCTATATTTATTCCTATTTCATAAAATATTATACTGCTTACTAATATTAAAATACTTGTTAATATAGGTTGTGTTTTTAAATAACTTATATTCATCATATAATGATGTGGTACATGAACAAATATCATATATATCATAAATAGATCAATTAAAGGTATAGCACAGACTAGAAATAGTGCGCTTAAAATATATCTTGGTATATTATTTATTTCAGGCATATCATGTCTGAAATGTATAATAGATGCAATTACTAATCCTGTATTTAATATTATATCTAGGTCTAGATTATATAATAATATACTAGTAAATGTGGATAATAGATTGACTTCAAATAGTTCTGACATTAGGTTGTTCTGATTTGCATGTACAAGATCTGTCATTCCATGAGGTGCTATAATTGATGTTGTTAATTTTTTTATAAGTGATAATTTATTAGGGATTAGCATAATAAAAATACTACATAATATTTAATATAATTTAATTTATATTTTCTCTCAAAATCTCTCGTTTAATCTTTAAACTGTTCTTTATTTGTATATGCATTAAAATATTTACACAAACTTATTCTTTAATCAGTTCATATTTTTCTATAAGTTCTTTTGGAATATCTACATTTTTTTTCTTTTTAAGAATAACCATTTTATTATTTTGTGATTTTTCTACAATTTCAAAATATTGTAATACAATATGATAATGTGGTCTATTTATAAAATCATCAAAAGCAATTAAACAACTATCTTTAATAATATCATAACATTTCAAACAACAAGCAACACGAAATCTTCCATCAATTAAAACAAAATCAATATTGTTTTGTTCTTCTTTAGTTAAGTTTCTCATGTGATTACTATAATTTATTTTTTGTATATTAGTGGCATTTTTACCTGGGTTGCCAAAATCTCCATGTGCATCCATTTCATTAAATATATATGTAACATTAGGATTTATAATTGTTTTTTTTAGTTTTTCTACCCATTCAGCATCACTTTCTACAGTATAAATGGTTTTTATATTTTCTCTAATACTTGCCTGATATGTACTTCCACCTGAACCATATTCAAAATAAACATTTATTATGTTTAAATATCTATAAAACATTTCTTTATCGTAATTATCCAAATGAGGTTCCATTTTATATTTTATATAAATATTATTATAAATGCTAAACATACGCAATAGAACAAAATCTAAAAATATTTAGATTAACTAGACGATGAGTTAGTTACAATCATAAGTTAAAATATAATTTCTTTGTTCTATTGTATTTTTCCAAGGTCGCATTATTTTATAATACTTTTGTGTTTTATATTCAAAAGAACTATCAATAACTTCAATATTATTAGACGACAATACTATTGATGGAAAAAAAATTTGATGTTGTCTTTCATCTTTAAAAGGTCTATGAATAAATTTAATATTATTAGACATCAACAATAATGATGGAATAAAAGTTCCAATACTAAACATAATATTTGTAGCTCCTAATATTATTCTAATATCTTTTTCTAAATTATTTTTCTCATAAACGGAATTTTTATATAATTTCAGTAATTCATTTACAACTGGATTTTTTGTGTCTTCACATATTATATGAATTTTTTCATATTTACACTTATCAATTTCTTTAATATAGTAGGATAAAGGTGGAGGAACATAATTAGGGTGTGGATGTGATATAAATATATCTCCACTTCTAATATGAATTACTAATTCATTTTCATTTAATTTATTAATATTTTTTATTAAAAATACTTTCTTTAATATTTCATTTCTTTCTTCAACGTTTTGTTTAAATATGATAGTTGAAAATGGCAAGTTATTACTATAAAAAAAATTATTATTATCTGTAATTATTTCACTATTATTATATTTGTTAAAATATTCTTCAATTACTGAAAGATCAAAGATATCAGGTTTTTTAACATTAATTTTAATATTATGTTTATATGTTATAGCTATATGTATAATATTGGCGAGTTGTATTATATTATTCCCTAATTGACCATACCAGCTATTTAAAATTATCATATATATATATTATATAATTATAAAGATCATTTTATATCTAAAAATATCTAGATTAACTCGACGATTTAAATGTCCAAGGTGTAAAATATTCTACTCTTTTCTTATATTCTTCTAGTTGTTTATTCTTCTTATTATTTTCTCTCTTTTTTATTATTTCTCTATCTCGATTTAATTGATCAAGTATTCTTTTAACACAATTTTCATAGCGAATATGTTTAGGTCGTTGTAGTTGTTCTTTTTTATATTCTTCAATTTCTTGAAAATGTAAATTAATAATTTCATGATGAAATTTTGGATCTATATTTGTTAAATCTAAATCCATAATACCATTATATCCGGGAATTATATTTTTCTTCATTAAAAGATAATAATAATTTATTTTTAATTTATATTTTCTCTCAAAATCTCTCGTTTAATCTTTTTTTAAAAGGTCTATGGATAATCAGGATTTTGTATTTTAAAATGATAAATCTATGAATTATCTATAAAGATGAAAAATCAACATCGTAGAGAGATAGAGAGATTAATTAAAATAAAATAGAAATTCATTTACAATATTCTAGGTCTTATTTTATATTTAATTTCTCTCAAAATCTCTCGTTTAATCTTTTTTTAAAAGTCATATCAGTATCTTGAAAAGTCTATATTCATTTCTATATTTCATAGATTTCATATAAAGATGGGAAAACGAATTCAACGAGAGAAATTGAGAGATTTAATTGGAAAATTCATTTTACCTACATTATCTAATTAAAATATTATTATAGATATATAGACATATACTACATAATCTAGCATATTGACTATATAATAGATCCTCCGAATTGGCAAAATGCATAGATCGATGTATTGATTTCGCTTATCGAGGGGATGTTTACCTACATCTCTAGGCAACTGTTATAGATTTCTATAGAATACATACCTAGATAATGAAGGTATATACTACATATATAGTATATAATATATTATCATATTTACATGTTTTCCTCTACATATTCAAGGTAATATGATACTGTATTGATCCTCCGATTTGGCAAAATGCATAGGTCGATGTATCGATTTCGCTTATCGGGAGGATGTTTACCTACATCTCTAGGCAACTGTTATAGATTTCTATAGAATACATACCTAGATAATGAAGGTATATACTACATATATGTAGTAAGTTATTGAAAATCTATAATAGAAAAGTGCTCCTAGGTTGTCAAAGTAGAGGGGTGTTTTTTTTGTTTTGAAAGTTTTTTTGACTTTTCAATTTTGGACATGCTTTTTTTATGTCCATTTTTTATATATGGAATAAAGTTTGAAAAACAAGTGAAAAAACAGGATTTTCACCTTTTTAAGACGATCATCGTCATAAAAGTGAAAAAAGTTAGTAAAAAAGTTGTTACCATATTTTTTTTTTATTAATAACGAAAACAATTTAGGCGTTTTTCTCGTTATCCATTATAGGATAAAAATGGATAATAAAAAAACGCCAAAAACGCCGAAAAATTATTATTGCGAATGTTGTGACTTTTTATGCTATAAAGATAGCGATTTCAATAGACATTTATTGACAGCAAAACATAAAAGGATAAAAAAGGATAACGATTTTACGCCAAAAAACGCCAATACAAAAATGCAGTCATTTGTATGCGAGTGTGGCAAAAGTTATTCACATCAGTCAGGATTATGCAAACATAAGAAGAAGTGTAAATCATCCCCGAGTAATGTAGGTACTATAATACAACAACCAGCCTCTCTAGACCCTACATTATTAATATCTTTAATAAAAGACAATCAGGAGTTTCAAAAACAAATGTTAGAAATAATACCTAAATTGCAGCCAAATAATACAACAAATACGAATTGTCATAATACAACAAATAATCAATTTAATATAAATATGTTTTTAAACGAGAAATGCAAAGACGCTATGAACTTGACAGATTTTTTAGACTCATTACCAGTAACACCAAATATATTAAACGATACAAGAGAGAATGGATTAACAAAAAGTTTAACAAATATGATGGTAGATGGTTTAAATACTATGGACGTATATTCAAGACCGATCCACTGTACAGATCCAAAGCGAAAAATAATGTATGTAAAAGATAATGACGTTTGGGAGAAAGACGAAGAACAAGATAAAATAAAACAAGGTGTTACTAAATTAGCAGTAAAACAAAGAGCAAATATAAGTAACTGGCAAGAAGATGAAAATGATGATTGGGAAAGAGACGAGAATATGCAAATAAAATTCACCAATTTAGTAGGCCAAGCTCTTCAATTATCTGATCAAGATCCCAAGGAACAAAATAAAATAATAAAGGGAATATGTAATGCTACATATTTAGATAGTAAAATAAAAGAAGAATATAAATAAGTATTTAATATTTAAATAAATAACAAAAAAAATTATTATTTATTTAATTAATTACAAAACAAATCTAACTACAATTATCTAGCTAATTCTTTTTCTTAACAATCTTCTTCTTGACAACCTTCTTTGGTTCTTCAACAATTTCCGCCTTTTGAATCTCTTCAGCAACTGCTTCCTTGGGATCTTCCTCTTCATCAGAATCTTCAACCTGATTAGATCCACCTACATCATCCTCCTCTTCCTCTTCATCTCCTGCAACAACTTGTTTTGCCATACGTTCTTTATCTTCACTAGACAACTGAATATGACACTTACCTCTAAGAGTAGCCTTAGGCTTAACAACACCTTGGAATAGCTTCCATGTAACACCGAACTTACCATTTGCAAACCAAAGACCTCCACATAGAACAACTAGTGCCACATGAGAACCCTTTGAAATCAAATCCTTTGGAGTAATTTGTGAATTATCAGGATCAGGAAAGATTGGCTTGCTCTCAATATCATATAGTTCTGCACGCCATTCGCCTTCCCAAAATGGGATCTTAATCTTAAGAGTAGGTGATCTAGTAAGATCGGCTTCACCAGTATTCTTATCCTTAGGATACTTCAACATAGGTGTCCATAGAGCATCAATAGCATCTTCACTCATCTTAGCCTTACCAAACCACTCCTTAGCATTCTTGATTGCATCAGCCTTGATCATCTTTTCTAGATCAACCATATTATTAAGAAACTTTGTAGTATCTTCCTTCAAATATTCTTCACTAGGGAATTGAAGGGCCAAATCATATGAAACTTTACCAGTCTTTTCATCGACATATTCATTCACACCCCATGTAAGCATAAGTGGAGTGGAAATATAAGTTGCACTATTAGCACTTCCATTCAAGATCCCAACACTCTTACCACCCCTGGCATCAACCTTGGGCTTGGAATACTTGAGATCAGTAGAAGGAGTAAAATCAGCACCGGAAAGGATATTCTTATCACTAGACATCTTGCTATATATAATGAATATACAGACCATTTCTTTAAATCAATTTTTTTTTTAATTAAAAAGAAATTAAATTCTAGCACGCTACATATATGTAGCGAGAATTAATTTATAATTTAATTTATTTAATTTATTTAATTTATTTAATTAATAATTAAATAAAAAGATGTAATTTAATGTACATTTTTTTGTATTACAACAGCATAATGGTGTTTATAAATGTATAAATAGATATAAATATATCTATATATAATATATATATAATGAAAGTAAAGAGAGAAAAATTATCACCAAAATCATATTTAAAAGATCATATATTTGATAATGTTTCAAATATAAAAAAGAAGAAAAAAATAGGAGATGACGATTTTAAAATACTAGAAATAGGTGAACATGAATTATTATTAATAAATCAATATAAAGTAAATCATTTGAAACAATTATGTAGTTTTTATAAATTAAAAAGGACGGGAAATAAAGAAGAATTATTGTCACGTATTTATAATCATTTAAAATATTCTCTCTATGCAATAAAAATTCAAAAAAATACAAGATTATATTTAACAAATAAATATATTAAAAGTCTAGGTCCTGGATTTTTAAATAAAAAATTATGCATAAATGACACCGATTTTATTTCATTAGATAAAATATCAACAATTCCATTTAATCAATTCTATAGTATTAAAGATACTGATAATTCTATTTATGGATTTGATATAATCTCTCTTTATAATTATGTAAAAAAGGCAAGAGCTGAGAGAAAAAAACCAATAAATCCATATAACAGACAAGAATTCAATAAAGATCTAATTATTAACATTAATAAACATATTCAGTTGAGTAAGTTATTGAATATAGAAATAGAATTAGAAATCGAACAAGATGAAATTGATGAACATAAAAGATTAGAATTAAATGTATTAACGTTATTTCAGGAAATAAATGCATTAGGACATTATACTGATAGCAATTGGTTTCTACATTTATCTAGAGAACAACTCATTATATTTATTCGAGAATTATATGATATATGGACATATAGGGCTGGATTAACACCATCGACACAGAGAGAAATAGTTCCTCCACATGGAAATCCATTTTTAGGAATAAACTTACATTTAGCTAATTCTCAATCACCTGAGCAATTGGTATATAAGGCTTATACAATAATTACAAAATTAGTAAGATCATCAAATTCGAATGAAAATAAATCTTTAGGATGTTATTATGTTTTGGCTGCATTAACGCTTGTAAGTGAAGATGCAAGAAATAGTTTACCATGGCTATATCAATCCGTTGCGTATAATCCCATATAATATTTAGGAAAATATATAATTATTATTTATGATTGATTATCCTCTTATAAATAATATATATAATGCGTAAAATCACTTAAAAAGATATGTATAGTAAGTGTATAATGGCAAGACAAGCTAAGACCACAACTACTACTCCTGCAAAGACTGTTGCTCCTAAAACCCCAAAGGCAAAGAAGACCGATGACGCCTCTGTTGAGGCTGCTCCTGTAGAATCTGAGGCTGCTGAGGCTTCTACCGTATTTGATGAATTTACTGAGTTCATGGGTAAGCTCCAAGCTATGAGTGCCCAAATGTCTGCTCTTAAGACCGAGTTCCGTTCTCTTGAGCGTCGTGTTAGCCGTGACCTAAAGACCGCACAAAAGGCCAGCCAAAAGCGCAAGCGTAAGACTGGAAACCGTGCTCCTTCCGGATTCGTTAAGCCTACTCTTATCTCTAACGAGCTTGCTACCTTCCTTGGTAAGCCAAAGGGAACCGAGATGGCACGTACTGATGTAACTCGTGAGATCAACGCCTACGTCCGTGAGCATTCTCTTCAAGATAAGGATAATGGCCGAAAGATCAATCCTGATGCCAAGCTTAACAAGCTTCTTAAGATTAAGGATGGTGAGGAGCTTACCTACTTTAATCTTCAAAGATACATGTCTCCTCACTTCGCCAAGGCAAGTGACAAGGCTGCATCTGCCAAGTAAATAAATAATAATAATAATAAACAAATAAACAAATAAACAAATAAACAAATAAACAAATAATAAAAATTAATATTTAATGGCTTCTTAAATATTAATTACTTTTTATGCGAATACTTTTTTGCTTTACGTTTACGTTTTGTTTTCATACCTCCATTAAATCCATTATTTTTCCATGTACCACTAGATGCACGTTTTAATAAATTAATAATATCCTGTTTGGATTTTGCATTATATATTTGTTTAATAGTATTATTCAATTTATTGATATTTTCTCTATATTTTGTATCGTCATTTCTCATTAGTTGATCACGTTTTTTTATTAATTGTTTTACGGCATTTTCAATAGAAATTTCAAATGGAGGTGATGAACCCAATTTAATATTTTCATTTTTAACTGAATCATAAAAAGAAAAAGAAGTTTGTTTAACTGCTTCTTCTGCTTGTTCTTTATTAAATTGATCAACTAAATTTCTAAGAGCCTTTATTTCAAGCCTAATTTTGTCAATACTTTGATTAATTTCATTTAATTCAATTTTACCACCTATCATTATTATATAAATATAAAATATTCTTTTTCAAGTACCGATTCAAGCAATAATTGGTCAATAGGTCCATTTACAACTTTAATTTTTTCAATATTTTTATCATCATTTTTAGAAATTGTAAATAAACGAACAATATTAGTTATATTTTCAAGATTTTCAATATAACTAGTATTATTATTTAACCAATTAATAAACCTATCCTTATCTCCTGATTTTCTAAATTTTTTATAAAATTTTAATGTTTTATGTAAATTAGCCGTCTTTTCATTATTATAATCAGTACCTGAAACAATACATATTTCTCTAAAATCTCTCATAGACATATCTAAAATATTCAATATTTCCTTTGTATTATACATAATGACCGTTTTATTTAATAAACTCAAATATCTTAATACTCTTGGACACCCATATACAAATAAATCCATATCTTCTGAAAGACAAGCATACACCTTATTTTTTAATACAAGGCTAGCACATAATTGATCAGCTTCACCATCAGCATCAATATAACTAACACCATATGCGATCATTAATTGTTTAACATTTTGAATATCAGATTGTTTAACACGAATAAATTTTTTTTTTAAATTATCCATTTTTTCTTGAATATTAATTGTTTCAGTTTCATCAGCAGTAGTGTTTAACTGAGTTTTTAATTCGTTATATTCATCTTCAGCCTCTTTTTTTTGGATTTTTCTTTCATATAATAGTTCCTTTTTTTCAGTTGGTGGTTTTCCATCAAATACAAATAATGGATGTATATTAAACTGTCTAAATACCGAAATCATGAGATAAAAGTTTTCTAGTAATGCATCTTCACCAATAAACCGGTATAAATATATACTAGTGTCTATAACAATTTTTTTATTTGACAACTGTGAGAAATGTATTTTATTAATAACATCAATACAGTTCTGTCTTAAAAATGTATTTAAATATCTAATACCCATTAGTAATGATTGTGCGTTTAAAAAATAAAAATTATAAACTTCAATTTATTTTATAATTATTAAAAAAATTGATTTGATTTAGATACTTAATCTTATATCATAAGTATTTAAATAATGGATTTCAAAATCGATTTTGATGAAGCAAGTAATGCTTGGATGAAAAATAAAAAGAAACTAGGAGACGGAATGTACATCTATGTATGTGGATGTCAAACGAAATCAGGTAAACCATGTCAAAGAAAACCACAAAAAAATGAGACGTATTGTTTTAATCATAAGAAAAAATAAAAAATAATATATATATATATATGGAATCGAGACCTTCTTTATATAAAAACACAGAAATAATTTTTAATAATTTATCAAATACAATAAGAGAAAATGAAGATAAAACAAATATAATACTTTTAGCTGGATTTCCTGGAGCAGGAAAATCTACAATAATAACAGAATTAAGTAAATATATACCATTTTTTTTAATATCAGGAGATAGAAAACCGTCTGTTTCGTGCGAAAGCAATACAGAAGGAATTTTTAATTGTCAAAAATATGAAGATCTGATACAAATAATGCTTCATGATATTGATTCTGATAATTTACGACTAGGAAATAAACCAATATTAATAGATAAACCATTTGTTTCTAATGCAAAGACTAAACGCATCGATGAAGGACCCGAAATATATCTTTGGCTTGATGCATTTAATAATCGATTTCCAAATGCTAAAATATATATAATATATTTGGATATACCATGGCATCAAGCAAGTAGACAGGCATGGATACGATTTGAAAATGATAGATCAAGAGGTATAATACCTGCAAAGGTTTACAAAGAGTATAATGAAATAGCAGAAAATTTATATAAAAAAGATGGAGGAGAAATATCAGGAGAGAGAGAAGAGTATGATATAACGGTGATACCATTAGAATATGCTGGTACTGGCGGAAAAAGAAAAAGAAAAAGAAAAACAAAAAGAAAAACAAAACACAAAATAAGAAAAAATAAAAAAACACGCAGAATTAACCATAAAAATCGGAAATAATATTTAAATGAGTCATTTTAAGACCATTAAATTTAGAATCTATATCATTAGCTTTGACCCAATTTTCAATAATAGAAATATTTCTACGAATGGCCTTATTTTTTAATGATTTACTAATAAAGTCAATATAATTACTTAAATTAGTAGGAGTTTTTTTAAACTGGAATAATGAAGTATTATTTTTTTTACACCAATTAATAAATAGCGAAAAATTATTAATTAAAAGACCGGTAATGACATAATAAGAAAAAACAGATGTATTTTCTTTATATAGTTGTGAACAAATTAAAAAATTATTAGAATTCTTTTTATCAGAAATAATATGAAAATTTAAACTTAAAAATTGCAATATCTTAGAAAGTTGAATTAATGAATATATACTCTCTCTTTTCATATAATACAAAAATGCATTCATAATATTATCATTATCGGATCGTTTAGATACACCAAGAGAGAAAAATGCATAAAACATACAATTAATAATACGAGCCCAAGTTTCACAATAACTTTCGTATAAATTATATTCAATATTAACATTAAATAAAGAGCGCAATTTGGCATTTGTAGATTCTAAATTCATATCAGAAAAATCTAAACCGAAATTATGAAAGGTTTCATGAATTAAAACTTTAAACCATTCTTCTTTTCTATATATAACAATTTCAGTAATTTCTTTACATCCACTAGTATAACCAGTATTAACATGTTCAGTATCTATCGTTTTTAACTGATTATTCGGCAAACTTTTCATAAAATCAGTTAAATAAATATATAAAGTGATATTTTTAGAACAATTTTTAGCTATAGTATAATTATCAAGAATATAAAACCATGTTAAAATACATCGAATAGAATTTTTAATATATATAGCCATTTTTCTATCGTATAAGTCGAATATAACAAAATATAAATGAATGGTTCTAGATTTAAGTTTACATGTAACGCTAACTTTATAAAAAGAATTTAATTGAATATGTTCTATAATATAAGAAGGAATAAAATAAGCGTCAAATTGCGTAGGTAAAGGGATTTCAGAAACAATATTGATTTTAGAGAATTGATAATTAAAGTGTGATTGGCTTTTAATAACTTTATCAATATAATTATTACCTTCTTTAAAAGTTTCAATTAATTCTAAAATAATATTATCATTTAAATTTTTGTAAAAATAATCAAAATCTAAATGCTGTTCTAATGTATTAATTTCTGTACTAATGTTCATTATATAATAAATATTTATTATATTTATATCATTTGTTAAATGGTATAAATAAAATGGCGATTATTTCAATTTATCTCTGACCAACATTAATTCATTAGCAATTTCGGGTTCTAAGCCACGTTTAAAGTGTTTTAAAAGAGCTTTTTTAGTAGATAATAATATAATTTTAAAATCATCCGGATGTTGATCAAATTTGGCATATAAAGCATCTTCTAATACTTTTTTATTTTTGCCTTTTTCGAATTCAGAATCAATTTTAATATCTTTGGATCTTAATAAGTCACCTTTATATTTACCAGTAGTAGAAGCAGCAGCTTTAGCAATATTAACATCTTTAGAAATTTTAGAATCACTTTGTTTGGTAAATAATAAATAAAAGTCTTTATTTGTATTTTTAAACTTATTAGCTTCATAATAATGGGTAACTGAAGGCCAAGTAAATCCATCTAAATCGAAATCAACCATATAATCATCATCTAATTTTCTTCTCCAATCAGTAAATTCTTTTAATTTGGTATATTCAGTAATTTGATCTTTTTGTATTTTCTCTCCATTACCCATTCCAGGTAAAGGTTTGGTATTAGATTTATTATAAAATTGAAATACCACATTTTCATCATATAAAGAATTAGATGAACTAGGTTCTAATTGTGTAACGCCAATATCAACAGGTTCTTCAATACCAAGTTCTTGTTTTAATAATGTAAATTGAGGAATAATAGAATAAGGTCCTGCATTTTTTTCTAGACATTTGGCAATAATTTCCAATTTAATAAAATAAGGAATTTGTGGAAAAGAAAAAATAGTGTGTCCCATATATGAAATGAGTTTATAATGGTCGCCAGTATGATCTAATATAATATAATATTGAGGTTCAAATGTTCCATCATCAGAGAGAATATCATCAGTAAGCTCACCACATAATAAAATATTACTAATATCACCTTCTTTGAAATTTTCACTAGATAATATAATTAATTTAATTTTTAATACACGTTCTAATGTGGAAATAGCATAGGTATCAGCCCAAAAGTCACATGTTTTGACTTTTTTCTTTAAATCTTCAACTGAGTGAATATTTTTCATAAATCTAAATTCATTAAGTAATTCTTTAGAAAGAGCTAATTCTTTTTTAAGATTAGCATGTGTTTTAGCAATAACCTTACCACTTTCAATAATTTTTAATTGTTGATCTCTCTCTTTGGTCATTTTTAATCGTTGTCTTAAATCTTCATTCGATTGACTTAATCGTTTTAATTCTAATTCATCGTCTTGTATACGTTTAACATACATATCATATTGTGTTTTATATGTTTCATAAATAGATGGTGTAATTTCATCGGAAACTTTTTTTCTTAAATCGGCAACAGATATATCTTTATCGATAGACTTGAAAGCATCACGAATAACAGCAAATAAACAATCACCACCACCTTCATTATCAATAATATTAAACTCATTACTTTTAATATATCGTTGTACCCAAAGATTAGATTTATTATCAGTATATTCTTTTTTTTCTTTATTAAGTTGTTCTTGATTTTGTTGAGGAATATCTTTATCAGTGGGTTCTTTATTTGTATCTTCGTCTTCTTCTTCATCATCAGATGTATCATCATCTTCATCATCAGATGTATCATCGTCATCAATAGTTTCATCAGAAGATTTATCAGAAGCAATAGAATCAAGAAGTATTTTTTTAGTAACAAAAGAATAAATAAGAGGATTAGATAATTTATCTAAATCAACATCATCATCTTCATCAGTAATATTAGGAAGTTGTGTAGAAAAGATTTCATAAACACCGATTTGTGAATTAAATAAATCATTAATAACAAGATAAATAGGGAAATAAATAATATCAGATTCAATAAATGAATACTTGGGTTGTCCTAATGCAATTTTAACATCATTAACTCCTAAAATGTTACTTTGATATAATGTGGCATCATAATCAATATCGTCTTTATCAAGTATTTTAATTTCAGGATAATTAATAGATGGATTAAGTAAAGACTGTACCATATTTATAATAATTATATATTTAATTCTTTAATAAATGTTAAAATTAAATATATAGAAATTTAATTGTTAAAAATAATAAATTTTGAAAAATATTTGTCATTTTTCAGCTCATTAATAAAATGCCAACATTTCTTTCTATTATATACAGTTTCAATATTAGCAGGATCATTTTCGAATTCAACAATTTTTTGAATTAATGCATCTTTTTTCAATTTACGGTCATATACTTTGTAATAACTAGCAATATGTACAAGCATAGCTTTAGTATAATTTTCATTATAATCTATTTCTTGTGCAATAATATTATCATGATCAAAAAAATTAAATTGATTTTGAAGATCCATAAAAAAAGGTTCTTCTTCAAGAGAACTTTCATCTAGATCAGGTAGATTATCAATATTAATAATATTTTTTTCTTTAATATCATATGTGATTTGATTATCCATTATATAATAAATAAATATATATTTAATTTATTTTAATTAATTTTTAATTTTATCAAGAATGTCCATGTGTTTAAAGACGGCTTTTCTAGAAATACTAGGATATTGTGTATGTTTCATTTTAGAAATAGTTTCAATATTATCATAAATAGACTGCCATTCGTCACAGTCTTTTAAATGATAGAATCCTTGAACAACCAAAATATATAAATTTTCAGCAAGTTCTTCAATAACATTTTCTTGTGATTCTTCATGTATATATGCAGTAATCATGGATTGTAATTGATTAATAATACCAATAGTTTTATTTTTTGGAATAATTTCTAATTTAGTTAAATTGATAACAAATAAAGACATAGCACGTCGTTTATCATTATCAATATTCATTTGGCAAAATTTATCATAATCGTCATCAGGAGAGCAATATTGAATATTTGAAAAGATTTGAATAAATTGGTCAAATGCCTGGTTAAATATATCTTCCATAAATTCATATTTTTCAATCAACGTTTTGATTAACTTAGAAAAGACCTCGCTATTAAATGTATTAGAAGTAGCAATATTGAAAATAGAAGTGCCAATTTTACTTAATCCTTCTTCATTTTGCTTTAATTCCTCAACATTAGAATCCAATTTATCAATCATTTTTACAAGAATAGCATCAAATGTTTTTTCAGTAACTTTATTTAATAAAGACCGAATTTCATCGATTTGTTTATCAATACCTTCTTTAACAGCGATTTCAGTTTTTTTGAAATTGCGTACAGTAACCCAATCATCAGGAGCAATTTCAGTATATTTTTTGGGTTTTTTATTGAATTTTTTATCAGAAGAGTGTGTAGAATTAAAATTAGGGGTTTTATTATAAGATGGTGAACCGACTTGTTCTGTTAATTCATTAATAAGAGATATAATATCATCGCCAATTTCTAAAGGTTGTTGCCATGAAATATCTTCAAATTGTTTTAACGAATAAACAACAGTAGCCATAGTAGATTATATTATTTATATTTATATTATTTTAGAATCAATTTTAAAAAAAAGTCCTATTAAAATTGAATATGGTAATAAAACAAATAAAAATTGTAAATAAAAAATAATTGATTGTTAATAATACTTAAATAATAAATGATAATACTATTATGGAATTTACGACTGACGCTAAAACGTGGGATGAAATTAGTAATATTAAAGAAGAATTATTAAGAGGAATTTATAGTTATGGATTTGAGAATCCAAGTCCAATTCAACAAAAGGCTATAAATCCAATATTAACAGGAAAAGATGTAATAGCTCAAGCCCAATCAGGTACAGGAAAAACAGGTGCATTTACAGTAGCAACATTACAAAACATAGATGAAAATGTAAATGAGAGTCAAGGATTATTAATGGCACCAACAAGAGAATTGGCAATTCAAATCCATGGTGTAATGAAATCATTAAGTGAATTTATGAATGTAAAATTAAAATTATTAATAGGTGGAAATCCATTAGAAGAAGATATAAAAGATTTGGAAGGTAATCCCCAAATTATAATTGGTACACCAGGAAGAGTACATGATATGATAAAAAGAAAAAAAATAAATACAAAAACAATAAAAATGTTGGTATTAGATGAGGCAGATGAGATGTTATCAGCTGGATTTAAGGAGCAAGTATATAATATATTTCAATTTTTAGGAACAGAAGTACAAGTATGTTTATTTAGTGCAACATTACCAGTAGAAATTCAATCATTAACCGAGAAATTTATGCGTGATCCAATAAAAATATTAGTAAAAACGGAAGCAATTACACTAGATGGAATAGCCCAACATTATATAGCAATAGAAAATGATAATCAAAAATTTGAAACATTAAAAGATTTGTTTGAATACATTTCATTAAGTCAAAGCATAATATATTGTAATAGTATAAAGAGGGTGACGGATTTAACAGAGGCATTATTAAAAGAGGGTTTTCCAGTATGTTGTATTCATAGTAATATGGAAAAACAAGAGAGAACAAATGCATATAATGACTTTAAAAGAGGAACAAGTCGTGTATTAATATCATCGAATGTAACAGCTCGTGGAATAGATGTACAACAAGTAAGTACAGTAATAAATTTTGATTTACCAAAAGATATTCATACATATATTCATAGAATAGGAAGATCAGGAAGATGGGGTAGAAAGGGAATGGGTGTAAATTTTGTGACAAAAAGAGATATAAGAAAATTGCGTGAAATAGAAAGTTATTATTCAACTGAAATAACAGAATTACCAAATAATCTAATAAATAATTAATTCGTCTTGAATTATATAATTAAATAATAAAAAATTATATAATTATGGAAGATTTTAAACTACCCATTTTTTATGTAAAAAACAAGTATAAATTAGAAGAAACAATAAAAGATGATTTAGAGATGGATGAAATGAAAAGTGATATAAGTAATAATTTATTAAAAGAAATATATTTGCCTGATAATCAAATAGAAGAAAATATATTGAAATATCAGAATATATATTTTACAGATGATATAAAATTTTTAAAAGACAGTCAGAAATTAGTAAAAAAATGGAAATGTATAGAAAATGAAGTAGATGTAAATAATAAAAATGAAATATATAACAAGTTTGTAGATTTATGGAAAACGTTTGAATGTGATGAAGATTTTGTAGAAAAATATTATTACATCGATATAGGTTTCTTTAAGTTTTTAAATAAATCATCATATTTTTTACAAATACTTAGTCTTTACAATCTGTTTAGTCCAATAGTAACTTTATTTTTACCAGTATTATTATTAATAGTACCATTTTTTATATTAAAAATCAAAGGTCATGAAATATCATTATCAAAATATATTGAAATATTACAAATAGTATTATCAAAACATGCATTAGGAAACATATTTGCATTTTTTCAAGAAGGTCCGATGGATAAAAAGATATATGCTGTAATATCCATATTATTTTTTGTATTCCAAATTTATCAAAATTGTTTAATATGTTATCGTTTTTACAATAACTTTAAAAATATTCATCAAGATATATTTTTAATTAAAGATTATTTAAAGAAAAGTCTTGAAAACATAGAACGTTACCAAAAAATAGGTAATAAATTAAAAACATTTAATAAATTTAATGAGGATGTAAGTAGTCATAAAGAGAGATTAATATTTATAATAAATAAATTAGAAGAAATAACACCTTATAAATTATCAGGTCATAAGGTAAATCAAATAGGTTATATAATGAAATATTATTATGATTTGCATCAAGATATAGAATTGAAACAAACAATAAATTATACAATAGGATTAAATGGATATATAGATGTAATAGAAAAAACGCATAAATTGCATAGATCAAAATATATAAATGCATGTAAATATTCAAAAGGAAAAATGAAAGTATGTAAAGGTTATTTTCCTAGTCTAATGAGAGAAAATCCAATAAAAAATGATGTATTAATAGATAAAAACATAATAATAACAGGACCAAATGCAGCCGGTAAAACGACATTATTAAAATCAGTATTATTTAATATAATTTTCTCTCAACAAATCGGTTTCGGATTCTATGAAAAATGCGAATTAAATCCATATCAATTTATACATAGTTATATAAATATACCGGATACATCAGGTAGAGATAGTTTATTTCAAGCAGAAGCACGTAGATGCAAAGAAATAGTAGATTCTTTAGAAAACAATAAAAGGCATTTTTGTATATTTGATGAATTATATTCAGGTACAAATCCATATGAAGCAGTAGCAAGTGCAACCGCATTTATAAATTATTTAATAAATAAAGGGAATATAGATTTTATATTAACTACACATTTAGTAGATATATGTACAAATCTAGATAGAATAATGAATAATAAACATATGCAAATAATAAAAAATAATAATCATGAGTTTACATACACATATTTATTAAAAGAAGGAATATGTAAAACGCGTGGTGGTTTAAAAGTATTAAAAGATTTAAATTACCCGGAAGTTATAATTAAAGAAACAGAAAAATTATTAGAATAAGTAATTTCGTTTATTATTATTTAAAAATATATCTTAAGTTTTTAAATAATGTACGAGTTTTTAGTTAGTCCAATTACTTTGTTTTGTTTAGGTATAATGTTTGTATTAATTACCTTATTATTTTTCTATTTTAAAAGAACTGTTTTAATGTTAGAAAGAGCACAAAAAGAACAAGCAGAAATATTACGTTCATTTATTGCAAATATGCAATTTGAAAAGAGAATGGGTCCACATGATTCACTTAATGCACCTAGTCCTTTTAAAGAACAAGGTGCTATAATTAGTGAACAAAATAATTTAATTGATGTTTCTGATGATGGAAGTGAATCAGATGATGAATCAGATGAAGAATCGGATGAAGAATCTGAAGTAGATTCTGAAAAAGCAACAACAATTGAATTGGGAGGTGCTTTAGAAAGTTTTGAAGGAACAAATGAATATGAAGATTTAAATGATAGTGTAAAAGTAATTCAATTAGATAATTTAGTAGATCAATTACCAGTATTAAATAATGAAGAGTCAGATGATGAAGAAGAAGAAGAAGAAGATGATGATGATGATGATACAGAAGAAGATGATGATGAAGAACCTGTTGCCAAAGTAGAAGAATTAGAAGAAGAACAAGTAAAAACGGATTTAAAAGGATTGACAGTAAATAGTTTAAGAGAATTAGCAGTAGAAAAAAATTTAATAGCTAAAGGAGAAAAAAAGAATAAAAAAGAATTATTAAAATTATTAGAAAGTAGTAATTAAATACATTTTCTCTCATAGTATATATAATGAGTTGGGGAACTGCTTATTCAGGATCAAATAATATTCATTTTGATTTTCCTCCAATAATGAGTGATGGGAGAAATTTTGCAAAATGGCAACCTGGTGCAAAAATAAATGAAAATATAAGAAAAGATGAAAATATAACTAGTAATTTTCAATATAGACAATTTTTGACAAAAAATGCAGATAATATAGTAAAATTTAATCAATTAGAAGCATGTGATCAAAGTTGTTATTGTCCTTTTGAAAAATCACCATCTATGCCAAATACACCATTTTTATATAAATCATGTGTTGAAAGTACTCAACCATATGGTTATGAAAATAGTGATTTAAAAAATTTATATTTATCGAGAGAACAATTACAGTGCCGTTTAATAGCACCAGTATTAACTCAAGATCAATATTTAAGAGAAAAATATCCAAATGCAAATTAATATATAAATATTAATATTAATACTTAATAAATGAAAATATTAAGTATTGATGTAGGAATAAAAAATTTAGCATATGTGTTAATAGATAAACAAAGTGATAATTCATTTATAATTACAAAATGGGAAGTAATAGATTTATCAAAAGAAGAACATATAAAATGTGAATGTGGAAAAAATGCAAATTATATTGATTATAATACAAATAAATGTTGTTGTAAAAAACATGTGAAACTCCCTATTATTAAAAATGAATTACTTATGAAAAATTTAAAAAAAAAGAAAATAGACGATATTAGGTGTGAATTAAATAATGCAGAAATAATATTTGATAATAAATTAAATAAAATGGCTTTATTAGAGAGTATAGAAAATGCGTTGAGAGAAAAATATGCACATCCATATAGTACAAAAATAAATGCAAAAGATATAAATTTAATAGATATAGGTATAAATCTAAAATATGAATTAAACGAAAAATTAAAAGATGAAGAAATAGATGTAGTAATAATAGAAAATCAAATAAGTCCTTTAGCTCAAAGGATGAAAACATTACAAGGAATGATAACCCAGTATTTTATAATGAATAATATAGAAAAAATAGAGTTTATATCAGCATCAAATAAATTAAAAGAATTTTTAGGAAATAAAAAAACAGAATACAGCGAAAGAAAAAAAGAGTCTTGTGAAATATGCAGAACCTATTTAGAGGAAAATGATAAAGTAACAGAATATTTAGAGTACTTTTGTAGTCATAAAAAAAAGGATGATTTAGCAGATTGTTTATTGCAAGTTTTGTGGTATATAAAAAATAAATAATATTAAATGCGATTGATTTAAAATTAAATGTTCTATTTAAAACATAATGGACGCAGAAATTATCGATATAACGAATTTAGATAATTCAGATGGAATTAATATAAAATTAAATGATCATAAACCAATTAATTTTGGTGGGGGTATAGAGTTATTAATGAATGAAAAGAAAAAATCAGGTGGTGGAAAAGAAACGTCATCAGATATTGGTATTGATGATTTAGATAATTTAGAAAATGAATTAAATGATTTATCAGGTGAAACAAGTTTTAAAACAAATAAAATATCAAAATCAGATATATTTTCAAATCCCATAAAATTAAATGTAGATAATGATGATGATGATGATATTCCAATAGTAGAAGAAAAAATAAATATTGGTGCATCTACTGTTGGTGACGAGAAAAACAAAGAAGATAAAACATGGGATGGATATGGTAAATTTAACAATATTCCAATTAATCCTGATACACCAAAACCAAGTCAACCTCAAATGTCAAAAGAAGAAACACTAAAAGAAAAGTTTCAATTACTACAAAAATTAGAAGCTTTGGAAAAAAAGGGAGTTCATTTAACCAAAAAATATGATATGGAATCACCCCTTTTAGAAATGAAAGGCGAATATGAAAGTCATGTAGCAGAACGTGAGAAGCAAAATTCAGTAAAATTTCAGGGTAAAATGTTAATGGCTTGTATAACTGGAATAGAATTTTTAAATAATAAATTTGATCCATTTGATGTAAAATTAGATGGATGGTCAGAGCAAATAAATGAAAATATTGATGATTATGATGAGATCTTTTCCGAACTTCATGAAAAATACAAGTCCAAAGCATCTATGGCACCTGAACTAAAACTATTATTCCAATTAGGTGGTAGTGCATTAATGGTACATATGACAAATAGTATGTTTAAATCTGCTATGCCAGGTATGGACGACATTATGAGACAAAATCCTGATTTAATGCAACAATTTACTCAAGCTGCTGTAAATACTATGGGACAAACAAATCCAGGATTAGGAGGCTTTATGAACAATATGATGCCAAATTTAGGAGGACAACCTACAAGACCTGCTCCTCAAGCCCCTCCAATCATACCATCAAATAATAGAGGACCACCACCACCTATGGAAACCCAAGGTCCTCATGCTGCACCTCCACCAGTACGTCCTGGTTATGTACCATTAAATAATCGTCCTGATATAAATGCCAGTAGAAATGTTGAACCTGCACAAAAATCAACAAGACCTGAAATGAAAGGACCATCAGATATTTCGAATTTATTATCCGGATTAAAAGTAAAAAAAACGGAAATTAACATTCAAAATGAAGATAAAGAAGGAAGTGTAATTAGTTTAAGTGAACTCAGAGAATTAAATAAAGAAGATAACAAGCCTACAAGAACCAAAAGAAGAAAATCAGAGAGAAATACAGTTAGTTTAGATATTTAAAAAAAATATTATCATTATATTTATATGATTAAATATAATGAAAACGAAAGCTTAAATAATTTAATTAAGTATTTTAATTATAATTATGGTGGTCTATTTATTTTAATTTTATGTAGTACATTAATATCATTTTATACTGATAAAGAATATTTTAAAGGACTATTTTCATTATGGTTATCATCTTTAGTTATTTGGTATGGTCATTATCGATTACATAAATATCCTGATTTACCTTTGAGTAAGTTTCATTCATGGACACATCACTCACCATTTGCAAAAACATATACAGGCAAATTTTTAGAATTAGGATTAGTTGAAATATTTGGATTTGGTGGAGGATTATTGTGGTTACTTGTTTTACTTATTCATAAATACACAAACAAATATTATTTGAATCCATATGTTATTATTTGGTATACTCTTGCAGTATCACTTGTACATGAATTTTATTATCATTCACAAAATACCAAAACTATACATACATTACATCATGAAAATGAAATGGTAAATTTTCAACCTGATATATGGGATATTGTTTTAAAAACAAAAGATAATAATGCAGATATGGAAGATGAAACATCTGTTGCTTTGTTTATGTTTGTATGGTGTATTATATTTTTACTTATTATCAAAAATGTACAAATTAAATTATAATTTAATCCAATATTCCGGATCCATTTTCTCTTTAATATTATTTATATCAGTATATTTCATATAATCATTTTTCCACTTTTCTAATTGTTCATCCGTTATATTATTTAATTCTGAAAAATTATTTAATATAATAACAGGCAAATTATTATTAATAAACATATTATCTAATGGAGATGTTTCTGTTATTACAATAGATCCTAATAAAAATACTTCCCATGTTCTATGACAATCTAAACCTCTACCTATTGGTGAAAGTACAAATTGGTGCTTTGAATATAATTCAAATACTTTATCATAATCTATTCTCTCATTTAATAATTCTATATATGAATTATTTTTTAGTTTTTCAAACATTTCAGCTCTTTTATGATGTGTTATACGTAAATGTGAATCGCAAAATATTCGCAAATCCTTTTTTTCTTTATATTTTTCACGAATAGTATAATACATTTTCATTTTTTCTTGTCGAATATTTTCATATTCTATACTTAATGGATCTTTTATGTTACTATTTACAGGTATAGGTAACCATGATTCAGTATGCATATCTAATCCTATTGGATAATAAGATAACTTTGGATGCATTATACTTTTATCGTAATTTTGTGTATACCATTTTATTATTTTATCACTATTTAATAATTTTTCTACCAATTCAGGTTTATAGGATGAAGGTACCGGTCTAGTACCATCACTTGTAACTAATATTACTGGATGAGTTATTTTGTTTAATAATTCACCAAAAAAATTTAAATCTGTATTAAAATATTGAATAGCACTTGTATTTCTAATCCATATAATATTTTTATTTTTTTTAATCACTTCTTGTATGGTATTAAAATTAGTTACACCTTCTGATTGAATTATATTATAATTATCGACATCTAAGACTCTTTTGCTCCATAAATATTTTTCCATTTATTTTATTATATTGAATTTGTTTTTTTAAATATTTTTCCATTTATTTTATTATATTGAATTTGTTTTTTTTAAATATTTTTCCATTTATTTTATTATATTGAACTTGTTTTTTTAAATAAATAAATAGATATTATATATGTTTGAAACAGGATTATTTATTTTTAGACGTGATTTAAGAATTCAAGATAATTTAGCTCTGAATCTTGCTGCAAAAGATTGCAAAAAATTATATACCATCTTTATATTCACTCCTGAACAGATTTCTGATAAAAATAAATATAAATCAGATAATAGTGTACAATTTATGATTGAATCACTTGCTTATTTGCAATCAGATATTATTAAGAAAGGTGGTTCATTAAATTTATTTTATGGAGAAAATAATTCTATTATTAGCAAATTAATTAAAAAATGGAAAATAAATGCCGTTTTTTTCAATTCTGATATTACTCCTTATTCCAAAAAACGTGACAAATCTATTGAAACTTTGTGTAAAAAGGAAAAGATTGAATGTATAACTGCTGATGATTATTACTTATATGACTCAAAAGAAATTCTTTCCGGATCAGGGGAACCATATACTAAATTTACACCTTATTATAATAAGGTTTTACCTATTAAAATACCCAAACCCGTTATTTTAAAATCATTTCCATTTGAAAAATCGAATGAAGGAAATATTACATTACCACAAGCATATTTTAAATTTACGGATCCTAACTCAAATAAACTTGTTACTGGAGGACGTGAAAATGGTATTAAAATAATTAATGGATTATCTAAATTTTCAAAATATGGAACTATCAGAAATGATCTTGATAAAGAAACTACATTATTAAGTGCATATTTAAAATATGGTTGTATATCTGTTAGAGAAGCATACGAGAAAATGAAAAAAGTCAATAAAGATTTATTAAGACAATTAATATGGAGAGAATTTTATGCTCAAATTTTGGATAATAATCCCAAAGTATTAGGCTCTGCTATGAAAGAAAAATATAACAAAATTAAATGGACCAAAAATGCAAAATTATTAAATGCATGGAAAAAAGGTCAAACTGGATTTCCTATTGTAGATGCTGGTATGAGAGAAATGAATACTACTGGATATATGCATAATCGTGCAAGATTAATTACTGCTTCTTTTTTAATTAAAACGTTATTAATTGACTGGGAAGATGGTGAGAAATATTTTGCACAAACCTTAACTGATTATGATCCAGCCAACAATAATGGAAATTGGCAGTGGGTTGCAAGCACAGGTGCCGATAGCCAACCATACTTTAGAATATTTAATCCATGGTCCCAGTCTGAAAAATATGATGCAAAAGCTAGTTATATAAAAAAATGGGTTCCTGAGTTAAGATCTGTTCCTGCAAAAGATATACATAATTGGAATACCAGTTTTGAAAAATACAAGGATGTAAAATATACAGATCCTATTGTTAATTATGAAGAGCAAAGAAAGAAGGCTTTAGAAATGTATAAAAAGGTTGTATAATAAAATAAATATTTATTTATATTATAGAAATGAATGTAGAACCCCCCGGTTATGAATTTATAGATACAGATGGATTGCCAATCGACCCGATTGATGATCCTGATTCATCACAAGGAACTATGAATGTAGGTGAATTAAATCTATCCAGGGATAGTGGATATACGTCGCGTGAATCAACTATATATCCTTCTTTAGGTTCATCAGGATTACTCGATCCATCAGTTTCACAACAATCGCAAGGACCTTTGAATTTAAGTGATTTAACTTCACCCGATCAAAGTGGAGTCACGACGAATCCGTCTGTCTCTATGATGTCGGATCAAGACCCCTCTATGATGTCAGGTCAAGGTACCTCTACATCTATGATGTCAGGTCAAGACCCCTCTACATCTACGATGTCAGATCAAGGTACCTCTACTAAGAGACCGCGTAGTCCTTATCCAACCGATGATTTTGATCTTGGTGGTGGTGGAAAAAAAAAATCTAGAAGAAGAAAAGGAAAAAAATCCAAAAAAACAACACGTAGACGTAAAGGAGGTTTAGGCGATGAATATTTAATAGTACCTGGAACACCAAGTCGTAAAGATGCCCCTGTTAATCTAAGCGATGTAGAAGGTTTAACATTTATTAATGCCGAACAAATGGGTGGAAAGAAGAAAAAAAGATCACTACGAAAACCAAAACGAAAGTCAAGAAAATCAAGAAAAGTAAGAAAATCAAAGAAATCAAAAGGTCGTAAAAGAATGGGTCGTAGTAAAAAGGCTGGTTGTGGATGTTAAATAAAATGTCTTGCTTTCAAAAAATTAATAATACAATAATAAAATCCAAGTAAGGCAAATGCGACAGTAAATATATGTGTATAATTTTGAGACTGATCTAATCTATTTAATTCGGCAATCATATTTAAATATTCAATATCAATAAAATCAATATTAGCAAGATGAAAAGTATCATATTGAAATAAATGATCTTCAATTTCTTGTTTATCAAAATGTAGTAAATCCATTTTATTTGCAATAAATGTGTGACACATATATAATAAAAATAAAAAGAGAAGTTTAAATCAATTTTAATTAAAAATTGATTTAAATAGATGAAATACTTATAATTAAAAATCAGGATGCAAATAATATTGATAGACGCAAGTTATTTTATATTTTATAGAATATATGCTTTGCATATATGGTGGAAAAATGCAAAGCCAGGAGTACCATTAGAAAATGCATATTTAAATACAGAATTTGTAGAGAAATTTAAAAGTACATTTAAAGAAAAAATAACAGAAATAAAAAAGAAATTAAAGATGAAGGAAGCAAAAATAATAGTAGGAAAAGATTGTCCAAGAGATAAAATATGGAGAAATAAATTAATAGAAGGATATAAAGGAAATAGAAATGACGAGAAAAACAAGACAGATCAAGTAGGAGAATTCTTTAGTTTGGCATTTAAAGAGAATTTATTTATAGAAGGAGGTGTAGATGAAATATTAGAATATGATGGTTTAGAAGCAGATGACTGTATAGCTTTATATACAAAAAAAATGTTGGAAAATATGGATGCTATAGAAATAAAAATAATAACAAGTGATCATGATTATATACAATTAGCAAATGAAAAAGTGGAATTATTTAATTTAAAATATAAAAATTTACTAGAGAGTAAGAGTTCAAGTGGAGATCCAAAGAGAGATTTATTTGATAAAATAATATTAGGGGATAAAAGTGATAATATATGTGGTGTATTTAAAAAGTGTGGTAAAAAAACATTAGATATGTTGTATGAAAACGAAGAAGAATTAAAAAAGAAATTATGTAAAGAAGGTGGAGAAGAAATATTAGAGAGAAATAAAAAATTAATAATATTTGAAAATATTCCGTTAGAATATCAAGACGGATTTTATAATAAATATAATATATAATGGGCAAAAATTTATATATAGTATTAATAATAAATAATAAATATGTAAGATGGGAAGAATTTAATAAAGAGTCAATATTGAAAGATTTATATGATTTATTAAAAAAAAAATATTTAATAAATAAATGTTACTTAGAAATAGGAGATTTAATATTGACAAATTTTCCAAATGAAAGAATATTTGATATAACAAATAACGATTCAATAACAATAAAAGTATTTACAAAAGAACATGATTACTATTTACCATCACATATTAGATAATAAGATCATCTGATAAATGGATGGGTAAATTATTTTTAATAAACGTGCAATTTCCGTAATAGTCCCATGAAACTTGTAATGTTTTAATTTCAACGCCATTAAGATAAGCATTTTTAACGGTTTCTTTATAAGTAAGGTCAATATTGGAAGGTTGAAAATGTTTAACATCAGATCGTTGAATAACAAATAATAAAATGGTTCTAATATCAGTAGTAGTAGCAATAGTTTGCAATTCTTGAATATGTTTAAGAGCGCGTGGACTAACAACAGCATTTTTATTTTTACGATATCCGTCAGGAAAGTAAGCAATTTTGTCATTAATATCAAGAGAATCAAAAGTATGTTCATATTTTTTGCGTTCTTTTTTAGAACAATCAACATAATCAGCAAGAGGTACATTTTTAATTTCCATAATGAATTGTTTACCATTTTGGTCAATACCGGAGAAATCAAAACGGCTATTTAGAAAGGTAGATTCTCGTTGATAGGATTGGATATTTTCAAGATGAAGAATGCAATTATTTTTAAGAGCAGTTTCAGCAATAGATTCGGCTAATTTAGGGTTAATACCAATAATAATTTTTGCATCTTTTTCTTCAAATACGGCCAATTCAATTTTAAATTGGCATGTTTTTTTAGATTTAGAGTCAATTTTTGAACATAATACATTAGAATCTTTATCAGCAAGACCACAACAACCTAGTGATGGTGAATGACCTAAAAATTTATGATCTTGTATAACAATATCCGCAACATATGGTGTTTTACAAGTAGCACTAGGTCTTTTTTCGATAGTAGCAGGAAATACGTTTGAAAATGTATGCAAAATCATTTTAGTTTTTTAATATAAGTAATTGATTATATTAAAAATCAATTTTTTTAAAAATATAAAAATAATATAATGGGAAAGAAATATGATATACTTGGATATATTGCCTCAATATTAGGAATAATATCTTTTGTAACTTTAGTAATTCATAATCATTATGAGCAAGATACAGATAGTTTATCACCATATTGGTTAATATTTGGAATAATAATTCAAATTTTGTGGTTTACTTATGGATATATAAATAAAGTATATCCTTTATTATTAGCTCCTCCAATAATATTATCAGGATATTTATATTTGAGTTATTTAAAAATAAAGTTGGAAACAAATATAATATCCAATTATTTTAAATGAGTAAAACAAAGCGAAGAAATAATAAAAAGAAACAATACAAAAAAAGGCAGACAAGACGACATCAAAAAGGAGGTGATGATATAAGTGATTGTGTGGATAATAAGGATCCTATTTCATTAGCTTTATTGACATCAGATGATATAATAAAAATACCAACAAAAGCTATAGGTGATAAGGGTCAGTCTATGTATACATGCTTTACTAGAGAATCATTTAAAGGGTATTTAAATGATCAAATAATAAATAAGAATATGACTTTTGATGCAATAGTAAATCCAACAAATAGAGAGATTATAGACTTTACTAATATTAATTTACAAGATATATTTAATGCAGATGAATATGCAAGATTATTAAGAAAAGAACAAGAAAATAGTAATCCAAGAACTGATGAAGATGAATTTGAAGAGGAAGATGAAACTATAGATAATTTAATTGGGGAAATTGTGGCTGAATTAGAACAAGTAAATACAAATGAAAATAATAATATGACTAGAATAGATGATAAAATATGGCAAATATTGGAAAAGCTGAATGATGAGAATCCAGGTGAATTGATATTTATACAAAAATATAAAGAAATAATGAATATATTAAAAGAACAAATAGATAATATTATACAAGATTCCGTGAAAAAGGAACAATTATATGATATACTAAATAAATATAATGTGCAATTGGGTGAACCAATATTTGGTACAGTTTCAATAGCAGAAGGTGATCAAAGAGGAGGGAAAAAGCAATTTTTATATAATCCAAATGATCCGAAGAGAAGTTTTGATGTATATATAGATAAAGATCCAAGTGATACAATATCCATAAAATATGCAACAATAAGTGATGTAAAAAATACAATAAAAAAATTAGAAAAATTGTATAAAGAAGGAAAATACAGTCATAAAAGAATATGGCAAGTAGGAATGATAATGAAAGTAAGATTAGAGGCTATGAAAAAACATAAAAAAAAATTATATCCAAATGCAAAAAATGTAACAGAGAGATATAACTTGGCAAATAAATACTTTAAATTTTTAAGTAAAAGAACAAAAATGAATGAAAAAGAAAGAAAGAAAAGTAGATTTGTAATATAATATGAATAAAATAATATTATTTCTATTATATAAATGTGTTGGAGTAAAGAGTCGTCAAAAAACGCATATATAACAGGTATGATTTCATCAATAATGTTATTGATATTTGGAAATAATATGTATAAAACATTTGGATTATTATTCTTTTTTGTTGCACAAATACAATTGCTAGAATATTTTATGTGGAGTGATCAAAAATGTGGTGAAATGAATAATATAGCTACGAAATTGTTAACACCAGTTTTAAGTTTGCAAGCAATATCATTATTATTTGGAGGATGGTATTTAAATACATCGGTACTATCAAAGAATACATCATTTACAATATTAATAATAGCATTTATATTGCAATTAGGTACAATAATGTATGAATTTAATAGAGATTATAATAAAAAGTTGTGTTCATTAGCAATAAAAGATAAAGGGATAGAGTGGAAAGGATGGTCAAGAGGGTTAGAGAATTTTTTTACACAACCAAATATATTATTAATGCTATGGGGATTAATTTATCCATTTGCAATATTTATTTATCCATTTTTCTTAAAAAAATCATTAGCAAGAAATATTTTTATTTTAGCAGCGTATTTTTCATGTATAACAATAATGTTAGCAAATTATTACACATGGAGAAGTAGATGGTGTTATCCAGCAGCTTATTTACCAGCATTTTTTGTAATATTAATGTTAATAGGAGTGAAATAATTTATGCATATCCAATAATGGCACAATCAAGACGTTTACCAGCATGTCCAGTAGTTAAAGAGTCATCATGGTCACCTTTACCGAGATCATCTTCATCATTATGAACAATAATAGATCTGCCTAAAATGGAATTTTTACCAAATAAAGTGATTTTATTAGTAGATAAATGAGTATTAACTTGTCCTAAATCATTAGCACTAATATTGCCCAAGTCACCTGCATGACTATTAGAGTCTTTTAATCCACCATGTTGTTTATTAGTGGGATTCCAGTGTCCCCCACATTCAGTACAATCGGATTTTAACAGATTACCTTTCTCATGAATATGAAATCCGTGTTTACCAGGTGTTAAATTAACAACATGTACATTAATTTTGACAGGCGATTTAGAATTTTCTTGGAAAAAAGTACAATAACTACCTTTTAATTGTCCTTGAAAAACAGCAATAGCTTTCATATTTATATTAGAAGGATAATTTTTAATAAAATAATACAGAAATAAAAGAATAAGTAGAATAGAAATAAGAAAAAGATTTAAATTTTTCATAATATATATTATATGTTAATTAAAATAGAATCAATATATGATATATTATCTTTAATAACATTAGTAGCAAATATTTATATAATATGTTCTATGAATTTGTATTTGATAATAGGAATGTTATTTTGTGTATACATTCATAATATATGTAAGGATTTAACAAAAGGATCAGATATAAAATTTTTGAAAAGACCTGATGGTGCATATAATTGTGATTTATTTAATACAGGTGGGAATGTAGAAAATAATTCGGGATTTCCATCGGGACATGTGACATCAATATCATATTTAATGAATTATTTATATATAAAAGAAAAAAATAAGTCATGGAAAAGATGGTTCATGTATCATTTACCAATAATGATGGTAGGGGTAAGTAGAGTAGGTAAAGGGTGTCATAATATGATACAAGTATTTGCAGGATATTTGCTAGGTTGGTTAGGAGCAAAAATAATAACAAAAATAGAAAAAATGAATGTAAAAGAGAATAATAAAATATGTCTATAATTTAATGGAAAGTCAACAAGAAGATTGGTCAGTCAACGATCCTGAAATAAAACAAGAAAAGACAATACAGGATATAAAAGAAATGGATAGTGTAGGGTTTGAATATTTTTTAATGAAAGAATTATATAGTGGTTTTAACACGACCAACTTATCAAGAGAATTAAATTTAGATCCACCAATAAATAATGTAAATCCAAATTTAGAATTAATAACAATAGTAGTAAGAAATTTATTAGCAAAAATGATATCTTTAGTTGTAGTTCATACAGAACAAAAAAACAAAACTCAAGGAAATATATACACACCAGCCTATTTGGCAGAGTATCTTAGAAAAACGTTTTTTAAAGATATACCGACTGAAGGAGGTCAAACAGGTATAGCAAAATTATTATTATTGCCAACACAAGGGGGTAAGCCATCATTTACGCCTTTTAAAAATTCACATGAATTAATAGATATGGTTTTACCTCAAATGAATATACGTGAGTTAATGACGATGGTAAAAAATTTTCAAAGAAGTGAAAATGATTGTATAATGTATGAAGTATTACTATCCTTTAAAGAAGTAATAAAATATTCAGATTCTACAGGTAAAACAGATATGATAATTAATTTTTTTAAAACATATTATATGTTGAGTTTTGAGGAAATGATGGAGTCAATAAAACGGATAGAAAATATATTAGGATTTCCAATAGAAGAGACATATAAATGTTATACGAGAGATGAAAGAACAGGTCAATTACAAGATAGAATAGCAGGATGTACAGAAAATAAAATGTTATATAATGTAATACAAAAAGAAGTGTTGGAAAAAAAAACTGCAGGTCCAATACCAGTATCATTATGTTATTTATGGCATCCATTAATATATGGTATACCATATCAAGATGTAATAAAATTACAAGATAAATCAGGTACAAATCCTGTACAAAATATGTTAGTAAGTTTTGTTCCTGAAAAAGAAGAAGTTAAATTAGAAAAATGTGTAAAAAATTTATTTTCAGAGTACCCAATAGTTCCTCCATTATCAGAAAATGAATTAATATATGTGTCAGAAAAGGGCAATAAATTTGTAGATATACGATTTTCTCCATCAAGACCAACCTATTGTTTTTTAAAACCAAAAAGTCCTGAAAGTTTAACATTAAAAATAAGAAGAAATTATGATGTATTTAGTGTAGGTTATATATCAGGACATACAATATTATTCTTACAAATGGCAAAATATTTTGCTGGTATAAATTTAAAAATTATAATGTTAGCATGTATACTTTATATGGTACCATATAATCATTCAATAAATGAAATATTTCAAGCAGGTAAATTGATGAATGTATTTCCTGAATATGATATAACTGTAAATATTTATGAAGCGTTACAAAGAATATTAATGGATGATGAAAGATTAGTTCCTTTAAGTAATGGTTTATTATTTAGGATTGTAAATGATCATTTTGCAAAAATAAAAAGACCTATTGGAACGAAATACAAGAGTGATTTATCATCATCGACATCCTCTAACCCACAAACAATAATGTCATCAACAGCAATAGATCTAGAACAGCGTGGTACTTCAAATCGAATGCAATCATCCTTAATACTTTTACAACAGAATTATGAAATGACTGCAAAAGAGAGATTAACAAAAATAATACAGAAAGAAAGTAGTAAACTAGCACGTGGTGCATCCGCATTAAGTGATATGGGTAATATATTTGAAGGGATAGCAGAGACGAGTGAACAGATGAAAAACGTTATAGAAGAAAGAGAAAAGGAATCTGAAGAAAGAGATAGAATGGATAATATAAAGGATGCGATCCATATGATTCAAATGAAGGCGGAAGTGAATCAACGAACAAAAAATATAGATGAGCAAAAATTGGGAAATACACAATTAGTAGTTAAACAACAAGAAGAAAAAAAACCAAGTATGTTAGAATCCGCTATGGCTATGTTAAGGTTGAGTTCCACGAATAATAAGGGTGGTAAAAAAACTAAAAAAAAGGGGAATAAGAAAAGGAAAAAAACAAGAAGAATAGAAAAACGCAATCAACGAGAGAAATTGAGAGATTAATTCATAATTAATTTTACCTATTTAAGTTATTTAATAATATATATTCTAAAACAACTTAAAGAACGCGACTTCGTCGCATAACCGTCGTAGGGGGGCGGAACCCCCACTTAAAGAACGCGACTTCGTCGCATAACCGTCGTAGGGGGGCGGAACCCCCACTTAAAGAACCCGTCGTAGGGGGGCGGAACCCCCACTATACATATATTATTCTACATTTTTTAGTTTTAGCTTTAATATTTCTATTTTTTTTACTTTTTTTACCACCATAATAAGTAGTTGTAGTAGTAGTAGTAGTTCTTGAAGGTAAATACCCCCTTTTTTTAGCATCTTCCATTCTCTCTTTTCTGAGTTCACTTGGAGTTTTAGGATATTCAAATGGTTTTTTGTATGATGAAGAAACTTTATCACTTATTTTAGCACCTGTTATTGACGCATATTGTTGTAAAATAGTATTCCATTTTTGTGAACAACTTATTCGCGATGAATCGAGAAAAGACATGTCCTTTCCTGATTGTACAAATAATTTTATAAAGACTTCAACAATAGGTGCTTTTTTCCCAGCTACAGGAGTTAATGTATATTTATCATTCCACGTATAATTATTTAATGTATATACTTTATTACCGAAATAAAGACGTTGTTTTGAAGGAAATAATATATCTAAAATAAAACTAATATTATTTTTAATAATACCTTTATTTCTAGCATCAGTTATACTAATAGGTTTAAATTGGTTTTCAGTTTGTAATTTTTCAATAAAATTGGCTAATTGATTAGGAGATAAAAATATTTTTCGTATATCATCCTTGCCTAAATTGGTAGGTAATAAAGAATTTGATAAACGAATTGTCGGAATAAATAACACATTAGGATATGATTTATAAATTTCCGGATTCAACATGACAGGTTTAAATTGTTCATTTGTAAACATTAAACCATCAGCCATAGACGCAGAAAATGTTATTTTTAATATATTAGTAGAATCTTTAACAACAGTATTAATATTAGAAGGTGTGTTAGTAGTCATCTTATAATATTAAGAGAAAGAATTATTTTAAATCATGATAGTAATTAACGAGATTTATACTCTTTTGATAATCTTTTTGTTTTTTTGCCTTTTCTAATATTTCAAGTGCATCAGCAATTTCTTTATCAGATACCATACCATCTTTATTGCTATCAATCATATTTTTTAATTGATTTGACGATAAAATACAAAACTTACTATCAGCATTTAATAAAAAGTCTGATAAAATAACAAAAACCGCAGTTAGTGTTAAAGCAACAATTATATCTCTCGTACCCATCCATGCCATCGAAAAAATAATTAATTCTCTAGCAACATTATATTTTATAAAGTCTTCCATAGATTTACTTAATCCAAGTTCAATATATCTAGATCCTATATTTAACATTATCATCACAACACCAGTAAAATATTTACTAGTATTTAAAGAATCAATATATGGTAAAATAGTGTTAAACATGTTATATATATATAATAAATAAATTAAAAGTATCTATTAAAATTAATAAATTTAGAAGGTAAAGAAAAAAGCCAAGCAAACAATTTTTTTAATTCTCTTAATATAGGTCTACCAGCTTGCATAGAAAGTCTATTAAGAGTACTATATCCTTCTATAGTAGTATTTGTATATGAGCTAAATACTATCTTATAAACAAAAAATAATAAAAATATAAAAATAAACACTTTACATACTTCCAAATACTTTTTCATATAATTTAACAATTTATAAAAATATTATTCATCCATTTTTTTTATATTATTTTTTTTGTCAACAGGTTCTTCATTAGAATCTTTAGGTCTTAAATTCTCTTCAACTGATATTTGTTCTAAAGTTGAAACAATTTCGAATTCACATGAATCATCACAAGGATTACATGAGTCATTTGTAAATTTAATATTAGGAAAAGAAGCCTTAATATTATCCATAGAAACTTCTTTACCATCTTTCATGAGTTTTCCATTTTTACAATTTTTAGAAACAAAATCTTGTTTTGGAGAAGAATCTTTAGAAGAATTAGTCATACCCTCAAAAATAGATTGATTATAAGATACAATAATTAATACTACTAATAATCCAGCTAAAGTATGATATTGTGTAGCAATTACAATTAATACTATTGAGAGTATTTTTGCTAAAAAAGAGTTTGATGAAAAAATATTCATTTGCTATATAAAATAAATATATAATTTTTGGGAATGAGAATTAAAAATAATATCTTATTTTTTTATAAGTATGTTAGCAACCTATGCTGCTCCATTTGAAAATAATGATAATAATAATAATAATAATTTGATTCAAAAAAAAAGAGAGGGATTACGCAATCGTACTGCAAAAAGAAGAGAAGTAACGAAACCACCTAATCCTAAGATTGAGGCTATGATGAAAAAAATTCATGATGATGAAGAAGATGATGGATTATCTGATTTTAATCCTATTAGTAATCCCGAATCTGCTGGTGTAGAACGTATGGATAATGTCAACATTCTCTCTCAATCTGATATGGAACAACCTACAAATATTACTGAACAGTTTACACAATTGCCTAGTGAATATGCAAAACAATATTATCAACAATATGTTCCTTATTATAATCAAAGTTCTGATAATATTACTCATAATGGTATTGGCAAAGATGAATTATTAACTAAATTAAACCATGTTATTTATTTATTAGAAGAACAACAAGATCAAAATACTGGGCATGTTACAGAAGAATTGGTATTATACTCTTTTTTAGGAATATTTATTATTTTTATTGTTGATTCATTTGCACGTGTTGGTAAATATGTTAGATAATAATTATACGTTAATATATTTAAAAACTTATAATTATTATTATTATAATGAGTTCTACTGATAATATTACTTTAGAAAAGTCTGAAATTAATTCTGACTCTCCACAATCTGCACCTAATGTTCCTCAATTAGAGCAATTATTAGCTATGCCTATTCATGATGAAAATACTGCTTTAAATATGCTCGTAACTTTTGTCAATTTAGCACAAAGACGTGGATCATTTAATTTACAAGAATCTGCAAAAATTTGGGAGTGTATTCAAATGTTTATGAAAAATGCACCTCCATCTATTTAAATTATTTTATTTTTATTTAAACTTATCTAAATAAAAATAATTATGGAAATCGGTTTTATAATTTTAAGACATATGAATAATGAAGAAAATAGTAATTATTTTATGATATCTTACAAGCAAATCCGGAAATTTTATCCTGAAAATACCATTTTGATTATTGACGATAATTCTGATAAACAATTTATAAATATTCATTTAGATAATTCTTTATATAATACACAAGTTATATATTCTGAATTTCCTGGTAGAGGAGAATTATTACCATATTACTATTTTTTAAAAATTAAACCATTTCATATAGCCGTTATTTTACATGATTCTGTTTTTTTAAATGCTTCTTTTGATTTTTACGAATCTTCATATAAATTTATATGGGAATTTCAAGCTGGATCACCACCAAGAGTAGTTGATGAAATTAGAATTATTAAGGAATTAAATAATAATGAAGAATTATTAAAATTACATTCTGATAAAACAAAATGGAAGGGTTGTTTTGGGGGAATGTGTATAATTAATTATAATTTCTTACTACAAATTCATAATAAATATAATATTGATAAATTATTACATGTTATTACTTCTAGATGGAATCGTATGTCATTTGAAAGGGTAATTGCATGTATGTTTCAATCTCATGAGAAAAAAAAATGTTTATTGGGAGAAATACATAAATATTGTCCATGGGGAACTAAATTTAATAAAAATATTTTAATCAATAATAAATTACCAATAATTAAAGTTTGGTGTGGACGATAATTATTTTTTATTTCTTTTATTTTTGGATTTTTTAGATTTTTTGGATTTTTTGGATTTTTTAGATTTTTTGGATTTTTTTTGTTTTCTTCTTGTTTTTCTTTTCTTTTGTTTTGAACCACCAAGCTCAGGGACAAAATAATCCGGTTGAGAATCCTGAGGAACACCAGCTGGATATGCAGGACCATATAGTTTCTCATCTTTTTTTTCAAGTTCTTTCCCACTTCGTGTTTCCATAACAGTTTCGTCAACTATAACATTACATGCTGGATCATACAAATTTATTTTTAAACCAATTGCATAACCAAATAAGCATATATCACTTAATAATAATTTACGTTCTATATTAATCTTATTAATAACATAGTTGATAATTTTCCAATTATCACGACTTATTCCTGGTATTTTTCTTATTAATTCTTCTGCTATTCTATTACCGGAATACCGTAATTGAGTTAATAAATTTATTGTTTCAAGTATATCGTCTTCAGGATATATAATGCTGCCATCACGTTTTGATAATAAAAACATATGTAATCCATATTCTGCATCCATATCTGCTTCACCTGGATTTGGTGCAAAAGTAAATTCTTTATCATTTTGATCGATATTTAATTTATATTTTTTATATATATCCTTATTTTCATCGAGTGCATTTAACATTTTAATAAATGGAGGAAGCATTCTTTTTTCTTCTTCAGGAAAATAATAAATCCAAAATTTTCTTAATCTAATTCTAATTACATAAAATAATTTACTAATAAATTCATCATGAATAGGTATACTATAATCTTTTGCAATTTTTTTAAAAATACTTGCATACATCTTACAAATAGTAATTTCAATTTGTCTAGTAGATCTGTGATCAAATGGTCTATCAGTATATGGAACTGCCTCATCTGTATTTATTCCTGCAAATGCTCCGGGAAGACCAGCAGGTACACTTGATGTATAGTTAATGGAATCTATATAAGATTTAATATATTCGATAATTGTGTATGGAATCTGTAATGTACGAAGTGTTGTTTGTATATTATTGCGCATAGTACTTTCTATAGGATTAAAAGGAACGAATTTATCATCTTCCATCACACTATAGCCATATACACCATGAGCACTAGCATATAAAAATAAAGAGCCACCAAAATCAGGTGTAATGGAAGAACGTTTTTTGGAGGTTGATTCCTGTTCTTTAAAAAAAGATGCAAATATATAATTTATCATTAAAAATTCACAAATGGATTGTTCATCGTCAATTGTTTTAACTTCACTCAACTCCCATCCACCACGTCTTTCAATAACTCTTGCAGCAATTGTATCAGGTATTTCAACCCATTTCCAAGGTGATTGTAAAATATCGTTAACCACATCAACTTTTTCTCGTGATGCATATAGAGGCATATCTTCATCTTGCTTATCAGGTAAAACAGTAGATGGACTAGGTTTGAAGTCTAGATCATCAATATATGTTATTTTTTTTATAGGTTGTTGTGATAACATAGAAAAAAACGACATTATTGTATATAATAAAATAATATAATTAATTTCGAATAATAGTATTCATATTATTTAGAATTTCAAGTTTTTCAATAGTTTTTTCAGTATTGCTTTTTTGAATGCCATTAAAAAGATAGTCGGTTTCAGGAGAGATTTCATTTTTTTTGATTTCTTTATAAATAACATTAATTTTAGAAATAATTTTTTCAACATAACTCTTATCTTCAATTATATCTAAATTAAGATTACATGTATCAGTAATGAGAGAAATAGCAAAATAAATTAAATATTTCCTTTTTTTTTTAGATCCATTAGTAAATCGAATACAAAATAAATCTAATAGAGCATTAATAATTTTATCAATAATTTTATTATTTAATGATTTAGAGTAAAAAAGAATACAATCCCAAATGATCCAAATGGGATCTTTTTGAAATTTGTCATCGACATTAGCTGAAAACGGTCGTCTTTCAATAAAACAAGATTCTTTCTTCTTTTTACAAATATTTTCAAATTCAAGGATCCATTCAAACCAATAACATGCTTCAAGGCCGTTTTTAGATTTTTTAGATAAATGAAAGCAAAGTTCATTAACGGAAATAAAAAGTTCTTTAGGGTCATCTTTTTTAAAAATAGTTTGTGCAAATGAAACGTCAGGAGCCTTAAGTTTAGAAGACATATTAGAAAGATCAAATTCTTCATTTTTTTTAATTTTGATTTGTTCGATACTATGTTTTTTACGTGATTTACATAAAATACAAATAATTTCAGCAAATAATTTACGAATTTTGAAATTATTTCTCATGGAAAGTTCAGAACCGATGTATCCGTTTTGGAGGACATCTTTAAATTGTTGAAAGCGGAGTAAAATATAAATGGGTAATTTAGGATTACCTAAATGAATATATTTACCTACATAATTTAAAATAAAATCCCAAACTTCAATAAAATTACCTGAGCAAATAAATTCAGCGCTCCAATAAAGAGCTTGTTCAATTTTGCAAGAATAAATAGAATTTAGTAATTGTTTTTTGACATCAGTTTTTTTAAATTTGGAAAAAGTCATACCTTTAAATTCGTTATCAGTTCTTAAATCGTTAATATCAGAATCATTCATATAAAAATTAAAATAAAAAAAATAACATAATTATACATATATACAAATGGATTTATCAAAAGCTTATTCCAAAATAGAAAGGACGTTAAAAAAAACTCCTCCATTATTATTCATTTTATTAATGTTGATAACAACTTATGTAATATATAAAATATATAGAGTAATAAAACCAGTAAGTGTAAAGGAAGGATTTATAGATCAAAGTGAAGATGTAGTAGTAAAAAAAGATTTTGAGAGTTATGATAATTTTTATGTAGATGTATATGATGATTTATTTTATGAAGATTTAGTAAATGAATATGAGGTAGGGTCTATAGAAAATATAACAGAGCCTGATTCTGAAAGTAAGGTATTACAAATAGGAAGTAGAACAGGAAAAATAGCAAATAGTTTCAAGAAGAAGGATATAAATATAATAGGTATGGATGAGTCAAAAGCGATGGTGGATAAAGCCAAAAAGGCGTATCCAAGTATAGAATTTAAAGTGGGTAGTCCATTAAAAGCATTTACATTTGATGCTGGTTCATTTACACATATTTTGTGTTTGGATAATACATTTTATTATTATAAAGATCAGAAGCAATTTATAGAAAATGTATATAATTGGTTAATACCCGGAGGATATTTTGTGTTGCAATTGGCAGATAAAGATATGTTTGATCCGCAAGTGCCTGCAAGTAAACCATATTGGTTAGTAAATCCTCAATCACATTCGGAAAAAAGAATAACAAAATCAAAGGTAGTATTTAATAATTTTGATTATACATCGAATTTTGAAGTATTTCCAAATGATTTTGTTCAATTTAGAGAGATATTTAAAGATGATAATGGAAAGATGCGTGAAAATGAGCATAATATGAAAATGCCAAGTATAAAGTCGGTAATAAATATGGCAAAAGAGACGGGTTTCATAGTATATGCTGAAGTAGATTTATTAATGTGTAAGAGAGAATATCAATATTTGTATATTTTCCAAAAGCCAGTTTAAGGGGGTTCCGTGGGGTTTCCATGGGGGTTCCGCCCCCCTGCGACGGTTATGTGGGGGTTCCGCCCCCCTACGACGGTTATGCGGGGGTTCCGCCCCCCTACGACGGTTATGCGGCTGCGCCGCGGTGTTGAGTTTATTTAAGTTATTTTAAAATATATATTATTAAATAACTTAAATAGGTGTATTTGAAGCACTATGAAATTTAATAACTTCTCCCAAATATTTTGCATCATTAAATAGAGATTTTTTTGATTTATCGTGAAATATTTCTGTTATTAATACTATTTCATTATTAGGTAATAAATAATATATATATGGGTGTTTCTTTTTATCAAAATTTCTATCAAATTGTGTTTGTGAATATACAGCATACATCTTATCCATTTATATATAATAAATAACTTATATTTATTTCAATTTTATTTTTATTTTAAAATAATTAAATCTCTCAATTTCTCTCGTTGATTTCGTTTTTCTATTCTTATATGAAATCCTTGAAATATAGAAATGATTATACATTTTCATTTACTGATACGAGAATTAAAAAAAGATTAAACGAGAGATTTTGAGAGAAATTAACTTAAATAAATCCGAATATATAATACAAAATGATTCCTATTGAAGTAGTAAATATAATATTAGACTATATAGGTGATCTAAATAATAATATTATTAAAACACAATTTAAACTACTTACAAATGAAGAATACTACAAAATAAATTTTAATAGTGATTTATTATGGAAAATAAAATCCGTTCTTGTAATGAAACAAAAATATCCCATTTGTGATTTTTTTTATAACAAAAATAATATAACTTTATACAAAAATGGGGTTGAACATTATGAAAAACAATTACGACAACATAAACATGTATAATTAAGTTATTTAATAATATATATTTTAAAATAACTTAAAGAGCGCGGCGAAGCCGCATTAAAACAAACGTGGCGCAGCCACATAACACCCGTCGCAGGGGGGCGGAACCCCCACGGAACCCCCATTACTCTCTCAAAGAAGGATTTACACACAAGTCTTGACTAGGAAATATTTCTCCTGACATACATACATCATTTTCATTTACCTCAATACAACTTCTAAAACCCCTATCTTCTCCTATATAACAATAACCAGCCTTACCTTTTCCATTCATTTGAGTTGAACTTGTTGCATCATCCGGTAATGGAGCAGTTTTAGAATCAGCATCAGCTAATGCAGATGTTAATCCTGCACTCATAGAAGTAGTCTTAACTGTAGAATCAACTTTAGTTACGTCACCTGACGCACTATCACCCATATCTACCTGACCTTTCACTACTTCAACACCACTTTTAACTGTCCCAGCAGCAACATCAATACCTAATTTCGCCCCCTCAGCAGCAATATCAGTTGTTTCTTCAGTAACTTCAGTCACAACATAACCAAGAGTTTTAAGTATTTGATTAATAATTGGTGCAAAGAAATCTCTAATATTTTGAAAAAAATCACCTAAATAAGTAAATATGTTTACTCCCAAAAATAATAAGATCAATACAATTAATCCAAATTTATACATTTTACTTTTATCTGAAAAATCAAAAAAACTGGATTTGGAACTTGATTCAACAGGAGCAGAAGATTCTATATCTATTGATATTCCCTGAGGATTGCTTTTTGTAATAACGTCATCCATATATATTAAATGGAAATATAATTTTTAACATTCAAACAAAAAAATATTTAACAATAATATATGGATTATATTATTCCAGCATTTTCTATGTTAGCAATTGATTCACTATACTTAAGATATATTGGAGGACCTATTTTTCAAAATACTATCAAAAATATTCAAGGTGAAAAATTAAAACTGAATAATATTGGAGCAATCGGATCTTATATACTTTTGATTTTGGTATTATATAAATTTATTATCATGGAGAAAAAACCTCTATCTGATGCGTTTATATTAGGTATTTGTGTCTATGGTATATTCGATTTTACAAATCTAGCTATTTTTAAAAATTATGATTATTTTGCCGCAATCACAGATACCATTTGGGGAGGAATACTATTTTATACAGTAACATATATAACATACAAACTACTTAATATTAAAATTAAGTAAATATATATGGAAGGCTATGGATATGGAATTTGGTTGGTGTATGATCAAGATATTTTTAATACACCACATTTAGGACATTTTACAATAGCTTGTTTAATGGAAGATTTAAACGAAGCAAAACAATTATTCAACGAAATTATTAATAAATTTGGTAATAGTTTAACTATTCAAATTGATAAAAAATATCAAATATATGAAACAAATATTTATAAAAATGATAATAATGATATTTTATCATGGGGATATAATGGAACGTGTGAAAAATGGAATGATCTCAAATTAACTTGTAACCCATATACATGCAGTTTTTCTGAAGAACCTCATACTAGTATTCAATATTCAAAAAATCCAAATTTATTAAGACCATACAACTATAATGAAATATCAACAACTATAAAATGTAATATACATTTGGTAAATATAAAATCAGACCTTCCTTCAGATTGGTTTATTATTATATAAAGTAAATATATAATGAAAAATTTGTTTGATAATGGTTTCCTTGTGTTTGAAAATGTAATTAGTAAAAATTCAGAAAATATTATAAATTATAATATTGATAATGATGTTATCGATTATAAATCAGTTAAAGATTATATTGATAGCTTTATGATGCCTACCATAGCAAACAAATTAAATATAAATTATAAAATGCCTTACCATAAATATAGGTATAGTAATAATAATAATTCTACAGATGCTTCTACATTTCATAATGATAACTATAATTTTTCAAATATGAATATTATACCAGTATACACATGTTTATCATATTTTGACGAAGCCAAACTAGAATTAGTCCCAAAATCACATATAAAAAAAAATAGAACATGGAATAAAGTAATGGAAAATTATAATAATAGAATAGAATTACTTATACCAGCAAATAGTATAATAATTTTTAATTCAGCCCTTTTCCATAGAGGAAAATCTTTCGAAAAGGGAAAAAATAGAAGATTATTACAAGTATTTGATTGTTTTATAAATGAAGACGACTTTAAAAACTATTCAAATAGATTAATATCTGTACAAACAAATAAATTAAAGTTTATAAATGGTATATCGTCACTTTCAAAAATAATATCATATAATCAAACTATTTTAGAGTCATATGTATTTATCCATTTTGTATTAGTATATTATAATTTACAATACAAGATTATATTAATTGATTTGCCACCATATGAAAAAACCGGTAAATTTATTAATTATGAAGCTGGAAAAAAAATGTATTATAAAGATGTAAATGGTATGATACCATCAAATATTAATATAATATGTAATGATTGGGTCAAAGAATATAATCCTAGTAACTTTTACTTATTTTTATTCATATTTATAATATTAATTATCGTGTACCTTAAAATGAGGAAAAATAAAAAAACAAGATCCAAATTCAAATCTAGAAAAAGGTAGTACCTTTTTTTAAGTGGGGGTTCCGCCCCCCTACGACGGTTATGCGACGAAGTCGCGTTTCTTTAAGTTATTTTAAAATATATATTATTAAATAACTTAAATAGGTTGAATGGAATTTCTTTTTATTTTTAATTAATCTCTCAATTTCTCTCGTTGATTTCGTTTTTCTATTCTTATATGATATCCTTGAAATATTGAAATGATTATACATTTTTCAACATACTGATATAAGAATTAAAAAAAGATTAAACGAGAGATTAAGAGAGAAAATAAATAATAAATACGATCCTTCTTATTTAAGTTATTTAATAATATATATTTTAAAATAACTTAAAGAGCGCGACTTCGTCGCAGGGGGTTCCACCTCCTATTAACGAGGTGTACCAGGATTTGGACCTCGTTGTGGCCATTTACCACCACCATTTCCATATGTTCTATTTACTTTATAATTTACTAATGGAACCTTTGGATCATAACTAATTTTTCTATTGGGTCCAGGTACATCATTTTGACTCGAATATGCAAAATTTTTAAAACTTCCATTACATAATAATGGACCATTTTCTCCAGCCAATTGTAAATTTTGTGTATTTGGATTCGATCCTAATTGCGTTTGCGTCGCAAATGTTTGACCACGTTGTTGTCCAAGTCCCCTTGAAAACCTTGAATATATTTCCTTTGATGTAAAATTTGCACTATTTTTTTTATACTTAAATATTTCTGCCTTTCTTCTCTCATCTAATTGATCTGTTGTATATATACCCCTATCTATACAATTATTTTCTTCGCGTGTCCACTCTCTTGGTGGATCAGGTCCAGGACCAGTTTCACAACCATTTGTTCCTTCAAATATTATTTGTATTATTATTGGTGCATTATTTGATCTTTTATTAGTAGGTATACCTGATGACACATCAAAACCATATTCTTGTACATAATATGTAAAAGATGATCCGCCATAATGTGTTCCATTCCATTCAAATGTTATTTCATTTCCTGAAACCTCGTTTGTAGGCATTAATGGATTCGTTGATGGATCATAAATTCTACCTGATGAAGGATCCAATTCACTATTTATTATATAATTAAATGAATTATCTTCAACATCATATGGTTGAGGTAATGTAAATTTTTGAGGACCTGGATTTTCACCATCTATTGCGTAGACATTTATTATTTTTGAAAAAGCTACAGGAGCATCATCTACTGCATTTATACTTATATCTATAGTAGCCGAATTTGTTATATATTCCACACCATCAAAATATTCTCTTGCATATGCTGTAAAACTATCTAATCCCCAATAATTATTATTTGGTATATATTGCACCTGTTCTGATGAAACAAAATAAGGTGTAGTAATAATCCTAGTTCCATTTTCTTCTAATTCACCGTTTATTGGTAAAGTATTTACATAAAAAAAGTATGGAGTATTTCCTTTTGGAATTGCTCCTTGTGTTAATTGATTTAAATCTATATTTAATGCAGTATCTTCTAATGTCACCAAACTAATATCTTCTAATTCTACTAATTTTCTTATATTTACTATTGATAAATTTGAGCAAATATCACTTGTTGCTATACCATTTTCTTTTACATAAAAATTAAACGACATATCACCATAAATAAAATTACCATCAACATTTGTAAAACCTATGGTTATTTTAGAATCTCCTAACGTTAACTCATCACCATCATTAAGAACTGTTCCTGATTGATTCAAACTTAAATCATTTGTATTTTGTATATAATAATTTAATTGTCCATATTCTTCATATACACTAGCTGATAAATCTATTTCATATGTATTTTCATTACTTTGTACTACATAATTTATTGAAGGTCTAATTTGAGGAATTACATATACATTAACACTACCATCAGTTACTGAAGCTACACCATTTATAAAATAAGGTCTAAAATTAAAACTACTATCCCCATAATAATTCAAATGAGGAATGTAAGATATATCATTAAATATTTGGGTTGAATTTAAAACTACTGGTACATTTTGATAATTTATAGAAACATCACTTGATATAGATTCTATTTCAAAATAATATTGATCTTCTACTACATTATTTGCACTTAACTCAATATCTAAATAATTATTCATTAAAACAGTATAACTTACATCTATAGGGGTAATTTCTTCCTCTGCCCAACCAAAATACAACACACCCATAGTTCCTATTCCACCACTATACGAAGTTGCACCTGCACCACCACCTGCCCCAAAAGTATTTGATGTTTGTCCAATTTGATCTGTTGTACTTATTATTCCTCCTTCACCTGATATTCCTGCCTCTCCTCCGAATGTTGTTGAAGATCCAGCACCACCACCTGAGAGATAAATAGAAGATGGATCCAAAAATATTACATTATAAAATCCGGGTGCATCAGGTAATCCTGAAACACCTGTTTCACCATTTTCCGCATCAGAACCATTATTATCTTTATTTCCCCCAGGACCACCATCCGGACCACCTAATGGTGTTTGATCATTTGTTGAAGGAATATCTAAAAAACTTGTGTATGGATCCATTCCATAAGTAATTCTACCATATCTAGTATTTGTTTTTCTACCTCCCAACAAATATAACGCATTATTTATATTTGTATAGCCACCTATACTTCCGACTTCTGATACACCAGTATTACCATAACCAAATTCTCCACTAACCCCTATATTTATATAATATTGTTGGCCTTTTTCTAATTGCAACCCTACAATAGAATGTTGTCCACCACCACCACCACTACCATATCCTCCATCACCACCTGCACCACCTGCAGCTGATATAAAAAACACTTTTGTAGTTATTTCAGGCTTTATAGTAAAACTTTTGTTTGTAACTGCAAAATTATACACACCATTATTTAATAATATATTATTACTACTAAAATCATAAGATGTTGAAAGCTTATTTGATGTACCTTGAGGTGTAAATACATCATTTCTTTTAATAGGAAACCAAAAAATTACCAATCCTGGGCTTCCATGTCCTCCAGCTAACCCTACAACTGATATAATACCATCACCACCACCACCACCTGCTCCAAAATTATTTGCGTAATACGTTGCATTAATATTTCCACTTGGTCCACTACCATATCTATATCCTCCTTGAGCATAAATTCCTGCAAATCCTTCACCAGCACCCCCACCACCATATGATAAAAAGGGAGAATTATTTTTATATCCAGGTAGAGGACCTGTAAAAGAACTATTTTTTCCATTAGCAGTATTACCACCATTACCACCAGCATAATTATTACCTTGAGGATTTACATTATTATTAATATTACTTGTTCCCCCAGCTCCATTCGATGGTGATCCAAACGTAGCACCAGGACCACCACCACCACCACCATTTGCTTGTAACCACACAGTATTATTCAACCTAATTATTGTGGGTCCACCACCACCACCACCACTACCACTACTCCCACCGCCACCACCACCATTACCAGGATATATATTAAAACTTGTATCTGAATATAGATTAAAGTTGTTAATTATAGAAATAGTACCTCCTGCTCCTCCTCCACCATTTGTAGGAAATCCACTTACGTTACCAGCAGCCCCACCACCACCACCACCACCAATTGCATAACAATTAAAACTAACATCTTCCATCCATACTATATTTACACTCGTATCTATAGGCAAATATGATGAATTACTATTTCCCCAATTTGAAAAATTATATACAAATCCATAACCATAACTAGCTGTTTCAAAATAAAATATCTCCTGGTCCGATTTAAAATATTTATAATCATATTTATAAGTAGATGGAGTATCATATTGAATTTGAACTGTTGCAATATTAGACGATACATTATTAATATTATCTGTAGCATAATATGTAAATTGATCTCCGTTACTTCCTTTATAATTAATATCAGGTGTATAAGAAGCTGTTCTTCCAACCAAACTTAATGTACCATAATTAGGATTTGTTTGTATATAAAAATCCAAATTTCCTAGTCCTACTTCAACACTTGTAGCACTTAAATCAATATCATATGTAATTATATTTGTTGATGTATTTTCTACAACATTTGATAAAGTCAAGTCATATGCAATTGGTATTGCAGGAACAAAAGCAATTGAAATGTCTACTCTACCAAGATTTGATGAAATATCTTGAAGATTAATTTCTTGTGAATAATAGGTAAAAAAATCAGTACCATAATATCCAGGATTAGGAATATATGAAATATCAGTACTACTAAAAGATACTCCTTTTTGAATAGGAGTATTTTGATGATTTAAAACGCCAAAATTAGCACAAGTATCTATGTAATAAACTAATGTTTGATGATTTAAATCTATATTACTTAAATCTATATTTAATGGTACATCTTCTAATGTATTATAGCTCAAATCCCCAACATATAAAGGGTCTGTAACAAATATTTGTCCTCTACCTAAATTAGAACTTATATCATCAGAAACAATATATTCATAAAAAGAAAATGATGTATCATATTGTGTAAATCCAGGTTGAGCTATAAAATTAATTAAATTAGATGATAACTCAAAATTCTCAGTACCTGTTGGAATAATAAAATTACAACATGGATCTTCAAGTTGTCCATATCCGGATGGAACCGTTTTTTCAATATAAAAACGATTATTTGAAGATATAGAAAGTGTTCCTGGTAATTCAAATATTCCTGAAGAATCAGAAAATACTGTTCCACTAAAATCATGAACATGTAACGTATCTTCATACCATAAATAAACATTTGCATTTGTATCCGAAGAAGATTTATTAGTTTTCCAAAAATTTTGAACAGCACTATATGTTACTTCGGTATCAGTAGTATATGTTGCTTTTACATTAATTATACTATCATTTAAATTACTAGTTATAGGAAAATCAGTTAATGTATTAAAATAATATAAATATTGAAATGTTGATTGAATAGAATTAGTATTATCCCACCAATCTGAGTTTAATGAAAATCCTCCAATATATATTTCTCCATAACCAACGTTACTTGTTCCTTGTACATCTGAAATAATGATTCGATTACATTTTGTATAATCTTGATAATAACCACTATTAATAGAACCTCCATTAATGTTTCCAAACTCTAAAACATGTACTTTAGCATATTGTGTAAATTCAGAAGATCTAGAAAAATTACTATAATCCAAGGTCAAAATTTCATGAATTGTTCTATCACTACCAGTAATATCTAAATTTCTATAAGGAATCATACTAATTATTATTTTACGACCATTTGTTGCGTCTGTAGGAATTCCATATGCGGCATATAATGTATTAAAATCCTCATTTAATATTTGTAAATACTGATAATTATATAGATTATCAATCTGCCATATATTACCAGGACTCTCTATAGCAGTACCTAGAGTATTGAGTTTTGGTGAATCAACAACATTTGTAATATCAATAGTATAAGTATTTGTATCAAATAAATTATAATTTTGTTTAAATGTACCACTATAATTAAAAATTTGTGTATATTCAAAAATATTTGTATAAAATGCTTCCATAGAATTAATAGGAGTACTGGAATGCTGTGTTGGTATAAAAGTGTAATTTTTTATACTATTTTTTGTTAATGTAGTTAAAATATTAAGTTTAAAATCTCCACTTACAATAATTGCATAAGAATTATATTTTGACATATCAAGAATTCCACCTAATGCAGTACCTGCTTTTAAACTATACCATCCACCTTGTGGATATGCATTCAAGGACTTACTATTATAAATTTGTCTATATAAATAAAAAGCACCTGCATTAACAACACGAGTCCCTGAATCTGCTGGTACAGCAATATATCCATAATTTAAATTAGCTGTACTAGATTCATTATCTTGAACAAGATTACCAGTTAATAGAGAATAACCTATGGAATTTTCACCACCAGGAAAAAAAGATGTTAAAATAGATTTTTTTATATAATTAGAATAAACAGTTTGTCCATAAAAACTATTATTATTAAATGAATATGCTGAAGGAGTCAAGTCATTACCAGTAATATTACCTAATAAATAGTCATATCTGTCAGAATTACCTTGTGGAATTAAGTATGTGTTTGAAGAACTATTCATAGCTACATTATGATAATAACCATACATATAAGTAAAATTGGGAGGGTATCTATTAAAATCATTAATAATTGAAAAAAAAATATTGCTAGATGGATCTAAGAATATGCTAGTGGGATTAAATTTTGAAAAACCGCCTTCTGTAGTAGGGGTTTGTGCAGGATACTTATCATTTGGTTGAGCAAATTTTTGAAATAATTCTTTATTAACAGAATTGTAATAAGAAATATTATTAGGATCAGAAATATTAAAAACTTGTATTTGATTATATGGTGTATTGCCACCAGCATTATTACCCGGAAACCCATATAATTGCATAAATTCATTATTGTACCATGAAACAGCTAAATGATTAGAATTGATTTGAAGACCAGTATATAAAATATTGGGTAATTGTGCAATAGGAGTAGATGTATTTAGAGGTTGATAATATAATTGAATTTTTTTTGTTCTAGATTCCAAATTAATAGGATCAATAGACATTATATATAATAATTTGAATTAAAAAATAATTATATATTTTTACTTATGATCTTAAGGGTTATAACCATCTTTATTGCCCATAAAGAACCATCGAAGTGATAAATATCTAGGTTTAGATTTATCGATAGAATCGCCAGTCATTTGTAAATTAGGACCTTTATCAACGATTCTTTGTATTTGTGCAGTTCCTAAAGCAGAATTAAAATATCTCAAGTCAGAAATATATCCGGAAAATCCGCCATTCATAGCAACATAAACATCACCATAATTTTGTTTAGGGACACCAGCTAACATAAGACGTTTAGTTAATTTGCCATTAATATAAGCATCAAGAGTTCTATTTTCGACCCGAATTTGAACACAAACCCATTTATTAAGAGGAATATCGTCAATAACGACTTTTTCATTAATATTATTGAATGTATTCATAACAACAACAAGGGCATTTGTATTGGGTGCAATATAAAGTCCAGGTGCATTATTAGGTTGATTCATACCTTTAAAAGCTCGTTGATCATAGTTAATATTATCATTACCTTTGTGGAAAATGTGTCTAAATTGTCCTTGTTGATAAACAAGGTCATCAATAAAAAGCCATACAGAATAAGTAAATTCAATACCTTCAGATTGGTCATCAGAACGTGTTACAGGAATAGCATTAGAATCGTTAGGATCTTGTGGAATAACAATCATTTGTTTAGCATCAACCATACCATTAACAAGATAAGGAGATTTAGAAAGAGAGAAAACCCATCCTAAAAGACTTGCAGCTGCTCTAATAGCAATAACAAAAACAACAATAATTAATAAAAGAAAGGCGAATTTTGCTACTAAACTATTTGATTGTAAAAAGTCTTGAGAACCACTAACCATTTTTTGATCTCTAAAATTATCAAATGTTCCTGCTCCTTGTGAAATTGATCCAAATGTTGACATATCTATATATAATACATAAGAAATTTAGATATGAAAAAGCAATTTAAGATATGAATTAAATTTCAACACTACCTTGTTCTTCTTCATCCTTTAAGAATGTTACCTTAATACTATAAGGGAATTGTAATCCAGTACCACCAGGACCTGCTTTATAAATATTGAAAGCTTCTTGAGGATTAAGAGCATCATTATAATAATGTACATTAGAAGTAAATCCTGAGAAACCTCCTAGAGGAGTAACATAAATAGGTGCATTATTGGCAATTTTAGCAACACCCGGTAAAACACATGTTCTGACTAATTTACCATCAATATAAACGTCTAAAGTTCTACCATATAAACTAACAATAATATTGACCCATTTTTGAAGAGGAATATTTGCTACATTACAGTTATGAACCATACCTTCACCAGTATTATCACTTTCAGGATAACATGAAACAGCAACCTTAAGATTGTTTTCAATAGCCCCAAGAGTAATAGAAGGAGATGGTTCAAGACCTTGGTCTAAACGACCTAAAACAATTTTAGGTTCTCCATATCTATAACTCCAGTCATCAATATAAATCCAACAACTATAGGCATAATTATTAGAATTAGAAGAATCAATATCATCAGCACTAATTTTAGTAACTTTTTTGGCATCTTTCATGCCATCAATTTTAGTAGATCTACTGAATAAATATCTAATTATTAAAATCAATAGTAGAATAATGACTACTCCAAATACAATACTCTTAATATTCATAATATAATATACAGTTAGAAATTTTCTAAATTATTGGAGGATTATTATTTTTTGCAGAATTATACAACCATTTAATATTATTTCTTGATAAATTATCATTAAAATACATTACATTACAAATACCTCCATGAATACCAGGATCTTCGCCAATACTAATAATATCATATTCTTTATATGGAATAACACCAATAGAAGATGAAACTAATTCATCATTAATAAAAACATCTAAAGTTCCACCATTATAATTAACAACAATATTGTTCCATTTTTGCATTTTAATAATATCTCTCTCTTTATAAACAATATTATCTTCTTCATTAGAGACTTTCATTTTAACCATAATGGAATTTTTCTTAACATTAAATAAAATATTTGGTTTATTACCAATATTAAGTAAAGAGGTATATTTTGAATAACTAAAATTAGTTTCAGGTGGTAATGAATCTATATAAACCCAGCATGAAATAGCATAATGGTAATTAATAGACGCATCCGGATCATCGCCATATTTACTTTTTTTATAATTTAAATCTTGAAAGTTGGACAATTTTTTATATTTATAAAGATTTACTGGATCAGTTAATAAACGCGTAGCATTATGTGTAACAATTTGTTGAGTAACAATAGGTAAAACAAAATAAATAAGTACAAGAATAATTTCAATAAGAAAAATAATAAGTGTAGTTTTGGCAGTAATATTGTATTGATATTTAACATATTCAATTAAATCTAAAAATGCACAAGGGATATAAAGTACTAAATAAACAAACATTTTAAATAATTTCCAAAAAATATTAGCATCCTTATCACTAGGTTCTCCTAATAGAGAATCAATTCTAGCGACTTTAATAAGATATGCAATAACACCAATAATAATAAGAAGATTAACGCCATATAAAATAAATCCTGTGGCTTGAGAGAAATTAGTAGCAATAAAGAAAATTAAATAAACAAAAGCGGCAATAAGACCAAACATTAAGGCAGTAGATAAAATTTTACCAAAAAACGTCATATCAGAAGTTTTTTTTTCATTTTGAAAGAATTTGCGTTTTTTTTCGTAATAAAAATATAGAATAAGTAATACCATACCACTTAAAATAGCAATAAATAGACTTAATCCAGGGCTTTTAGTAGCAAATTCAAAAGGATTATACGTAAAATATAATCCTAGAGTTAATAAATATAATACAAAACCAAAAATTGCAATTAATTGATATTTATGTTGAATAATCCATGTTTTAATACTATCCAAAGTTATCATTAATAAATCATTAGAAATAAATTATTATAAATTTTCCATAGCAGTTTTTCTTCCATGACAATCTCTACATAATGCTACTAAATTATCAACATGATTAGAGCCACCATTTTCTAATCGAATTTTGTGATCAACTTCAAACCATGCAGGTAATTGTTTTTTGCAGTGTCCACATGTCCATGATTGTTGTGAAGCAACGAATTTTTTCTTAGTTTCGCTAACAGAGCGTTTAGATCCTTTTTTGCCTGATTCCATAATTTTTTGCGTTTGTCTACATTCTTGATTAGAGTTAGGGATAAAGGAAGTAGAATTAGAAAAATCAGTAAATGGAGTAAGCATATCAATAGAACTAGAACCCATAGGCATATATTTAATAATATCACGTGCTTGATTTAAAACAGTAGCAGATTCATTAGGATTTTTCTTTAAAAATAAATAAATACTAAATCCAGCAAATGCAAAACCAAACATTTTAAAATATTTTTGCCAAGATTGTATTAATTTAATATATTTTCCATCATAATAAGTATTAACTACTAAAAATCCGGTTATAACAATAATTAACAATTCTAATTTCATATATAATTATTAATTATTATTTTCTATCTACCAACAGCTATTTTTCTCTCTGTTGTCGGCTATTTAAGTTATTTTATATAATATATTCTAAAACAACTTAAAGAAACTCAGTACCGCGGCGAAGCCGCATAACCGTCGCAGGGGGGCGGAACCCCCACATAACCTCCGTCGCAGGGGGGCGGAACCCCCACGGAACCCCCTATTGAGCATATTCTGTTACTACATTTGTCAATTCCAATTTTTTATCATTATTTGACACTTTTGCTCTTGATGTTCTTGCTTTTGATTTTGATCTTGACTCTTCTATTAGAGATAATTTTTTTAATGACTTTGGCCTTGTCATACTTCTTGATACCTTTATTTCTCTCTCTATTCTTTTATTACCTATAAATTTATTCAATTCTCTTATCTCTCTTATTAATTGTGCTATGTTTATTTTTTCATAACCCTTTACATATAAATTATTTACTAATAACGATCTTAATCTATTTAAAAATATCTTTATTTTTTCCTTTGGTATTTCTATTTTTTCAGGTTCTATTTCAAAAAATGTATAATATACTGTTATTAAACCAAATATATCCGCATTATACCTATATACTTCATTAAAATAACGATCTTGCATAAATTTATAATCACTCGTCGTAAAATGCATTAATATATTTGTTATATAATCTGAAAAATAATACAAATAATAACCATATTCTATTAAATTTTGTCTCTTTATATCTGATAAATAAGTATCATCACTTATACCTGATGAAAATACCTTATTAAATATTACTACATTATCATCATAATATCCATAATAACGCGCTAATTTTATTAAATATTCGTTTATAACGTAATTTCTCACATTTTGTGCATTAAACAATATTGTCCCTTCTTTTACCCTTTCTAAAAAAAAATCATAATTTAATTTAAACTCTTCAGATATTATTATTGAAGAAAAAGGAGTATTATATTGTAAAGGTCTATTTAAAATTTCCACAGGAATTTTTCCATCTTTTACTACACCTGCTAACCCCCAATCTATTATTCTTGCAACATCATACTTATCAACCATTATATTTCTATCTTTCAAATCATTATGAACCACACCCGCCTTATTCATTAACGGAACAGATGTTTTTAACATATTTATTACTATTTCATTTAATTTAAATATTTTTACACCACTTATTCTTCCATCTTCCACCAACCAATCTTTCATATCAATACCCGCATCCGGCATATTTATACTTGTTAACTTATCCAATTTATTATTTACATTTTTTTCTGTTATATTATATCGTGTTAATGCAAAACATTTTTCATTAAATCCTTCCATATCTTCTTTTGTTAATTTATCAGGTATACACATTTCCACATCCAATAAATAATATTTTGCATAATTTTTTATTTTTTTTAATCTACTTAATATTTTTGTTATTTCTCTCATCTCTTCTTTACCATTTTCTTCTACTGATAACTTACTTACACCTTCTACTCTATTTTTTTTTGATTTACATTTTAATGCAGGTTTAAATATACATCCAAACCCACCTGATGCTAAAGCCTTTCCTGCTTTTTTTGATCTCTTATTTCTTGTATATTTTTTTTTTGCCATATTATTTATTATAAAGTGAGAAAACTATTTTTTATATAAATAATATGCCCCTATTATTAATATTACTATTAATACACTTATTATTAATTTTCTTCTATATCTCATCTCATCTCTTAATCTTATTTCTTTTGGCTTATATTTTTCATAATAAGTATTTAATGCTTCTGTAAATAATACACTATCTTTTCCTAATTCCTCGTTTATTTTATTATGTATATAATGTACCCATTTTATAAAAGCATCCTTCCCATCTAAATATGGTGTAACTGGATATTTATCTATCATTTGACTAAACTTATTACCTATCTTATCATGTGGTATAAATAAAGGAAAATTAGTAATTAAATCATAATACTTCTTTTTTGTTACTTCATTTGCCTTTGTAGGATATGATATTGCTATTGTCATTAAAAAAAACCAAAAATGAGGCCCCCAAACATTCGGATCTAACCTTTGACTCATTAATAATAAACTATATAAAAAGAAAGTTATTATAACCTATATCTAATGAACTCAAATAAATCATTTAATTTCTGTAATAATTGTGGAAAAGTTGGACATCTTTTTCAAAATTGCAAACATCCTATTACTAGTATTGGTATTATTAATTTCAGATTTATTGATAATGAACCTCATTTTCTTATGATCAGAAGAAAACATAGTTTAGGATTTGTTGAATTTATGCGAGGAAAATATCCTATGAGTAATTACTCTTATCTTCTAAATATTTTTAATGAAATGACTAGTCATGAAAAACATTTGATTAATACTCAAACGTTTGATGAATTATGGAAATATTTATGGGGTGATTATATTGGTATTCAATATCGAGGCGAAGAAAAAATATCTAGAGAAAAATTTCATTCTTTAAAAGAAGGAATTGATTATTTTGATTTAGAAAAAATTATTAATGATAGTAATAGCGTTTGGGAAGAACCTGAATGGGGATTTCCAAAAGGGAGAAGAAATTATCAAGAAAAAGATTTAACATGTGCACTAAGAGAATTTGAAGAAGAAACTGGTTATTCAAAATCTAATGTTCAATTAATTCAAAATATTATTCCCTATGAAGAAATATTTACTGGATCCAATATGAAGTCTTATAAACATAAATATTTTCTTGGATTTATTGATCCTTCTGTTGAACCTATTAATGATTTTCAACAAAGTGAAATTAGTGATGTAAAATGGCTGTCATATAATGATTGTATTAAAAAAATAAGACCATATAATTTAGAAAAAATAAAATTAATTAATAATGTAAAAAATGTATTACAACAATATAGATTATATTAATAATATATAAGTATTATGGAAAAATCTAAGAAACCCAAAAAAACTTTAAAATTAGTTAAAGAAATTCCTCTACTTACTAAGGATAATATTGAAGAAGTATATAAAAAGAACTTTGGTAAAGATGAAAATGATTTAGATAATGTTAATTACAATAATTTTTTAATTAAAAAAGAAGCTTTAAATCGTGAAATTATTATGGATGAAGAAAAAAATAATTCTGATTCTTTTTCATTTTTATATCCGTCTCTTGATGATCCACAATTCAATATTAAAATATCCGAAAAGAAAGAATTTAATGACACCAAATATGATGGTTCTCTTTATGAAATTGAAAAACAAGCAAAAATATTATGTGAAGCCGACTTTGAATTAAATCCGCATCAACTGTTTGTTCGAAATTTTCTTAGTTTTCAAACTCCTTATAATAGTTTATTATTATATCATGGTTTAGGAACTGGTAAAACGTGTTCAGCTATTACTATTGCTGAAGAAATGAGAACTTATTTAAAACAATTAGGTATTGGACAACGTATTATTGTTGTTGCTTCTGAAAACGTCCAAAACAACTTTAAATTGCAATTATTTGATGAAAGAAAACTCAAATTAGTTGATGGTATTTGGAATTTAAAAGCATGTACTGGTAATAAATATTTAAAAGAAATAAATCCCATGAACATGAAAGGACTATCTAAAGAAAATGTAATTAAGCAAATAAAACGTATTATTAATAACTCTTATATATTTTTTGGGTATACTGAGTTTGCAAATTATATTGTTAAAAAATCCAAGGTTGATGACGAAGATTTAACACCTAGTAAGAGAAAAAAAGAAATGATTAAAAAACTTAAACAAACCTTTAATAACCGTATGATTATTATTGATGAAATACAAAATGTTCGTATTACTGATGATAATAAAGACAAACGTGTTGCTATGGAATTATTTAAATTAGTTAAATATGCAGATAATCTTCGACTTTTATTTTTATCTGCTACACCCATGTACAACAGCTATAAAGAAATCATTTGGATATTAAATATCTTAAACCTTAATGACCGACGATCACAAGTTGAACTTAACCAAATATTTGACAAAGATGGCAACTTTTTAATCGCAGAAGATGGCACTAATATTGGAGAGAATTTACTTAAACAAAAGGCTACAGGATACATATCTTTTGTTAGAGGAGAAAATCCATATACATTTCCTTATCGTATTTTTCCATCCCTTTTCTCTCCAAAAAATACATTCAAAGAATTATCTTATCCACGTACACAATTAAATGGCACTCCTATTTTACAACCATTAGAACATATCGATGTTTATGTTAATAATTGTGGTGAATATCAAGAAAAAGGTTATGCATATATCATTTCAGAACTTAAGAAAAATTCAAAAACTTCGAAAGAAGGATTACCTACATTTGATAATATGGAATCCTTTGGATATACATTATTACAAAAACCTCTGTTAGCACTTAATATGGTATATCCATATTCAAAACTGGATGAAGCAAACCCCACTTTTGATTCAAAAACATTAATAGGATCGACAGGTTTAAAAAGGATCGTTAAATGGACAGAAACAACAAATCCACCAACGAAAAAGAACTTTGAATATAAAACAAAAGAATACAATAATATTTTCTCTCCATCCGAAATAGGAAAATATAGCTCTAAAATAAAAAATATTACAAATAATATTTTAAATTCAGATGGTATCGTTTTAATTTACAGTCAATTTATTGATGGAGGTTTAATCCCTATGGCTCTTGCACTAGAAGAATTAGGATTTTCTAGATTTGGAACAAAAGCATCTAATCTGTTTAAATCTCCCCCTGCACCAGTAATTGATTCTATTACATTCAAAACAAAAGAAGCTAGTGGTGATAATTTTAGACCTGCTACATATACTATGATTACTGGTGAAACCGCTTTATCCCCTGATAAAATATTTGATCTTAAAAATTTAACAGATGATGATAATAAAAATGGCGAAAAAATCAAGGTTGTATTAATTTCCAAAACGGGTGCCGAAGGTATTGATTTCAAAAATTTACGGCAAGTACATATTTTAGAACCATGGTATAATTTAAACTTAATTGAACAAATTATTGGACGTGCTGTTAGAACTTGTAGTCACAAACAACTTCCTTTTATTGAGAGAAATGTAGAAATATTTCTTTATGGAACCCTTTTTAATGACTCTAATGATGAAGCAGCTGATTTATATATTTATAGATTAGCTGAATTAAAAGCAGTACAAATTGGTAGAGTCAGTAGAGCTTTGAAAGAATCATCTGTAGATTGTATATTAAATATAGAACAAACAAACTTTACTGAAGAAAATATGAATACTATTGTCAAACAAAAACTTTCCAATAAATTAGAAATTGATTTTCCTATTGGTGATAAACCATTTACCGTTTCTTGCGATTATATGGAAACTTGTAATTTTAAATGCAAACCATTTAAAGAAATAAAAGAAGACGAAGTAAAATTAGATACATATGACGAATCATTTATTTTCATGAATACCGATAAAATTATTTCAAGAATAAAAGAATTATTTAAAATGAATTATTTTTATTCAAAAGACGATTTAATTGCAAATATTAATGTTGTAAAAAATTATCCTTTAGTACAAATTAATGCCGCATTAACACAATTAATAGATGATAAAAATGAATATATTACTGATAAATATGATCGTTTAGGTAATTTAGTAAATATAGATCTGTATTACTTCTTTCAACCATTAGAATTAAATAATGAAAATATTCCTTTATATGATCGAAAAGTACCTATTGAATTTAAAAGACCTGTTGTTGAATTTCCAATTAAAGAAGATATTGCACCTTTACCAATAACGTTAGCAGAAGAAATAACAGTTCAATCAGATAAAAAACCGGAATTTATAACTCAAATATATGAATATTATAAATTAGGTAGTAAAAATATTAATAAAGTAGAAAGAGGTGAAGAAAACTGGTATGTTTATTTTTCAAAAGTTAAATCTGAATTGAAATCACAATTTAATGTGTCAGACGAATTATTAGAAGAATTTTTAATATCACATATAACCGAATCTTTATTATATAACGAAACTTTTGAATTAGTCAATTATTTATATTTCTCTCCACAAAAATTAACAGATTTTGAAAAATTACTGAAGTCATATTATGATAAATTAATAATTACAGAAAATTCTATAACAGGAATCATTTTTGTCAAAGATAATAAATATCATTTATTAATACAAGATTCTAATTCATGGATTGATGGTCAAATCGAAGATTATAGTGATTTGCGAGAGAAAATAAAAAAATTCATTATAGAACCAATTACTAATTTAAATATATATGTGGGATTTATGGGTGATTTTAAAAACGAATTAAAAATTTTTAAAGTTAAAAATATGACAGATCCTAGAAGTAAAGGTGCACGTTGTGATCAATCAGGTAAATCAGAAACAATAAAATTATTAAATTTAATAATTGGTACAGAAATGTTTACAAGTGCTAATACAAAAGGCAGAAATAAAACAGAATTTTGCGTGCTTCAAGAAATGATTCTTAGAAAATATAATAATGAAAAGAAAAACGAAAAAATATGGTTTTTATTACCATGTGAAGCAGCAATTAATAATATAGAGAAAATACATTTTTAATTTAATTATATTTAATTTTAAAATTGAAAATAATTAAAGAATATACTCTAATAATATATTAGGATGGACGTTTCTAAGAAAGAAAGAATTAAAAAAAAGGATTTAGGTGTATATATGCCCTCATTATTATATAGAAAAATACAAATACCTTTTCATTTAGTTGGAAAAAATCTTAAACAATCACTAGAAAAGAAAATCTCTTTTGAAATAGAGGGAAAATGTACAATTGAAGGATATATTAAACCAAAATCTATTAATATATTAACATACTCTAGTGGTATTTTAAGAGAAAATCTTGTTGAATTTGATGTTGCATTTGAATGTATGATATGTTGTCCTGTTGAAGGTATGTTAATTCCTTGTTCTGTTAAAAATATTACACAAGCCGGTATTAAAGCGGTTATTCCAAATGAAGATAAATCACCTATAGTAGTATATGTAACACGAGATCATAATTATGATAATAAATTATTCATAGATGCAAAAATCGATGATACAGTTACTATTAAAGTAATAGGTCAACGTTTTGAATTAAATGATGAACATGTATCAATTATAGGAGAGATTGTAGAAACACAAAAAGAGAAATATTTGAAGAAAAAAGGAAGTAAGATAGGGAGCAAACCAAAATTAGTTATTAAAGAAAATATTTAAAAACAAAGGTTAACTTTATATAAATGGATACTGCTATCGATTTAAATTTACTCAAAGAAGAAATTGAACGTTTGACAAAGTTTCATCAAATTGAAATATTAAAAATTTTTAATAATTATTCAAATGTTACCTTGAATGAAAATAATAATGGAGTATTTATTAATTTAACCAATTTAGACAAAAATATAATAGAAGAATTAACTAATTATTTAGATTATGTACGTAAACAAGAAAAGCAATTAAATGCAGTTGAAGATGAAAAAAACAAGTTGACAAACACTTTCTTTAAAGATAATAAAGATAAAGATAATAATATAGTAATAAATGCATAACTCTTTTTTTTCTGATTTTGAAGATTTGGAATTAAATTTAAAAAATATAAATAAATATACAAGATTTAATATTATTGAAACGAAAAAAAAAATAGATAATAAACCAAAAAATATTATAAATAAAAATAATATTTTTTATCCGACTGAGGATGATAGTCTATTTTGGTGTTTTTATATATGTAGGCATTCCTTAGATAATTACATTAATTTTATTGAAAAGATGAATACAAATAAATTTGTGTATGAAAAAAAGGAAAAAATTAATATTATAGAAGAGTGTAGAAATAACAAAGTTGTGTTTAAAAATCTAAAGATTAGTAGAAATACTGTTGAAGATGATCTATTAAATGAAAAGAAAATATCTATTAAAACATTTCAAGTACTATGTCATTTATATGATATAAATGTTTATATGATAGACAATAAAAAATATTTCCCTATAATTACAAATGAAACAAAGCCTATCCATTTAATAGAAATAAAAAAAGAAAATAAACAAATATATGGTGTGATTGAAAATTTATCACAAGAAAAAATAAAATATTACCAAGAATATTATTGGAAGTTGGAAAATTTAGATAAACCATTAAAAGCTATTTCTAATTATAAATCAGCTGATTTAAAAGATATTTGTAGTAAAATGAACATTACATGCGAAAAATTAACAAAACCGCAAATGTATGAGTTAATATTAAATAATCTAGCTTAATAAACATATTATTATAAAATAAAATTGAAATTTATATAAAATAATATGTTTATTATTATATACTAATGTCTGAATCAAATTCGCAATCATTAATGGATAATATTGTTAAAATTTATTTAGAAAATGTCACAAATAATATTGATGGTGATCTTGAATTAGAAGTACGTTTTGGAACAAAAGGTATTAAAAAAATTTCAAAAATTGATTTTGATAATGCATATCAAAAACTTTTATCTTCAGGTTTCAACGTTAAATCTTCCGATAATTATTCATTAAAAATGAAAAGTGAATTTATTGACAAGAAAACCGGTCAAACAAAATTATCTAATGTAAGAGTGGAAGTTCCTGGTATGAATTTTATTACTCAATATTGTAAAACCGATTCTCTTGCCAATATTCCTGCTTTATTTGTTCAAAAAAAAAGTTTCTTCCAAAATGATAAACCTGTATATCCTGTAGATATTAACGATTTTAATTTTAGAATTTCTTTGGCACAAGAAAAAACGATTAGTCCATCTTCATCATTTGCTAATAATATTATTGCCTCTTGGGGTGAAAGTAAAAAAGAATATCGTTATCTAAATAGAACTTCGCTATCTCATCCAAAAATGCCTATTCGCGTTGATATCAGTATTACAAAAATGTCTAATAGACAGAAAGAATATAATATTGAAGCATCACAAGTATTTCAAAATATTGAACATTATGAAATCGAATTAGAATTAATAAACAAAGAAATTGGTCCTGGTACTGAATATACTACTGTGGAATCAATTGTTAAGGAAATTAAAAAAGTTGTTAAAATAATTTTATCAGGCTTACAGCAAACCAATTTCCCTATTTCATATTCAAAAATGAAAAATATTGGAGTTGATTATTTAAAACTGGTATTTCAAAAAGAGTATACTGAAAAAATGCAAATGTATTCTAGAAATTTTCTAGGACCCCAATCTGTTACACTACAAATTGAAAATATTGCACCAATTAATGAAGATGCAATTAGTCCTAATATTAGAAAAAAATATACTGTTACTGAAAAAGCTGATGGACTTAGAAAATTATTATTTATTAATAAAGATGGTAATATTTATTTGATTGATACCAATATGAATATCCAATTTACAGGAGTTACTATAAAAAATCCTGACCTATTAAATACATTATTAGATGGAGAACATATTTTACATAATAAGAAAGGTCAATTTATAAATTTATACGCAGCATTTGATATTTATATTCTTGATAAAAAAGATGTTCGAGTCTATCCTTTTATTCCTCCACAAGATAATGAAAAACAACAACTATTAACAAAGTTTAGATTACCTTTATTAGTAAATGTTATTCAATCTATTAATGTTGAATTTACAAAATCCGAAAAAAAGATTCCTATTAGAATAGAAAACAAAAATTTTAAGGCCGAAAATGTTGATCAAACTATATTTAATTGTTGTAGTACTATTTTACATCAACATCATCAAGGTTTATATGAATATGAAATTGATGGATTAATTTTCACACCTGCTGATTTAGGTGTTGGTGCAAGCAATATAGGTGAAGTTGGACCCAAAAAGAAGACTACATGGATTGAATCATTTAAATGGAAACCACCTGAATTCAATACTATTGATTTCCTTGTTACTACTAAAAAAACTCCTACAGGTCAAGATTATATTGGTAATGTTTTTCAAAACGGTACAGATGCGTCTGCATATGATCAACTTACACAATTTAAAACACTTATATTACGTGTTGGATTTAATGAAAGTCAAGATGGATATATTAATCCATGTGGTGATGTGATTGAAGGCAAATTACCAAGTTACACCGATGACGAACCAAAAAGAGGACAATTAAAACCGGTGCCATTTATGCCTACAAATCCATCAGATCCTGAAGCTCAATTTTGCAATATTATATTAAAAACCGACGATTTAGGAAATAAAAGGTTATTTACAGAAGAAGATGAAGTATTTGATGATCAAATGATTGTTGAATTTAAATATGATTTTACGAAAGAAAAAAATTGGAGATGGGTTCCTATTAGAGTAAGATATGATAAGACTGCTGAGTTTAAAAAAGGCGAACCTAATTTTGGTAATGCATATAGGGTAGCAAATAATAATTGGCATTCCATTCATAATCCTATTACTGAAGAAATGTTATCAACAGGAGAAAATATACCTGATCAATTAGCAGATGATGATATTTATTATAATAGACTTACAAAGACCAATTTAACCGTTGGATTAAGAGACTTTCATAATTTGTTTGTTAAAAATACGTTGATTAAATCCATTTCAAAAAGAGGTAATACATTAATAGATTATGCTGTTGGTAAAGGTGGTGATTTTCCAAAATGGATTGCCGCAAAATTAAGTTTTGTTTTTGGAATAGATTTATCACCTGATAATATTGAAAATAGATTAAATGGTGCTTGTGCAAGATATTTAAATTACAGAAAATCTTTTAAAAATATGCCATCTGCATTATTTGTAGTTGGAAATAGTTCATATAATATAAAAGACGGGTCAGCATTAAATACAGAAAAGGGTAAGCAAATTACAAAGGCTGTATTTGGTGAAGGTCCTAAGGAAAGAAAAACATTAGGGGAAGGTGTATATAAAGAATATGGTAAAGGTAGTAATGGTTTTAATATTAGTTCATGTCAATTTGCGTTGCATTATTTCTTTGAAAATAAACGTACACTAAACAGTTTTATTAGAAATGTATCTGAATGTACAGAAGTGGATGGATATTTTGTAGGAGGTTGTTATAATGGTGAAAAAATATTTAACTCTATAAAATCATTAACGTTAAATGAAAGTGTTTCAATTATGGATAAAGATAAAAAACTATGGCAAATCACTAAAAAATATACTACAAACGAGTTTAATGATGATGAAACTAGTTTAGGATTGGCTATTGATGTATATCAAGAATCTATTAATAAAACTGCTACTGAATTCTTGGTTAATTTCAATTATTTAAATAGAATCATGGAAAATTATGGATTTGTCATGTTAAATAGAGATGAATGTAAAGAAATTGGCATTCCTGAAAGTGTTGGATCATTTCAAGAATTATATGGGTTAATGGAAGACCAAATCACAAAAAATTCAAAATTAGCAAAAGATTATGGTGAAGCACCATATATGAATGCCAAAGAAAAGCAAATATCATTTTATAATAATTACTTTATTTATAAAAAAATTAGGAATGTAGATGCTAGTGCTATTGAGCGTGCAGCATTAGGAGTATCTACATTACAACAAGATTTAGATGTTGAAGAATCAAAAGAAACACAAGAAGAGTTTAAAGAAATAGAAAAAGAAATCAAACCCAAGGCCAAAAAATTAAAGAAAAAATTAAAATTAACTACAGAATAATTAACTAGATAGTAAAACAATCTAAATATTAATTTTATTATTATATATGAGTTTTTTTTTATTACCTGAAGTACATTCTAATATTGATAAAATTAATATAATTTCTGATCCTAGTCATAATCTACATATTTCATTAACATTAAGTGATTATTTAAATAAAGTAAAAGAGCAAATAGATAATAATTTTGATAATTGGGATTTTATCAAAAAATACACCAATCCATATGAATTTATACATACAATTGTTCCTAGTACAAAATTTTCTATTTCGAAATTAAAAACATTATCTAGATCGTTTTATAAAATGGTTGAAATATCGAAAATGTTAAATATATTTGATGATTATACATCAAAACCTATCAAAACATTTCATTTAGCTGAAGGACCAGGTGGATTTATTGAAGCTACAAAACATATTAGACAAGAAAGTTTTGATACATATTATGGTATGACATTAATTAATGAAGATCCAAATGTTCCTGGATGGAAAAAGAGTAATGTGTTTTTGGAAAATAATACGAATGTAGTGATAGAAAAAGGTATAACAGAAACGGGTGATTTATTAGATGTTGAAAATTTGAAATATTGTTATAATAAATATAATAATCAAATAGAAGTAATAACAGCAGATGGAGGATTTGATTTTTCTATTGATTTCAATAAACAGGAACTTTTAGCAACAAATTTATTATATGCAGAAGTATGTTTTGCGTTGGCTATGCAAAAGGACAAAGGTCATTTTATTTTAAAAATATTTGATTTATTTACAAAATGCTCTATTGATTTAATATATATATTATCTACATTTTACAAGCAAGTATTTATAGTAAAGCCAAATTCAAGTAGACTAGCAAATTCAGAAAAATATATTGTTTGTAAATATTTTAAAAGACCTCCTAATTATAGTATATTTATGAATGATGTTATATCGAAATTTCATTTAGTAAAAACTATACCATATATTTCGTGTTTATTAGATTATCCTATTGATTATTATTTTAAAAATAAAATAGAAGAATATAATGCAATATTTGGTCAACATCAAATAGAAAATATTGTTTCGACATTAGGATTAATATCATGTAAAAATAAAACAGATAAACTAGAAAATTATAAAAAAAATAATATACAAAAATGTGTTTGGTGGTGTGAAAAATATAATATTCCATGCAATAAAAATATATCTCAAACAAATATTTTTATAAATTAATAATATTTATCTATTTTAAATGATAAATATTAGCAAATCATTTCAAAAATTTGTAAATAAACTTCCATTTTTAGGAAAATTACTTTTATTTTTCATAATTGTGATTATTATACGTACATTATTTAATTGTTTTTATCCTGTAAACAGGGAAAATTTTGGAAATCCCAAGTCTTGTACTTATTATTATATGGAAAGATGTGGTCACTGCAAAGAGTTTTCTCCTGTTTGGGATGATTTTTCTAGTAATTATAATGGGGATATTAAACTTAGAAAATTGGAAATGAAGGAGGCTGGAAATGAATTAGAATTATATAAGATTAATAGTTTTCCAACTGTCTTATTAGTAGATGATGAAGGTAATACAAAAGTATTTGATGGTCCAAGAACCAAAGATGGATTAGCTGAATTCTTATCTTAATTGCGGTTATGTGGTGGGGGTTCCGCCCCCCTGCGACGGTTATGCGGCGAAGCCGCGCTCTTTAAGTTATTTTAAAATATATATTATTCAATAACTTAAATAAGAATGATCGTATTTATTATTTATTTTCTCTCTGAATCTCTCGTTTAATCTTTTTTTAATTCTTATATCAGCATGTTGAAAAATGTATAATCATTTCAATATTTCAAGGATCTCATATAAGAATAGAAAAACGAAATCAACGAGAGAAATAGAGAGATTAATTAAAAATAAAAAGAAAATCCATTCAACCTATTTAAGTTATTGAATAATATATATTTTAAAATAACTTAAAGAAACCCCAGCACCGCGGCGAAGCCGCATAACCGTCGCAGGGGGGCGGAACCCCCATGGAACCCCCACCCTATGGTAAACTTATAAATGATGGAAAACGTATTACTATTATTCCTGAACCACCCGCAGCACCAGCAGCATCATAACTGTTCCACATTCCACCACCACCACCACCTAATCCATTTGTACCAGCTTGTGCATTTAATGGAGGTGCAGTTGAAGATGCACCATCACCTCCACCACCTGTTCCACCTGGAGTTTTTGCTCCATTACCAGGACTATCATCATCAAATTGAGATCCACCACCACCTGCATATGTTACAGATGTTCCTGTTATACTTGAAGCAGCACCATCACCACCATGACCTACACCATTTGTATCACCAGCTTGTCCAGCACCTCCTCCACCACCACCGATTCCTGTACCTGCAGCACCTGTACCACCTCCATTACCACCTGCATTTCCTTCCGATGGACTATATCCACCTGCATTTCCTGGACCATTATTATTGTATTGAGGATTATTAGAACCATAACCTTCTCCTGCCCCTGAACCACCATCACTATAAGTGCTGAGGGTTTGTGTAGCATGACCTCCACCCGATGAACTTATACTGGCGAAAGTAGAATCAACTCCTTTTCCATCACCATTTCCTGATGATGTTGCATCATTATTTCCACCTTTTCCAACACTTACAGTATAACTCGTTGCATTTACTAAACTTAATGTTCCTGTTCTCATCCCCCCTGCACCACCACCACCAACTCCTCCACTAGCACCTGCAGCCGAATATGTAGCTCCACCACCTGCTACTACCAAATATTCTACTGATATATTCACACCTCCTATATTTGTAAATGTTATAGTTCCCGTCTTTGTTGATCCAGGTGCTGTTGGACTTGAGTCACGAAACGCAATTATAGTTGATCCTGAACCATTTGTATATGGTACAGTTAATCTCGTATTTCCTGTTCCTGTAAGCGTATCTGCATAAGTAACAGTATAATCAGATGTTGTTAGTGTTCCTATATTATAACTAACATCGACTCTTTTTGTAAATTTAAATAAAAATAATCTTGAACTTGAAGAAAGAATTGCATCAGTTACAGTCGCATTAAAACTATAATTAGTTGTTGAACTAGGAACTGTTAATGTTCCTGTTATTTCACCAAATGATATATCTTGACCAGGCAAATCTTTAGTTGTTAATGTAAATACATTTGCTCCAACAGTTGGTATATCTTTCAAATCTGATGATGAAAAATCTATTGGAAAATGATCTCCATCATCCGCAGCAAATAAATCTAGTTCACCATTTAAGGTATATGTTGTTGTTCCTGACACTATTTGTGCATCACTAAATGATAAATCTGCATAAAATCCTCCAGGATATATAGGATTTGTAAAATAAGGTATGTCATTCAACTCAAATATATATGGATTTTGTGATGATGCTGATAATCCTGATATAGCATTTGTTACCCTTACTTGATATGGTTCTACATCAGAAACATCTACTATTGATTGAGGTACTTCGGCTCTTATATATGAATCTGTATTTACATAAATAGTAGGTGAAAGTGTTGTTCCGCCTCCTGTATCTACAAAATTTACTGTTGTTCCTGCTCCAAATCCTGTACCAAAAATATTTATACTATTATCTAATATTACTGCAGCTGCACCTCCTGGTTGTGCACTTAAATCAAATACTAATGGACTAATTGAAGATATTGCAGGAGGAGCAACTATTTCTACCCATGATCCACTTACATAATATTCAAATAAATTATCACTTGTATTAAATCTTAATGCACCATCATTTATATCTAGTGCTGATGATCTTTCTGCAGTTGTTCCTAAAGGTACTTTAAAATATGAATTACCTACTTTACAACTAGTTAATCCATTTAAAGATACTAAGGATAAATCTTGATCAAATCTCGATTTAAATTCTACACCACTAAATTTATAATTTAATGTATTATTTGATGAATCGTTAAATTGTATTGATGTCATTTATATATTTTTAAATTAAAAAAATATATAATATTTTATTTAAATTGCTACATAACTTGGAAAACGTATTACTATTATTCCTGAACCACCATAACCACCAGCACCACCATTCCATCTCCCACCTCCTCCTCCACCTAATCCATTTGTTCCATCTTGACTACCTCCATTACCACCACCACCCGTACCACCTGGATATTGTGTTCCTCCATTATCTATTTCTGAACCACCACCACCTGCATATGTTACAGATGATCCTGTTATACTTGAAGCAGCACCATCACCACCATAACCTATACCATCTGTATCTCCAGCTTCTCCAGCACCTCCACCACCACCACCAATTCCTGTACCATCAGTACCATCACCACCACCACCACCACCACCATTTCCTTCCGGTGGACTATATCCACCAATATTTCCTGGACCATTATTATTGTAAGCAGGAAGATTATTACCATAACCTTTTCCTGCTCCTGAACCACCATCACTATAAGTGCTGACGGTTTGTGTAGCATGACCTCCACCCGATGAACTTATACTGGCGAAAGTAGAATCAACTCCTTTTCCATCACCATTTCCTGATGATGTTGCATCATTATTTCCACCTTTTCCAACACTTACTGTATATGCAGTATTATCATTTAAATTAAGTGTACCTGTTCTCATTCCACCAGCACCACCTCCACCTGTTCCTCCACTACTACCTGCAACTGAATAACTACTACCACCACCTGCTACTACTAAATATTCCACAGGTATGGTTGATGCTAGATTATTAAGAAATGTTATAGTTCCCGTCTTTGTTGATCCAGGTGCTGTTGGACTTGAGTCACGAAACGCAATTATAGTTGATCCTGTACCATTTGTATATGGTACAGTTAATCTCGTATTTCCTGTTCCTGTAAGCGTATCTGCATAAGTAACAGTATAATCAGATGTAGTTAGTGTTACTATATTATAACTGACTTCTTCTAATACAGTATATTTAAAATTAAAGTTTTGATTGAAAACACCTCCGGATGTGTCTGTTGCTGTTGCAGTAAACGCATAAGTAGTTGTAGTACCAGGATTATTTAAACTTCCATCAATTGTTCCATCACTATTTAGTGTTAGTTTACCGCTTTGAATGCCATTAATATTTGAACTAGTAACCGTCACTTCTGATGGTAAATGACCAGGGTCAACAAAAGACAAATCTAAAATACCGGAATCAGAAACATTATAACTAGTGTCAAAACCGTTTTGAACATCTAATATAGTATTACTAATATCAGCATAATAACCACCTGGAAAAATAAAATTGGTAAAAGTTGGAACTTCATTAAATCTTATAACTATTGGACTACTTGTTGTAAAATCTAAATTGGTATCATTATTTAATATATTAATTCTAAATGGTTCTAAATTTGAATTATCAATTAGTGTAGTAGGTAATGTAGCTAAAATACTAGTTCCTGTAACTATATTAGTAACACTATTTGACAAATAAGTATTATCTGAAATGTCTAAAAAATTTACTGTTGGTGATGAACCAAAATTTGCTCCTAAAATGTTTACTGATGTATCTATAAAAGATGTACTAACATCTACAAGAGATGGATTTATTGATGAAACAATAGGTGCAGATAAAAATTGACTCCATGATGAAGCATTTTGTATATAAAATTCTAATCCACCAAATGTTGAATTAAATCGAATATATCCATCTTCTGCATTTGTTGGACGTGTACTTGTAGTGCCACGAGGAATTTCTATAGCAGATTCTATTAGTCTAAAATTACAACAAGATGAATCATTTCCAGCAATCATATTTAAATATTCTCCACTTGGTGACATAAACTGATTTCCACTAAATTTGTAATGAAATGTATTATTTTTGTCAGAGTTAAATTGAATTGGAATCATTTATATATTTTTAAATTAAAAAAATATATAATATTTTATTTAAATTGCTACATAACTTGGAAAACGTATTACTATTATTCCTGAACCACCATTACCCGCATTACCAACATTCCATCTTCCACCACCTCCTCCACCTAATCCATTTGTTCCATCCTCAGGTGCGGCTGCAGTGGGCAAGTCACCACCATCACCTCCACCACCTGTTCCACCTGGAGTTTTTGCTCCATTACCAGGACTATCATTATCAAATTGAGATCCACCACCACCTGCATATGTTACAGATGTTCCTGTTATACTTGAAGCAGCACCATTACCTCCTCCGCTGGTACTTCCTGCTTGTCCAGCACCTCCTCCACCACCACCGATTCCTGTACCAGCAGCACCTGTACCACCACCTGCTCCACCAGCACTTCCTTCGGATGGACTGTATCCACCAGCATTTCCTGACCCTTGATTTCCTTGGTCTGCATTACTACCATATCCAGCACCTGCTCCTGAACCACCATCACTATAAGTGCTGACGGTTTGTGTAGCATGACCTCCACCCGATGAACTTATACTGGCGAAAGTAGAATCAACTCCTTTTCCATCACCATTTCCTGATGATGTTGCATCATTATTTCCACCTTTTCCAACACTTACTGTATATGCAGTATTATCATTTAAATTAAGTGTACCTGTTCTCATTCCACCAGCACCACCTCCACCTGTTCCTCCACTACTACCTGCAACTGAATAACTACTACCACCACCTGCTACTACTAAATATTCCACAGGTATGGTTGATGCTAGATTATTAAGAAATGTTATAGTTCCCGTCTTTGTTGATCCAGGTGCTGTTGGACTTGAGTCACGAAACGCAATTATAGTTGATCCTGTACCATTTGTATATGGTACAGTTAATCTCGTATTTCCTGTTCCTGTAAGCGTATCTGCATAAGTAACAGTATAATCAGATGTAGTTAGTGTTACTATATTATAACTGACTTCTTCTAATACAGTATATTTAAAATTAAAGTTTTGATTGAAAACACCTCCGGATGTGTCTGTTGCTGTTGCAGTAAACGCATAAGTAGTTGTAGTACCAGGATTATTTAAACTTCCATCAATTGTTCCATCACTATTTAGTGTTAGTTTACCGCTTTGAATGCCATTAATATTTGAACTAGTAACCGTCACTTCTGATGGTAAATGACCAGGGTCAACAAAAGACAAATCTAAAATACCGGAATCAGAAACATTATAACTAGTGTCAAAACCGTTTTGAACATCTAATATAGTATTACTAATATCAGCATAATAACCACCTGGAAAAATAAAATTGGTAAATCGTGGAACATCATTAAAAGTTATTACTATTGGATTTTTACTAACACCAATTAATGAAGACGATGTATTTTGCACTTCAACACTAAATGGTTCAACATTTGAATTATCTATTAAAGTAGTAGGAAATACAGCACTAACAGCTTGATTAATATTAAATCCTGGTACACTAGTAACACTTGTAGCACTATATCTACTATTATCAGTTCCTATAAATGTAATATTTGGTAAACTAGAACCAAAATTTGCACCGAATATATTGGTAGAAGTATCAATAAAATTTGTAGATACGTCTATTATAGATGGTTGAAGAGAACTAATAACAGGACTAGCAGGTAATTGTACCCAACTATTTCCTAATACACTAAATGTTTCAAAATTAAGTGTAGTAGTATTAAATCTTAAATATCCATTTTCAGTACCACCTGTAGAAAAAGGTCTTTCTGTTGTAGTACCTACAGGAAATTTAACAAATGAATTACCAACTTTTACTAATCCTGAAACATCCCGGCCATATAAATATAATTCTTCTCCACTTGGTGATTTCAATTCACTAGCACTAAATTTATAATTATAAGAGGAATCATTAAAAATAATTGTTGTCATTATAATATATTGTTTTAAATATTTTTTTTAAATTTAACATTTAAAGTATTTAAAAAAAAAATTGAAGTTATATTTAATAATACCAAATTAATTATAACTATAATGAGTACGATGGAATCTAGTCAAACTATGAATATTGAATCAGTCAACAGTATGTTGGGATTTTTAGGAAATATCTTTCTAAATTGTTTTGCTGGAATAATTAAATTAAATATTATGATATTAGTGCAAGTAGCTGGAGTAATGATGTACATTCATGAATCTATAATTATAGTAAAAGATATGTATTGTCCAAATAAAAATATTAATATAAATGAACTATGGACAGAATTAAATTCGTTTTTAAAAACACCGTCAGAATATAATCACACACGCACAAAATTAATTGATTTAAGATGGCCTATAAAACAAGAAAAAGAGGAGGATTCCGGATATGATTCAAGTGAAGAAAGTGGAAATCAAAATAGTAGTGAAGATGTTAATGATAAAGATGATGAAGAAATGGTAGTAGTTGAACATAGTAATAGTGAGTCATCAGATAGTGATACGACTGCTATTATGGGATCAACTGATTGTCAAGAGAAGAAGGCAAAAAAGAAGCATCATGGAGGAGTAAAACATGGCAAGGGAAAACATGCTAGAATGAGAGAACTAAAGCATTCACATGAAGATGAAGTAGTAGATGTTACTGAAGAAGAAAAGGCAAAAAGAGAAGAAGCAATTCCACAAGTAGATCTAACACAAGATGATATTGAATTTGAAATTCAAAAAAAAGAGAATGAGGAGTTTCTAACTATGGCAAGTAGTGTGATGAAGATGACTAAACATAATAAAATGGTTCAAGAGAGTGAAAAACAACGTTTAGAAGAGTTAAAACAGAATATGGACCAATACACATAGGAGATGGCAATTCATATTCAAACGCACTAAAAAAATTAAGTTAAAAATAAATAACAAGTAGTAAAATTAAACAATAATATATAAATTTTTTTCTGTCATTTAATTTAAATTTTTTTATAAATAAATCAGACAATCCAAACGCACTAATATAAAATAAAATATCTTTAAATTGTGAATTTAAAATCATATATATATTATTGTTCTAAAATATTTTTTAATTTACAGAGCCACCCCAAAAAGAGGACAAAACGGTACTTGGTCCGCAATTAGAAGTACATGAATTTTTATTACCACTTTTTCTGTAAACTAATTTTGGTGTATATTTACTTTTAACAAAATAAGGGCTCATAGAAGTGCCTTGATAATCCCCGGCATTTGCAGCAGCATCTCCCCATGCACTTCTAAAAGAGTTTCCATTTTTAGTAATTGTATTAACATTTAATGCTAATAAACGTGTACTACTAGAAACAGCTCCTTGAGTTTTAAATTGGGTATTATTAGGGTTATAATAGGTAACATTATTACAATTTCTTCCAGTTTGATAAGGATTGGTGCAATTGTTGGTGTAAAATTTAGTGGAATTTTCACTAATATTGGTAGAGTTATAGGTTTCAGTAGGAATTTTTTGGATAGATTGTTTTTGTTCGTATAAGTTGCATCTTGCTTTAAGATAAGCTTTTGTAGTAGTATAATATGATTTACTTAATATGGTATTATTTCTAGTTAATTTTTTAGCATCTTTGGTTTTACTATAGCATAATGATACAGTATTATAAACACCTGTTTGAATTTCATATTTATTACCGATATTAATAGAACCATTATTTTGCACTTTGTTATTATTAGTACCAGGAATAATAGGTTCTTGAGCAGGAGGTTTAATAGTATGATTATTAGAATATAAAAATTTATTATTTAGTGTTAAGTATTCATTATCTGCTGTAGTACATGAACAATTGGTATCAGTTACTCCTCTAAAAACGGTACTTCCGGGTCGATCAACTAAACTTACAGAAATTTTGCTATATCCGCTACCAGGGGTCCTATTTAATTGTCTTCTATAATGTTTCATGGGTCGAGCCTTGCGTTTTGGGCCAATCCAATCTTGTGCATTATAATTAGGATGATTATTTGCACCATTAGTATTTGGTCTACTTAAAGCTCCAACAACACTAAAAGAAGATGCTGGTACAATCGTATTATTAAATGTATTAGTTCCTTTAGTAGGTTCTAATGGTTGTCTAGTTGTGGTAAGTGTATTTGATGTAGAAAAATTAACAGGTTTAGACATTTAATATAATATATTAAAAGAAAATAATAACACTATTATTTATATAAATGATTTTAAGATTAATAATAATATTTTTTAGTTTTTTAATAATAAAACAAGTATTTTTTAAAAGTGTAATAGTAGAAGGTGCATCAAATTATCAAGATTATTCGGATGATCCATTAATATTAGCGCAAAAAAATGCAGGAAATATATCATCTATGAATGAAGAAATAAAAGAATTAAAAGCGAATGTTGATAAAAACACTAAAGACATCGCTTCAACTAAATCTCTTGCAGAGAGTAATAAAAAGAATTTTGATGCTATGATAAAGGCTCAACAAGGAAATTCACAAGAGGATAGTAAGGCTGTACAAGAATCTGTTGGTATTTAAAAGAATAAATTATATAAAGAATATATATAATTTATAATGTCAAATTTTTTCGAAAATGTTTTAACAAATGCCAAAAAAGTAGAAGAAGATTTATTAGGTCCTGATTATGAATATTGGAAACAAATTAAGAGTCCTAGTGAAATGGGAATGTCATCTCAAGGTTCAATATCTCAAATTGCCAAAGATGTACAGGGATTAATAAATTATATAGAATTATTAACAACTGGTCAAGGTGATGCATCAAGAACGGGGCGACCTTTAGGAGATAAATTTTTCTTAAAAACAGGTGCTACATGCAAAGATATAAATAGTGGAAATGTTGTAGATAGATATGTATATGTAAATAATGTTCCTGATGGTTCTATTCCTTTTATAAGTGCTGCTATGGACACTAATTTTAGTGAATTTAAAGGTTTAATACCTGGTGTATTAGGTAATATGTCTGCTATGAATCCTATGCAAATTTTCCAAGCATTTATGATGGGCTCTCAACCGGATTGTCAGGAAATTACCTTAGAAACTATAAATGTTAATAATAATTCTAGTAAAGAAACCCATTTTGTAACAACAATTGATATTCAAAATATGAATCCATGTAATTTTCCTGATAAAACGAATCCTATAAGTAAAAAAAAATGCAGAGAAGGATTTTCCTGTATTAACAAAAAAAGAACTAAAATACCTAATGATATATTTGTTCAATTATTTTATGCTTCTATAGGAGTATTAGGTATATATTTACTTATCAGTTTAATGAGACGAATGAAAAAATAAAAGTGGGGGCTTCGACGCGTTTCTTTAAATTGTTTTAAAATAAATATATTAAAACAACTTAAATAGTTAATTATTTAACGTCTTCTAGAATAAGGTCTTCCCTTTCTTCCTTTTTTATTTGTTCTTTGACGATGGCCTTTTCTGTTGTACATTTTGTCACCTTTGTGTGTAATAAAATCTTTTCTTCCTCTTCGTGTTCTTGATGCCATACCTTTCTTTGGGTAACCTCCTTTCATACTTTTTTTGCTATGTTTACCTTTTTTCTTTCCGCGTTTTCCTCCGTATGAATAAGGTGCAGTGTATGGTGGGGTAGGTCCATTATCTCCAATTTGAGGAGAAGCGATTCTTACACCTGATGTTGGTGGTTGTTGTTTCTTTGATCCAAACATACCGGAAAACGTATTCCCTAATCCTGAATACCATGATTCTTGTGATTGTTGTGGTTGTTGATAAGCCATTATATATTAATTAAAGAAAATTATTATAAAATGCTAAAATTTATATTTTTACTCGTTTATATAACTCTAACGCAGCTAAACCTCCTGCTATTTGAGCCAATATATATGGAATTAAATCATTTTTAGGTAATTTACCTGCAGAAACCATCATAATAGAAACAGCAGGATTGAAGTTACCTCCTGATATATTTCCACCAACCAAAATTGCAATTGCTAAAGCAGCACCAATAGCTAAAGCATTATTTGTAGCCAAAATAACATATAAAAAGAAAAGTGTTCCTAAAAACTCGACTAAATACTTGTTCATTATATATATTTTCTATATAAAATTATTTTGGTGCAAATATTTGTCTATTTCCAGTTCCTGTTAAAGCCGATCTTCCACCTGATTTATATGGATTATTTAAAGCTCCCTTTTTCTTTGGAGCTGTACATCCACCTGCTCTACATCTTCTTACAGCAGAATTTCTTTCTGTTCTTGCTTGAGATCTAAACGAAATTTCAGGATTTCTATCTAAATTTTGTGTATGAGTAGAACTTTTACCTACAGCATTTATCCTTTTTAATTGTGTTAATTGAGATGCATCATTATTACCACTTAAAATAGTTCCTCCACCTCCGTCAGCAATATAAGTTTTACGTGCAGCAGCAAACATACCATCATTTGAACTAGGATAAAACTTTTGTGGCATAGCCATTCTACTACTTAATTTTGCATTATTACCACGATTTTTTATTAATATTCCTTGGTCAGCAGGACCTGGAAATTGACTACTATATGTAAATGTTAATCCAGTCATCTTATATATAATATATATTATATATAAAATTCTTTTTATTTAATGTCTTACACGATTAATAGCAACAAATGAACCATTATTAGCACCACCATATGAATAATCATTATAGTTTCTATTTACAGCTTGTTGTTTCTTAAATTTTGTATAATCAGACCCATCATATACATACTTTACATTTGTTGATGCTGAAGGTACACCTGAAGTATCTGCACGTGCAAATATACTACCTCCTAAAACTGTTGCCGATTGATTAGCGGCTCTTCTAATTCTACCTGTTTTTACTTGATTTGATCCACCTGATGCGTAAGCCTTACGGTTTAATAAATCACCTGCATTATTAACTGCTCTAAAAGGAGTACATGCAACTTTATTTCCATTTACTACACCTGAAGCAGCATTACCATTCCATGCATCTCTTAATAGATATCTTGTTCTTTCTCTATTAGATCCACCTTCCATACCACTTCCACTTGTTGAATTTGCACCACCACCCAAGATTCTTAATGCAATTCCTGGACGACCAGCTCTTACATATGTAGGATTATCATTTTGGTTTCCACAATTTGGCATTATATATTTCATCTATAAAAAAAATTTATAATTAAATTGCTAAAACTAGTAATATTTTTATGTCATAATACGAGGAGCTATATTCATAGTTTGTAACTCCTGAAATAATAGTTTACATGCATATGGAATTTCTACATATGCAAAATCTGTTCTATTATCACATACATTACAAATATGAATCTTCATCATATCATTATATGCTGCTATCAATCCACATTTTCTACATGTATGGACATGATATTTATCTGATGCATCATATAATCTTCCTTTTGTAAATCTTGACGCACCATGAGATACCATACAATCACGTTCCATCTCTCCAAATCTTAAACCACCATCTCTACTTCTACCTTCTGCTGGTTGTCGTGTAAGATTCACCATAGGACCAATCGAACGACTATGTTGTTTGTCATTCACCATATGTTTCAATCTTTGATAAAATACTGGACCCATAAATATACTTGTTTCTATTTGTTGTCCTGATAATCCACTATATAACAACTCATTTCCATGACGTTCATAACCTATTTTTAATAATTCCTCACTAATATTATCAATCGTCAAATCACCAAATGATGTACCATCTCCAAATAATCCCAACTCTACTAATACCTTTCCTAATAATGTTTCTTTTAATTGACCAATCGTCATTCTAGATGGAATTGCATGAGGATTAATTATAATATCCGGCTTTAATCCTTCTGCTGTAAATGGCATATCTGCCTCAGGTATAATATTTCCTATTGTACCCTTTTGCCCATGTCTCGACGAAAATTTGTCACCAATTACTGGTCTTCTTACTGTACGCACTCTTACTTTGCAAAAACTATAACCATCACCATTTCTATCTATAAAATTTTTATCTACATAACACTCTTCACTTGTTCTATATGTACGACTCAAATCCTCATATTTAATCACCTTTGTATGATCATTTCTATTTTCCTTTATAGGCACCACTTTAGAAATGATTACATCTCTGTTTTCTATTAAAGAGTTTTCAGGCATGACACCTTTACTATTAATTTTATTATAATTTCCAAATTTCATACCCTTGGTTTTTGATGGATCCGGTTTGCATCTTATTTCTTCATCTCCATTTATTTTTTTATCTTCATCTTTTTCTGTATGTAATATTGTCGCTTGAAATAATCCACGCTCTATTGAACCTTGGTTAAACAACAAACTATCTTCTTGATTATAACCACTATGTGTCATAATTGCCACTACTACTGGACAACCTGCAGGTATTTTATCTAATTGAACCATACCCATTACTCGTGTATCTACCAAAGGTCTTGCTGGATAAGATAATACATAAGCTGTTTTATCCATTCTATTATCATAATTTGTTACATATACACCCATCGCTTGTTTACCCATCGCCGATTGATATGTATTTCTAGGACTCTGATTATGATCAGGAAATGGAATACAAGATGCTAATATACCAAATATTGTACTTGGATGAATTTCCATATGAGTATAATTATAAATAAATTGCTCTTGTTTATACAATTTTTCAGGCTTCATAGCTATCATTCCAAAACTCTGTTCCTCCGGATCAATATATTCTATTACTGACTCGTCTAATTTACTACTTGTCAGTAAATCATTCCATTCATATTCACCTAACTTCACTTTATCTATAATTTCTTTTGTTATTAACACATTATTATTTCTTACACGTAATACAGGTCTTGTTAATCTACCAGCATCATTACATATTCTAATTTCTTTATTCGCATAATCAAATATTACTGAAGTGTAAATATTAATTATACCCATTCTCTTCTTTTCTTGAAAATTTCTATATAAATTCTCGGGATCTAAACTTACACCTAACCATGCTCCATTTACAAACACTTTCACTTCTTCATTTAATTCATCACTCGAACATTCCTCTAATTTCTTAATATGTGTATTAATATATTCATGAACAGGATTACTATTTGCAGGAATCGTTATATGCGTCATATAACTCAAATTTTTTACTACACCAACACTTGCACCTTCCGGAGTTTCAGCAGGACATAAATACCCCCATGAACTTGCATGCAATTTACGAGGAGGAATTAATTTACCACTCTTATCTATCGGTGTATTTATTCTTCTCAAATGACTTAAACTCGAAATATAAGTCAATCTATTTAATACTTGAGCTACACCTACTTTATTACTATTTACATTTTTTATTCCAAAATCACCAGTAGATAATGCTCTTTTTACACCATTTTCAATAGTAGTAGATTTTACTATTTTGTAAATATTGGTATTATTTATAATATTATTATAATCTTCAGTAGAACGCCATGAACCATTATTTATTTCTCTTACTATTTGCTTTTGCATGTCTTTTACCAACTTGTTGAAATAATTTCTAAATAAATTATTCAATAATGTACCTGTTAAATCGATTCTTTTATTTAAATATGAATCTCTATCATCAGGTTCAATCCATTCAAAACTACATCTTAATAATTTATTTGCCATATAACCTAGAAAGTAAATTTTTTGTGTTTCATCATGGCAGTGAGGAAATAAATCATTATTTAATATATCTAATGTAAATTCACGCTTCTTTTTAAGTCCCGATTCCTTATCCATATTTATTGGCGTAAACATCGCTTGACTCATTAAATATTTAATCGCCTCATCTTGTGTCAAAATCGATTGAGCTTCCACTATACTTCCTTGCAAACCAAATAACATACTTTTCAACTTTTTATCATCTAATTTTAAAATAATCTTCTCACAAATGTCTTTATCAGATAATATACCCAAAGCTCTGAATACAATAAACAAGGGTACAGGATTCTTTAATCTCGGTATTTGAATATAAATACTAGTACCAAACCCATTATTTTTACTAGTAATCATCATATTTATCTGCTTTGGACTAATACATTTAAAATCCGGTACCGACTTTATTTCTGCCATCCAATTCCATTTATTATTTCCTTTACTTACATTAAAACAATATACACGATTTTCCGCTGCACGTTCTTGACCTAATACCGTCTTCTCACTTCCATTTATTATAAAATACCCTCCAGCATCAAATTTACATTCACCTGTGACATCATTATTAATATGTTTATATTGATTTAATACACACACAGACGATTTCAACATAATCGGCAATTTTCCTATATGAATTTTCGGCAAAATCTTATAAAATGTTTGACTATTTTCCAAATTATCTCCTGTACGAACTATATATTTAATATTTAAATCTATTGTCATCATAGATGCATATGTAAAATTTCTTAAACGGGCTTCTTGTGGAAACATTAATTTGGATGCACCATTATTTTCATGTATTTGCGGACGATATAAATGGAAATTCTCAAATGTTATAAAGATTTCTAGATTGTATTTCCCAGCTTCTTTATTATAATCTTGTTCACTACATATTTGTACAGGATTAAACATATCTATTGTTTTTTGTATCTGAAAATTCACAAAATTATTATATGATTCTAATTGATGTCGCACCAATTGCGTTAAATGTTGATCTTTGAAATATGCTTCTATAATCTTCCATGGTGTTTCAATATATTGACCCAAATTTGCTTTTATTGATTTTTCAGTAAAATCCATTTCAGCTCTTTGGTTCATTTTTTTTAATATTAAATACATCAATTTATTTTTAAATCATTATAAAAAATAATATTATATATATATATAATATGAAGAATCGCAATAATTATACTCGTAAAAAAATAAATAAACAAAATAAAAATCTATTTGATATTTCAAATAGCAATATTTTTTTACATTCTAGATCCGATAATTCTTTTTTTACGAATTTTTCTACCCTTGACAAATCAAAGAACGATTTTTTTGATTTTAATATAAATAATTATCAATTGATAAAAAAAAATGATATAAACCAAATTAATTATTTAAATAAAATGAACAATAACATGAATAAAGATACCAATAAGGATAATTCTTTTAATATTTTCATTCAATCTCTCGATAAAAAATTTAATAATGAAAATGATAAAAATAATAAAATAGATGTTAACAAAACCAATTTATTATTAAAGATTTTATTAAAAAATACTGAAGAAACATTTAACGATAAATATTCAGATCTATATTATAATCCTTATCCATTACCTTGTAAACAACTTTTACCTCCCAATTTTGAGGAATCTCTCTCTGAAAAAATAATTAAAGAAAATATTCTTATTGATGCATCTATTGAAAATCTTCTTGATTTGATTGAATTATGTAATAAATATCCACTTGCTGATAATATTGAATATAATATTAATATGAAATCACTCCATGATATTAAACCTTCACTTATTGAGCTTAATAATATGATTGGTATGCAATCTATTAAAGAAAATATTGTTGATCAAATTCTTTACTTTATTCAAGATCTGCATAATATTTCTGAACACAATTCCGATTATATGCATGCTGTTATTTATGGTCCACCTGGTACTGGCAAAACTGAAGTTGCAAAAATCATGGGCAAAATATTTAGTAATCTTGGTATTCTTAAAAATAATGTTTTCAAAAAAGTCACTAGAGATGATCTAGTTGCTGGATATTTAGGACAAACTGCTATGAAAACAAAAGATGTCATTAAATCTTGTATTGGAGGTGTATTATTTATTGATGAAGCTTATGCTCTTGGTAATAGTGAAAAGAGAGATTCTTTTGCAAAAGAAAGTATTGATACTATTTGTGAAGCTCTTAGTGATCACAAAAAAGATTTAATGTGTATTATTGCCGGCTATGAAAATGAACTTAAAAATTGTTTCTTTAGTTTTAATGAAGGACTCGAATCTAGATTCACATGGAGATTCAAAATTGATGAATATTCGTCTCAAGAATTACAACAAATATTTGAAAAAAAGGTTACTGATAGTGGATGGAAAATTAAAGGTCAATTTAATAATTCATGGTTTGAAAAAAATAAAAATTGTTTTCAATTTTTTGGTAGAGACATGGAAACACTTTTTTCAAAAGTTAAAATTGCACATAGTAGACGCGTATTTTGTTTACCAAAGGAAGATAAAACGTATATAATTCAAAAAGATTTAGAAAAAGGTTTTGAAATTTATATGAAAAACGAAAGTATTAAAAATAGAGTTAATAAGTTAGAATTTAATCAATCACTTCATAATAGTTTATATTGTTAATTTTTTTTCGCTATTTTTTATAAGTTAAATTATGAGTGATGTTAAAAAAACCATCATGTTTGATCAAACACTTGGACAAAATAATAATAAAACTAAAAAGAAAAAGGAAAAAAAAATTAAACCTAAACCATTCATAAAACCCAATACGTTAAAAAAGGAATTATTACAGAAAATAAAAAAATATCAAATGGAGGAAAAAATTAAAAAAAAAGAAGAAGAATTACCTAATAAATCTAATGATGATGAAGATCTCATTAAATTTAACGACGATTTCTCAAAATCTATTGAATATTTGAATTCTCTTAAGCATGCAAAACTAAAATCCAAAAAGAATAAAAAAACACAAAAAAAGGGCTTACAACATGGAGGTAATATATCTCAACATGGAGGTAATTTATCTAGCAATAATACTCCATTTGTATCTAATTTTGGTTCTAATATTAGTTCTAATTTTAGTTCGGATAATACAATTGTTGATGTTAATTTACCACAGTCATGGGGAGGTTTAGAAGAAGTTTCTATTTCTTCTCCACCAGTTGTACCGCCTGCGCCTACAATAAGTATTACTCCTGCAAATACTAGTGTTATTAATACTTCACAAACGGTTAAACCAATTGATAATACAACTCCTTTATATGGTTGTTTAAAAGGAGGAAAAAAACCTACTTATAGAACTTTAAAAAATAAAAGTAATATAAGTAAATCACTCTCTATAGAAACACCATTACCCAAAGTTCAGTCAACTAGAAGTAATGAATTAAATAATATAAAAAAGAAATATAAAAAAATCAAACAAAAAAGACGTCATACAAAAAAATCTACCTACAAGCTTGGAAGGAATAATACTAAAAAAACTATTTCTGTTTTTATTAAAAATAATTTCACTAGAAGAAATGTAAAAAAAGAGTATGCGCAATTAAAACAAAGCCCCATTAATGAAATAAAGAAATTTTTGGTTGATAAACATTTATTAAAAATAGGATCCATAGCTCCTAATGATGTTCTTAGAACTATGTACGAGCAAGCGATTTTAGCAGGTGATATTACTAATATTAATGGCGATGTTTTATTACATAATTATTTAGAAGATAAATAATTTAACTCATATATTCTTGTTTTATATCTTCACTTATGTAGGTAGCACTACATATTCCTTTTAATATTTTATTTTGTTCCTTGGGTTCTTGATCAGATAATTGTAATGCTTTACCTACTAGATTAGTGAATTTAATTTGCATATTTTCGTCCTTTTCCCAGTCATCATTTCCATCTTGCCAATTATTTATGTTAGCTCTTTGTTTAACAGCTAACATAGAAACTCCTTGTTTTATTTTATCTTGTTCATCATCTTTTTCCCATACATCATTCTCCTTTACATACATGATCTTGCGTTTTGGATCTGTACAGTGGATCGGACGTTTATAAACATCTAATGTATTTAGACCATCTACCATCATATTTGTAAGACTTTTGGTTAATCCATGTTCTCTTGTATCATTTAATATTTGAGGAGTTACAGGTAAGGATTCAATAAAATCCGTTAAATTCATCGCATCTTTACACTTGTCATTTAAAAACATATTTATATTAAATATTTTATTATCATTTATTGTATTATGAGAGTTCTTTACATCACCTATTTTAGGTATTATCTCTCTTATTGTCTTGTGTAATTCTTGATTCTCATGTAATAGTTCTTTTACCATATTTTTATATGATATATCTTCATTATCTAAGTTATTTAATGATATTGTCTTATTTTTATTACTTACATTATGTAGACAAGATTTTTTATGTCGCCATAATGTAGTACGACTTTTGAAAGAAAGTGCACAATATTCACACTCATGATCTAGGGAGGAACTTTTTGGAACTAAAAAAGCACCATTTGATAGTTCATTCTTACAACCATCGAGAGGAACTATTTTAGTTCCATCCATATTGTTTGTTAGATAGCTTGTTTCATTTTGTTTCACATTTGTTTCAAGTTTATGCTTTCTAGTCAAATTATGGCGGTCAAATTGACTTTTTCTACTACATGAATATGAACAAATATTGCACCGGAACTTACCGGAACTTTTTGGAACCAAAAATGTTTCATTTTGTTTCATATATGTCTATGTAGATTATTATCTCTAAATGGTTTACATAATTTATAAAAAAAAATATCGTCACGTTTTTTTGCATAAAAATTTCTGTGTTGTGACGATCATCGTCACAAGCCTTCAAAAATAGGTGTTTTTTTCACGTTTTCCAAACTTTATTCCATATTTAAAAAATGGACATAAAAAAAGCATGTCCAAAATTGAAATCTCAAAAAAACTTTCAAAACAAAAAAAACACCCCTCTACTTTGACAACCTAGGAACGTTTTTCTA